TCGCGGCATCGGCGCGGGCGAAGAAGCCAGCCCGGTGCCCTGTAGGGATCGAGGAGACCCGCACGAGCTTCACCGGGGGCCGTCCCTCGATCGGCTCAATTTCCTTGATCTCGATCACTTCGGCTTCGAAAGTTATAATTCGGTCGACTTCGCCCAGAAAGCCCTTGCGCTCCTCGGAGGCGAGGGCGATGGCTTTCTCAATCCGGTTGAGAAGAGATTTACGCCGGCGCGCGTTCGTCTCGGCGTAAGACTTCCAACGAACGAGGACGGTCCGCCGGCCTTCGCACTGGAAACAAACGTCACGAAAGAGGGAGCAGTACGAATGGCGGCCGGTCCCCCCGCACCTGGGGCACTCGACGCGCATGGCGTCGCTCCCGTCGCAGTAGTGTCCCCTTACTCTTTCAGGGTCCTTCGTTTTCCAGTGCCGGGCGAGGAGGTTTCTCAGCTCCCCCTCGTATTCACTCGGAAGTTTCCGGTTTCCAGGAATTTGGCCGTCCTTTCGCAGCCGAATGCGAAAGGCTCCGGCTATCCTGGAGTCCCGGAGGTCGAAGCGGCCGTCCTCCTGCTCCTCCAGCCAAGTGGAATCTCCATTGTCGGAGACTTCCAAGATTTCGATGCGAGGGTATACGATGACGTCGCGAAGTCCGGAGAGGTCTTCGGCCCGCGCGATCTGGTACTCGGCACCCGTATCGGACTCCCGATACTGACGCAGGGAAATAAACCCTTTCTCGGCGAGGACGCCGAGGGCCCGCTGGTCGAGCGATTCAACTGGGGCCGCCGCGCGATGCGCGAAAATGATCGTTTCGGCCGTCGCGCGGACGGCCTCGTTTTGCCAGTAATCCTTCATGCCACATCCTCGTTGCTCCAAAATTGCCTGGAGCAGTTGCAGGTTTGGTTTTTCATGGTTTTACCCCTTTTGTGATGGTTGGTTGGTTTTGGTTTTATGGTGTATTAACGGCACTACAAGCCGTCGGCCCCCCGGAGGGGGCCAGCTTCTACCTTCCCCCCGTGCGGGGGACGTCCTGGTGGTGGGAAAAATTGTAAGCGGCCTCGAGAGAGAGGGGTCCCGGGTGGCGGCCCGGCAACCAGAAACCCTTCGGGGCGAACCACGACCGGCCGTAGCAGTGCCAGCCGTGGGCCTTGAGACGGGCTCTCATCTTCCGACGATGCCTCCGGTCCTCCCGTTCAACCCTTTCCCAGTACTCGCGGCGAGCCCGCCGCTCGTCAGGCGTCATGGCGATACTCCAGACGCCTCCGCTCCTCCGCGGGAATGCGCTCGTATCTCCAGGCCTCTAACAACTCGTCGAACAAGTGCAAGTCCAGGTAGTAGGCCCCGTCGTACCTCCAAGCCTCGAAAACCACCCCGTCTTTCCCGGCGTACCTTATCGCGACGTCGAGGACGATCCCGCACCCGTCGCCGTCCTCCTGCAGCTCGAGGAGAGCCCCCTCGAGCCGCATCATAGCTTTAAAATCCTTATGTTCCCTGATTTCAGCTTCCATGCTCTCCAGCATGGCTTCCGCGATGAAGCTGCATCTCACGGCATAACTCCTAAACCAAAATCCACAGGACCCAGGATAAAACAAAACCCAGCATCGGGAAGAGACGGCACACACAACCGGCCATCTCTTCGGGCTGTGCGTTTTCCGGAGAACGCAAGGCCAGAATCAGAATCCAAGAGCTGAAGACGAGGATTCCAGTGTAAGCCGCGGCGAGCAAAGTGTCTTGTGCTACGGTGCGAAGGACATAACCGAGAACGAAGAATATAGTTTCCATGGATAACCCCTTTCAGATAGTAGGAACGAACAAGCATGAAAACCGGGCGGCGAATTCGATTCGCGGCATCGACGCCCCGCAAAAGCGGCTGCCCGGTAGCGCGCGGGATTCTCGCCCGCGCTCGGTCTTTGACTCTGACTCTCCTTGCAAACCCGTAAGCGTGCGCGCCCCGGACCGGGGCTCAGGACAGCCCGCCGGGATCTGGCTCATGGCCCCCGGCGTCGCGCGTATATAATTATCAAAGAGCGCTGTATTCTATGCGCAATCTGCGTGCCAAAAACGTCATACGTATGACATTTTTTTTGCCTAAGCGCTGTACGCCATGTTATTTGGACTCTAAAGGGTGCTTAGTTTTTTCTGGGGGTGGGTTTTTGGCATGTAAGCCTGCAAGAAAAAAAATCACAGGTGACAAAGTTTGTCATACGATTTTTTGATTTTTGCTCTTGTGGCGACACGCAAAGCCTACATAATAAGCTTTACGCCAGTGTGACAAAATACGTCATACGTATGACAAACTTTGTCAATCCTTCTTGGGGCGTCCTGGCGTGCGCCTCTCGACGGTTTTTAGCTCGTCCTCGGTCCACTCACGCTGTTGTAGTGTCCCCGCCTTTGTGCGGATCGTCCCGATCACCCGGCCGGCCGGGAAATCCCCCGCGCGAATGCGCCGGTGGACGGTCCGATCGGTCACGCCGAGGTACTTGGCGGCCTCTGACAGGTTGTATTTCCTCACGGCTCTCCCCTCCTAAAAGCCCCCCGAGGGAAGGGGGGCCATGGCGTCTTAACTTTGCAAGAGCTTGTATTATACCACAAAAGGCGTGCCAACACAAGAAAAAAGCCCTCCGGGAGATGGGAGGGCGCATGAATGCAAACAGCACTAGCCCGGTCTATTCGGATGGATTGTGTTGTTGTTGTGTTTTTCTTTTTCTTTTTTTTAGGAGGGGGAACTTGACAAACCGGGGGACATGTCGTAGGCTGTTGACAGGTGGCAACAATTGCGATTTTGAAAGGAGTAGGCCAGCCATGGTTGAATTGGACATACCCGGGACGATACGCCGGGCAAGGGAAAAACTCGGAATGCGGCCGGCGACATTGGCGGCGATGGTAGAAGTTGACCGGGCCGCGGTTTTGCGCTGGGAACGAGGAGAGCGCGAACCGTCAGCGTCGAACCTGCTATGCCTGGCGCATGTCCTTGACCTGGAATTCGCGGATTTTTGGGAGGAGTGATGGGGGAAACGTACACCGTGACCGTGATGCTGTGCGGTATGTGTCGCAGGTGGCCGCCGACATTCCACGAGTACCACCGCACGAAAGAAACAGGCGGAAGCGGAGTGGTGCTCGAATGCACCTGGTGCGGCCACCTGCAAAAACAACATCCGGGGGCGGTGCTTTGGCAGGAGGACAACACCGGGAGCAGCCTCCCGCGTTACTGTAGATGATTTTTGGGAGAGATGTCTTGGTCATTTGGGGACCTGGATGCAGTGGAGAGGCTCTGCGGGGGATTGCTTTTGTTTCGCTCGGCGATGGGGAGAGTCGATGTCGCGTCACGGTTACCGCCCGGTCGCAAAAAATAATTCTAGAAATTTCTGGAAATTTTTCTTGAAATTTCTGGAAATCGTGCTATACTATAGTAAAGACAGGTGTCGCCGCGGCGACCCTGCGACACCTGTCCAAGTAACCAAAACCGCCCGGTCGCCCGGGCAGAAAGGACTCTATTAATGAAATTACTCACTTACCAAGAAGCGGCGGACACTCTCTCTCTATCCGTTCGCCGCGTGAGCCAGTTGGCCCAGGAGGGCCGGCTGGTAAACGGAAAGTCCATGGGGAGAAAAAAGACCGTGACCCAAAAATCCGTCGACAACTACGCGGAGGAGCACGGGATTATAGCTCCAGAAGGTGATGGCACTGAGGCCACGCTGTTGGAGCAAGTTTTCGACAAGTGCTCCTGGGAACGAAAATTTTCGCACCAGTTTCCCGCAGGGGATTACCTGTGGGTATGGCGCGAGGCAGACGCAAGATCTGCTATAAAAATCTTGCCACGCCTACAGGAGGAGACTCAACAGGTGTGCAGGGCAATCTTTTTGTGCCATGACTCACGGGGCCAGGCACTTATTGTCACAGAGGAAGATTGGGATGAGTGATATGATTCCCGAAATTCACACCGGCGCAGAAAGCGAAATGCCGGAAGACATGGAATCGCCGCGCCGGTGTGCGGGCACGGAGTCCGTCCCGGTTCGCAGTCTTCACCTGTCGATACGGGTTACGTTACCATAAACAACAAAACCCCGCGGGCAGGTCTTGGCGGACGCCCGAGGGGTTTGCAACACATAGGAGTGTTACCATGCAGTATAATACCACGAAAACCAGTGAATTGCAACAAATTTCCCGCGACCTGGTCCAGGCCGCGGAGATGCTCGACGCGATTGCCTACAGGTGCGGGTGGATGGACGCCCGCACGGAAGTGTCCCGGCTGGAAGCGGACCTCGCGCCGGGATGGGGTCCGGGCCGCCTGTGCGTGTCCTGTGACCGAGAATGGCCGAGTGCCGCACTGGACAACCGGCACGAGTGCCCGGAGTGCGAAAAGGACCGTCAGCGACTCACGCGAGGCTCTTGAAGAGCCTCGCGTGTGATGGAGTGCAGTACGGGATGGAGCCCGGGCGGATCCCCCGGGCAAGGATTGTTCATTCGTGCGGCCTGGAGTAGGCCGCGAACCGTGAAACGCCCGCAAGGGCAAAACCTGAAGGAGTCAACCATGAAGACGTACAAAGATTATTGCGAAAAAAAGAAGCGAGAAAACAAGTTTTCTCGCTTCCGTCCGGACTTCTACGAGGCCGCCAAGGCGGCCTGCGAAGCAGAGGGGTATTCCCTAGAATATCCCTGGTGGAGAAAGGGAGGGCGGCGCGGCCTCGTAGAGCTCGAAGAGCTCATGGAGGTGTACGTCTACGGGAAAGGCGTGAAAAAATCACGCCTTCCCGTAGTGGAGGGGGAGACATTTTATCTTATGCCCTCCCCAGAATTTTCTCATTCGCCCCTCGGATCCTTCTGCCGAGAGGGATTTTTAACGGAAGAGGGGAAAAGGACCGGGGAAAAATACCGCGTTGCCTCCGTTCTCGGAGGCATGGTCCTCTTCGAAAAAGTATAGTGAATTTGTTCCCCTGGACCTGGAAACAAACCGGGCTCGGGGGAACTGTTTGGAGTTGGAGCGTCGGTTTATTGCCGGCGCTTTTTTTGTTGGTCAAAAAACTTCGGGAATAGGATATCAGACCAACAGGACTCCTGAGTCCGAAGTTACATCTCCTCCATCAAATGCGGCGATAACTCGTCTCTGGCCGACCGACCCCACTTCCATTTCTTTCGACGGGATCTCGATTTCGGGACGGCAGAAATCCCCAGCCACAACGTAGGCATGGGCGCCCCCGTCGATGCGCTGGCAAAGACGGGGAGTCATGAGGAGGAGGAGGCCCTCGCGCTCATGGAAGAAATCCTTCCTCCGGAGTAAGATTTTGGGTAGCTCCGGCGAGAAGAATTTTGGAAATCAAGTGAAGTCAATTGCTTACGGATTCTCACAAAGCAGTTGACTTGCTGTGGAAATTTTGTTATAATGCAGAAGAATCCTTTTTTCCTTTCTCGCCCCGGCGCTTGCCGGGCGTGGGATTTTCTCTTTCCGTCGTTTAAGGCCACCGAGACAGCCAGGCGCCATAAAGTTGTGGCCCGTCGCAGGCGGTGGCTCGGCAAAACCAAAGAAAGGAGATGTACCATGGCGTACAGTGACAAACTGGTGGCGAAATACGCCGCCACCAGAGATCGAATCGGCAAAGAAATCAAGAAAAGCGGGGCCCTCCGCCCCGGAAACGGCCTCTCCACCTGGCGCATCATCCCGGCCGAAGAGGACCAGGAATTTTTCGTGGAGAGGCGCAAGCACTTCGTGGCCGGCGAGCCGGTCTTCTGTAACAAAAGCTTCGGCAAGCCTTGCGCCGTCTGCGATGTGGTCAGCAAGTTGCGGGAGGAGGGGGAGTCGAGCGAGGCCTACGAAATCGCCGGCTCGACCGTTTTTCTGTTCCGCGCGGTCGACCGCAAAGCCGAAGACGAGGGCCCCCAGTGGGCCGAGGTGAAAAGGACCGTGATGCATGGCATTCTGGGGTACATCTGCGACCCCGAATACGGGGACATCCTCGACATCGAAAAGGGTCGCGACGTGAAAATCGAGCGGACCGGGACCGGGCGTCAGGGCACTCGCTACGACGTCCGGATGGCCGCAAACCCCAGCCCCCTCCACAAAGACCCCGACAGGGTGGAGGAGTGGCTGGAGGCCGCCCCGAGCTTCGACACGCAAAACGCCCCCTCCGACGAGAGGATTCAGACCCTCCTGGACAAGGCCGGCCTCCTGGGAATCCTCGATGCTCCCCCCTTCTCCCCCACTGAACAGGAGGAGAAGAAGCCGGAGAGCATGAGTGCCAAAGAGCGCATCGAAGCGCTGAAAAAGCGTAAGGCTCAGCAAACTTAACAGTAAATTGGCATAAAATTTCTATTGTAGGAAACATAAAGGAAAGATGGTGATATGATCTGAGACGAAAATTTGGTAAAATGGCTCCAAAACCAAAAAAAAACAAAAGGTAGCGAGGGCTACCTACAAAAAAAGGAGCCATCTTTGTACCATATTACCATTTACTTCCCAATTCTTCTATATGTTTACCAACTTTTGTCCCAATCAAAATGGACCGACAAGTATACCTCTCGATGTTTTCAGGTTTTGGGATCCACGAGTTCGATGCAACTTCTTATGACGTTTATGGTGATCCACGTTTGTGGTTTTGAGTATATGGCGCACTACGAATCCGCTTTTTCAAGTTGTAAGGATATGATGCAGGCCCTAACTACGATATTTTCACCAAGACAGTTGAAGCCTATTTTGAGCGCTATAACCATAGGCATCCCAACCTGGAATATTTTTCGCCTTCAAAGGCGAATACTCCAAGAGCATGGCTCCTCTTTGTGCCAGGATGGCCAATTCAACACGTTGTATTTCGATTGGACAGACATGCACTCTTAATTCTCGCCCCTTAAACCCAAGGCCCCGAGGAGAACGAACGGCATGAAACGACGATCTCGGGGCCTTTTTTTCCAACTCGATGAGGTGCAGGCATGGAAGACGAAGAAAAAGAAGCATCGCTGGCGTATTGGACGCCAGAGAGGATCCTGGAACGCGAGGAGCGCTCCAGGCGCGCCAGGTCGGCGCGCGCCAAGGGCGCGCGCATCGAGCGTGAGGCGGCAAAGATCTTTTCCGCGTGGTGGGGGAAGCAGTTCAAACGATCGGCTTACAGCGGCGCTTACGGGACGATGGCCGAAGACGCTCCCGAACAGATCGGGGATCTGCGGACTCCTCCGGATTTCCCGTACACGGTGGAGGTGAAAGCCGTCGAACTCTCGATGGATGGAATTTTCCTCAAAAACCGAAGGTCGTCCGCGGAACGGCTGTGGGACCAGGCGAAAGCACAGGCCGAAAAGGCGAAAAAGAAGCCCCTTTTGGTGCTAAAGAGACGGCTATGGCCTTACATAGTCGTCGGGATCGGGCGTCTCGACGCCATCCCGGATGGCGACGACGTTGTAATACACACCAGGTTCGGCTTTGACAACGACCTCGTTTTCATCACCGGACTCGAATTTTTCATGGAAAACTTCGACAAGGCAACGGCAAAAACGTAATTGACGGGGGGCGAGAGATATGAACGAATTCCCGTTCGACGAAGGCCTGCAGCTCGAAGTTTTCCGCGCCGTCCTTGACAGCCCCGCACACCTGTCCCAGACACCAGCCGAAGCGTTTACGGATCCCCTCCTCACGCGGATTTGCCAACTATCGCAGAGATACCTGCGAGACTACCGGATGTCTCCGACCGCGACACATTTGAAACATCTCTTGTCGGCAAGTATGAACGGGGACACGCTCCCCCGCGCGGCAAAGATCGTAGACGACGTGTTTTCCCTACCTCCACATCCCTTCCCACTCGACGCACTCCTTTCCTTCCTCAGGTTTTCTGAGATACAACGACTGACGTCCGACCTCACTGATGCCCTAGAGTCTAACAAAACTGGGTTATTCGACCGATCCGACGCATTCGAGATCCTACACCGTGCGGACCAAATCTATCGCATGGAGGCAGTTGACACGGCCGACGAGCCGGGGGTGTTAGAAAACATAGAGGGGCGCGTGTACGATCGGTGCCTTGACCAACCTGAAAGCATACCTACTCTTTACCCTGAGCTTGACCGGAGAACGCGCGGCGGGGCCGCGCGAGGGACATTAAATCTTCTGCTCGGTGCTACCGGGCACGGCAAAAGCGTATGGATGCTCAATTTCGCCGTGGGAGCCGTCGCCGCAGGCTACAAAGTCCTGTATGTCACAATCGAAATGTCTCGAGACCAATTGCTCGAGCGGGCCGACAGGCGAATAGGAGGGCTAACGTGGGAAGAGTTGCGTTACCACCCCGCGGCGTCCGTGGCGAAGCTACAGGAGGCGACAAGGAGATACTCCCGTGGAGGCGTGCTGAAAGTGAAATATATGTCGGCCCCGACGGTGGCCGTCGTCCGTGAGCATATGCGGACGTGCGAGCTGCAGGGCTGCAAATTCGACATGGTGGTGGTGGATTACGGAGACCTCATGACCCCACTATCTTTCCAGTATGCGGAAAGACGTCACCACGTAGAAGCCGTGTACGTCGAGCTTCGTGAGCTTTCGCTCTCCGAGAATGTGGCCGTCTGGTCCCCGTCCCAGGTGAATCGAGAAGGGGCGAAACGAAAGTCTCAAAACATGACCCACATCGCGGAGGGCTGGGGGAAAAACTGGATCGCCGACCTTGTTTTGGTCGCCTCCGACGGGCCCGGGGACGAAATCCACCTTACCGGCGACAAAGTTCGGGAGGGTCAGAAGGGTTGGACTTTGCGTTATCACGCGGATTTCTCTCGTATGATTTTGAGAGAGGACCGGGAGAGGCCGGAAGTCAAGAAAGAGGAGCAGGAGGGCGAGAGTGATGGGGAAACACGACGACGCGAGGAGAGACCTGTACGCCAGTTATCTCCGCAAGAGCAGGAGCGAATACTCAGGCAAGAGCGAGAGCGCTTCGAAAATCGTAACGTGGATGAGGAGCCGGGGAGCGAAGCCGGCGAGTGACGGAAGTGGGGAATGGCGTGTGTGCTGTCCCCTTTGCGGGGAATCCCGCTATCGCCTGTATTTCAACGAATTTTCTGGGCTTTGGGTTTGCCACAATTGCGGAGAATCCGGAGGGCTTGCGAGCGCAAAAAAATTTGCGCGCGACGAAAAGCAAACGATTTGGAAAAAGCCTTCGTATTCAGCGGTGAAGACGGAGCGAAGGAACGAAATCCCCGAATTCGTTGAGATCGAGAAAGCTCCATTCGGGGCGCGAAGATACGTTTTTTCGAGAATTTCGCAAGAGACCGCGCGCGAATACGGGGTGCTGTTCGCGCCCTCCGGGGCATATTGGAATAGAATAATACTTCCTGTGTGGGCCCCCGACGGTGCGCTGTTGTACTTTCAGGCCCGGGCTTTGTCCAAGCGCGCCGAGCCAAAGTATATGAACCCTCGCAAGGTGGACGTCAAGCGAGGGAAGGGAGACTTGATCTTCAACTTGGACGGTGCCCGGGCCTCCGGGTCCTGCGTGATCGTCGAAGGATGGTTCGACGCCGTGTCTATCGGAGGTGTCGCCACATTTGGGAAGGGGGTAACAGAGAAGCAGGCCGAGATACTCGCAAACGAGGGCTTTGATAGATACACAGTCCTCCTTGACTTCGACGCGCTGAGAGAGTCGATTCGTCTTTGCGGTGAGCTTATTCGCCGGGGGTGTCGAGACGTCCGTGTTGCCGTCCTCGAGGAGGGCGATGCAAACTCTAACCTCGAAGGGGCGAGGCTCGCCGTCGAAAACGCTATGAAGGTCTCCAAATACGACGTGTGGCGCGTGAGGGCCGGGACATGATGAGACTTCACGCATATCGAAGCCTGAAGGGCAAAACGCACGCCGTGATCGGAAAAAATGGTGGCAGGGGGTGTACTTGGTGCGGGAGAAACCTAAAAAACCCCCTCAAAATCGGAGAGTTTTCGCGTGCAAAAGATTTCCTGGCGTCTGCCTCTAACGTGTGTGTGACTTGCGCGGACGGGGTCGGCAAATGGCAACAGTATTTTGGAGAGAGATCATGCCCTGGTATTTCCACGTAATAGGTTTTATTTTGCTTTGGGCTACGTTGGCGCTCGCCGGCGCGGCCGTTTTGTGCTTTGGTGCGAAATTCGGATGGCGGGGGGTTGCCTTCCTGGCGGTCGTCGTTGTGCTTGACGTTTTAACCTTCAAAGCTTTCAAGCTTTACAAGCGATTTTTCAAGGCATGAAAAGCATAGTCATCTTCCTTGACTTTGAGACAAACGGCCGCTTCGGCGGCCGGTCGGTGCTTTCAGCCTCCGCGATCCAGGCTGAATTCTTGAGGTCGTCTTTTCAGCGCATAGCTACCATGACACGCTATTACTTTCCAATCCCCGGGGAGACCTGCCGGCAAAATAAAGGCGAGATAAACGCCATGACCCCCCCGGAGATCATGCGACTTCGCGCCGGCGCGAAATACTCCCTGTATTTTCGTGAGGACAAAGGGTTCGTGGACTTTTGCGCCGGGTGCCGGAAGTTCGTAGCGCATAATGCCTATTTCGAGAGGTGCCATATGCCTTGCAAAATAGGGCGATACTTTTGCACGATGCGCCGGAATACAGACATCGTAAAAGCCCGATGGCTGGGCTCGCGAAAAAAATGGAAGTGGCCGACGCTCGACGAGACGGCGGCCTTTTACGGGGTGCCGATTCTCGAGAGCAAGAGGCATACGAGCATTTATGACACAGAGGTACTTATGCAAATTTTCATAGAGATGTATCGGCGTCGGGACGAGCAAGTGCTTAATTTTTTGGGGTTGATGTGATGGGGCTGACTGGTTGGCATTACTTGGATATTGAAGACGCTTGGGAGGAGACCGTATCAGCCTTTGAAGTCTTTCTTCGGGAAGTCGAAGAGGAGAACGAGCGTTGCGAGGAGGAGTGTGTTTTCATTCGTGAACTGAAAGAAAGAGCGGAGGACATGTTGAAATCTCTTCGCAGCATCCTCCCTCCGGATTTTTTAGCTGGGCTTGAAGGCGAACGCCAAGAGTACGAGCGGCAAGAAGGTTTGTGGGACGGACAAAGTCTGTAAAACAGCACACCACCCCTCGAAATCGAGGGGTCCCTTGGAGGTTTTTCCGTGTACGGATATTTTGACGCGGCGCGGCGAGGGGAGAGAAGACGAAATATCGTCATCCTCTCCGTCGTCGTCGGAATTGTCCTTTTGGTTTTTTCGTTTTGCATAGCCTACGTGGGCTCCGTCGATAGCCTCACCATCACTGTCACGAAAGCGGAGCGAATTCCCCGGGTGAATCGCCCGGGCGTCTATCTCGTCTGGACGGAGCAAAACGAAGTCTTCGAGATTGCGGATTCCGTGCTGTTCTGGCGCTGGAATTCGTCAGATGTCTATGGGCAAATCGAGCCCGGAAAAACGTATCGGCTTCGCGTCGTCGGCTGGCGCGTGCCGATTTTGAGTTGGTACAGAAATATCCTCGAAGCCCGGCCTATCGGGGAGTAGGAAAAGAAAGGAAGTCATGAACTGGAAAACATTGGAGCCGGGCTTTGCGCTCGTCCTGGCCTTCTCGGCCGTCCTGGCCGCAGCCGGATGCTACAGCGCGAGCCTGGAAAAACTCGAAAACGGTCAATCCTACTGGTTTCACTACGACGCGACCCGGCGGGGCTCCGTCGTGATCGCCGGCGAGGGGAAAATCCGAGTTTGCTCGGAGCCGTCCCCGGACGCCGCCGTGTCCTTTCTCAGTCAATTCTTGGCTTCGGCGAAGGTAAAAGAGCAAGGAGGGGAAGCGAAATACGACCTGTCCTCTCAAATCGTTGAGCTGGGGAAGCGAACGGAAACCGTACAATTTTTGCGGGAGAGTCTTTTTCGCCTGTGCGAACTCTCCGTCAATTCCGACCTCGATTCGGCAACCGTGAAAGAGCTTTTTCTCGATGTTATCTCGGCCGCGCGAGAAATCGCCATGGCCGACCGCGCGGAGGCCGACGCAAGAAAGCTGGAAAGCCTCAACCGTTTGCCGGAAGTGTCTCAAAAACTCTACTTGCAGCAGGGAGGAAAATAATGTTGTCTACGAATCACGATCACCTCGCTGGCGGGGAGAATAACCCCCCTGTGGAAGTTTTTACAGACGCCTCCCTATGCAAGGAGCCCGAGAAAAAAAGGCCTATACTCGACATCGTGCTGGACGCGGCCGTTTTCCTCCTCGCCCTCGGCGGGGCGGCCCTCATTCTCACTTCGGGCGTCCTTCGGTGATGCGAGTAACTCTCGGCCCGGTGATGAGCCGGGTCGAAACAGACACACCGGGGGAACTCATGGAGGCCCGAAGGGCTGTCACGGTGTACGTCCCAGGCTTTCAATTCTCATTTGCGTTCCGGGCGAAACGCTGGAACGGTAAGCGGTGCTTTTTGCACTTGCGCGGAAAGGACCGGACGGCCGGCGAGATCCTGACTGGGCTCGTTCCGTTCGTCGCGCACACAGCAAAAAGAGTTGAGTACTTGGAAGGGGAGGGAAACGGGGGCTCCCTCCCCCCGCTGCAGCTCCCGGAAAAACTCCCCGAGCTTCGGGACTACCAAGTCAATGCCGTAGAGGAGATGCGACGAAAGCGCCGCGGGATTATCGAGCTTGCGGCGGGAGCGGGCAAAACCGAAATAGCAATTGCCTTCACTTCAGACTTCCTCGCCCGGGCCCCGGGCCCGGTGCTTTATCTTTGTTACGGGGTCTCTTTGGTGAAGCAATGCTACGCGCGCTTTTCGCGCTCTATGCCGGACGTTGGGATAGTCCTTCGAGACCGTTTGGAGTTGACGGATGGTGTAGTGATCGCCTCCGTCACGACGCTGTACAAGCACCGGCGAAAGTTCCTCCCCTTTCTCGAGGGGGTGCAGGCCCTCATCCTGGATGAGTGCCAGCTTTCGACGTCGGACACTTGGCACCTCCTCGGGTTGCTTTGCACAGCCGCCGAGAATCGCTTTGGCTTGTCAGCTACTCCCTTCACCGGGGACCCCGTGCGAGACCTGCTTCTCATAGGACAAACATCGCAGCCGATCGCCCAGATCTCGGCCGCGCGTCTTGTCGAGATGGGATACACGGCGCGCCCTGACGTCCGCATGGTCCGCGCCGGGCATCGGAGTTATGGAGAGTACGAGGATGCTGTGCGCGGGGGGATCGTGGAAAACTCTTGGAGAAATGGGGCTATCGCCTCCCTCGCGGCCCGGCATCCGGAGGCTCGAATTTTAATCTTGGTCGCGCGGACGGCTCACGGAGAAACACTTCAGGAGCTGGTTCCTGGCTCCGTCTTTGTCCATGGGGGCGTGGCTGTGAAAAAACGGGATGAAGCTTTTGCTTCGCGTGTTGCAATTGCGACATCCGTGGCCGACTTTGGGCTTGACCTCGACGTGGACGTTTTGATTCTGGCCGGCGGCGGGAGGGGGAAGGGGAGCGACCACGAACCCGTTCGCCTTGTCCAGCGCCTCGGGCGGGGCCAGCGCCGGCATCGCGGAAAAGCCGAAGTCATTGTCTATGACTTCTTTGACGCCGGCGATCGCCACCTGGAAAAACACTCGCGAGAGCGCCGAAAGGCGTGGGAGTCTGAAGGGTTCCCACCCAAGATGGAGGTTATATGAGTGAAGAACTGTTGACAGAAATAGTATCCCTCCTCGAGGAATTCTCTTGCCGTCTCGATGAGGCCCTTGCTAAAATCACGTTCCTCGAGGCCCGCCTGGTGGATCTCGAGAAAAAATACGACAACATTCCTCCTTTCTAGGCAGCAGTTTGGACAAAAAAGAGAACCCACCAGCGCGTTCGAGTGGCAAAACGACTTTTTAGACCACGAGAAGGCCACTCGAAATGCTGTGGCGGGCCGGAAACGCAGTGGGAATTTTGCGAGGAGGATGAAGATGGTAGAAAAAAAGTGCAATCACAAATGGGTACACTACAACACTTTTTACGATGGACAACAAGAGGGGCGATACCTTTACTATTGGAGGCAGGTAGACCAATTCCATTGTGAAAAATGCTGCGAAACGACAGAAAAAACCACGCGGGAAGCAAGGACCGATGATGCAAGAAGGCCACAGTGGTTCAAAAGCGACCGAGCGCCAGAGTATTTGTAGTGAGGAGGGTTAGACGATGGACAGGCAAACAAAAGCTGAAAGGCCCCGGGAGGTGTAACATGGCAGATTTTCGATGCGAAATTATGGACGCCCTAGAAGGCAAGAAACCCCAGGTTTGCGATTCCGGGTGTAAGAATTTTCGCTTTCCGCATTTGGATTGCGCGTGTGTGCTGTCTGAGGTGTTTTCGGTGGAAAAAGGGAAGCCATGTTTTATCTACGAGCCTCGGGAGGTGTGACATGATTACGACGACACACGAGCGGGCGGAAACGCTCGCGGCCTCGTTCTGGGGCATGGAATGGCCTGACTTCGTCGCACGGTGCCGGGTCGAGCGGGTAGGTCCCGGCATGCTTACGGAGGTCGGGTTTATTCTCGCCAAGCAAATAGGCGAGAACAAAGTACAGTATGCGGGCGAGTGCCTGGAGAAACACGTCTACCTGGCCTCTGCGTCCAGGGAATTTCGCGAGAATTTTCCGTGCAGCCTGTTTGCGTCGGTGCAAATTCTCAGGATTGCTAGAATGTGTTTCTACTCGGAAACGGTGCTCCGGGCATAGAGGGGGGTGGATCATGAGTAGTTGTTCATGTGTGTATGTCGATTACGACGGAACCTGCGATTTTTACAGCGAAAAGCAGGTAAACCGGGCCGTCCGGCAGCACAAATGCGATGAGTGCTATAGAGTGATTGGTATAGGAGAGTCGTACTCCAGGCTCGCTGGAAAGTTCGAGGGCGATTTCTTCGCAATGAAAATTTGCGTGGATTGCTGGAGTTTGCGGCACTTGTTCTGTAATAACGCGAACTGGGGAAACGCAGCGGAGGAGATTCGTGATTATATCCTGGACTGTGACGCGAAAGGGCTATTCGAAAAACTGCCGCTCCTCACTCCTGCGGCACGAGAGAGGGGGTGCCTGTGGATTGAGGAATATTGGGGAAACGAAGACTAACAACCGCGCCGGGTTTCGGCCCGGCACCGGGGCTATATCCCGGCATGTAAGGCCAGCACGGAAATAATGGCGACGCCCCTCGCAGACAAAGTTGCCAGAGAGAGGAGGCACGCCGACTTTCTTTCGACCCTTAAGTCCAAATTGGGAGATCTCTCATGAAGAAGATACTGAAAAAAGTCTTCTGCCTCTTTCGGGGGCATTCACACTTGTACGAATCGGCGGGAGTGCAAATTTGCTCGCGATGCGGAAAAGTATCGGGGACTCCGCGCGTCGCCCTCGTAGATGTGGACCGTTTCGCCGAAGCTATGCTCGAGCAAGAAAAAAACTGGGCGACGGCCGTGAAAGCGCTTAGCTTAGTGCTAGAACGTATCGAGAGTCTAGAGCGTGTCGTCAATATACTTGCCGACATCTATGCATTAAGCACTGGCACTGGGGAAGAAACCAGCGATCGAGAAATGGAGGATAGGGATAGGCTGCGTGAGCAGCTCGCGCAGCACGAGAAGGACCTGGCGAAGCTCAAGAAGGGCTATCGCCAGGTGATAGATCACCTATCCGCTAATTGACAGAGATGGGGACGACGAAAAAGGGCAATGAGAAGGCCTTTATGTGGTACGGCGCTTTCGCCGAAATCCCTCTTGGAGGGAGGGCCTTTTCGATCGCGTCGAGCAGGCGTCTTTCCACTGCCACGCGCATAATCATGCAGTCGAAAAGCCCGAAAGGCCGGTATACGATCGCCTGTCGATCGCGAACGCGAACGGCGATTTTTACCGGAAGCCCGGGCAAATTGGAAAACTCTACCAATACGCGCACGTATACCAAGCGGTTGAGCCGATAGGTCGGCGTGAGCCCGTTTTCGAGCCACCGACCGAGAGTCATTCGCTCAAGCGCGCCGAGGGATCCACCACCCCCAGCACACGTTTTTCGCTCACAAACCATGTGTGGAGGCCCCTTCCTCCCTGTCCGAGGGAAACTTTTTGCCCATTGTAAAGCCCAAAGAGAATATGCGCGCCAGGGCGAAGCCGCGCGCTCTCGACGTCCGGGCCGACGGCGACGATCTCCCCCTTGAGCTGGAAATATTTACGCTTTATCGGGATCACCTTCCCCGGGTTCCGGGGGCGTAAGTCTTCAACAACGAGCAGGCGTGACCCAAGAGGGCGAACCGTGCTCAATACCTCTCGGTTGTCGGCAAGGACCTTCGCCATGTCGAAATCGGGATCGTGGCGAGGTAGTTTTGAAATTGCGGTAAGCCGCAAACTCTCCTCGTCAGACCTGGTAAATCCAGCATTTTCCATCAGACTTCCCTCGAAAAAAAGACGGCCCCACAAGCGGGGCCGTCGACCATCTTGTCGAACAAACACACTGCTTAGGCAGTACAGGCAACAAACAAAGTCACTCGCAGGCCTCTATTTCGATGTCCAGGAGCCCACTTGTATTGTCTACCCCGAATGTGATTTTGACTTCCGCCGTGTGCAGGGTCACGGCGAACGGCTCGTAGGCTACAACCTGCTGAAAACGGGGGGCTGGCGTGAGTCCAGAAACCTGGACAATTTCTTGTCCTACCAGGAGGAGTTTCAGTAGGTCCTCTTTCCCCTGAAAATCCACATGCTCGGGGTACATCACGCAAAAGCTCCCGAAACCGGAAAAAGTAACCCAAAGCTTGATACGCCTTGTCAGTCTCTTGTCGGGCACCCCACGGACCGGGATGTATGCCGGGTCCCCGGCGTCGATCTCGTAGGCTGTGACGATTCCACACGTCCCCGCCGGGACGAGAGTTTGTCCGCTCGTCGTGTCCACGATCGGCTGGCGGGACAGAATGCGAATTTCTATGTTTACTGGGTTCATCCGAAAAGTTCCTCCAGGCTTACCCCGCAGACGGCCCACCCGGCTTCTGCGGGGTAAGCATACTCAAATCGTTCATGCTGGTTTCTCTCCCCTTTTCGCCGCTCGCTCTTCGGATTCGTTCACTCGCTCCCGGTTGTCGTCGATCACTTCCATCAGCGACGTCCGGAAATCGCTCGAGCCCTTGACCGCGCGCGTTATCTTGTCGTACTCCTCGGCGTGGGGGAGGTCGGCCGAACCGTAGGACGGGGAGAAGAATTTTTGCATCTCGCGGAGCGTGCGAAGCTTGCCTTGCGCGGTCGGCGAGTCCATGAACGCCTTGTGGACAGCGTCTCGGTCCTGCGGGCGCATCCGGTCCAGATCCTCGCTGTCGGTGAATTCTCCTTGATCGAGGGACGACGCCGGCAAGAGGGCTTGTACCATGTTTTCGTCGATGTCCAGGTAGTTTTGCAAGAGGTAGCGAAGCCATACGCTTCGGTCGAGCGTCAGGGTGTCGCCGAATTCGATGAGTTTCTGAAGAAGCTCCATTTTTGCCGTGAGTAGTTCGTTTTGTGCCACGTCGTAGAGGTGGGAAATCGTGGGCGCATGGACGATGAAGGCGTTTTCTTTTTTCCTGGAGTCTATCCCGATAACGAGCAGGTGGATTTGGAACATTCGCGCGAGAGAGGACAGGACGGCTCTTTGCAGCCGGTAAGCCACATTCGCATACCGAATACTCTGGTACGGGAGGACTTCGCGCGCCATGATCTCCCCCTCAAACCCCATGTGGGCTTTCGGGATTCGAAGGCCAGCAAAGAAAAGATTTGTGTAGTACTGTACGTCGGCCACCTCCGTCACGTTCGCTGACCCCCCAAGCTTTTCCACCCGAGAATTCGACCCTTTCGGAAGCGGCCAAAAGATGTCGTCCACGAGTTGCTCGGGATACCACTCCTGCTTGTAGGTGTCTTGCGCTGGATCGAAAAGGCTTCGCTTTTTTATCTGCTGACGCCACCGATGAACAATTTCCATCTGTTTTTCGGGGGGGTTCGTGCCGGTGTCGACATAGTACACGGTTCTGTCCACCCCCTTTGTCCACCTGTAAAGGACAAGCCCGTCGAGCATGATTTTTAGCTGTCTCCAGATGTACCTCACTGGATTCAGCATCGACAGTCCGTGTCCGGTGTGGCGCATGAAGGCTGAGGGGAGCCTGGTGTGTATCACTTCGTAAGGCTGCGATATGGGATTTGGCTCCGGGTCTCGACCGTCCACGAAATCGTGGATGCCGGGGGTAAATCCCCGGAGCCGGCCGTACTGGTCCTCGATCCGCGTCAGCAGGTACGGAAATATTTGGCGGACGGCCTCTATCCCCCTGTCTGAAAAAAGTAGGTACGAGAATTCGTCCCCGTACAGGGCCGTAGTGTAGGCCATGGAGGGGACGAGAGTGTTGACGTCGATTCGGTTCATAAGCTTGTTGAGTTCCGCCGACACTTTTGGATTCTGGGACGACACCCAGATAGTGGCATTTTTTTGATGGTCGTAGGGAAAAGCGTCCTCAGTGTACATGTCCAGGGCGCTCGCGCCCAACACGAAATCCCCGATCTGCTCGAAATCGTAGTAAGCGCTCCGGCGGTCCCGTTGTAGTGTCGTGTGCCGGCCGTACCAGCCCAGAACTCCGTCCATCCACTGTTGCTGCATAAATTGCTCGGGCTGGTTTTGGATGGGGTGACTTCTTCCGGCGCCCACCAAAGAGCGGAGGCTTGCCGCAAGCCGTTTCGAAAAGCTCATCGTAGTTTACTCCTTTCGGCCTCGATCACGTTTTTTATATAGGCTTTTGATTCTGGGCTGCTGTCGGGGATAACCCACGAGAAATCCTCGAGGTCCTCTTTCACCTTCCCATACCCCGACCAGCTTTCGGCCGTCCGGATTTCGACTCCCCCCGGAGGCTCGTGCGCCGAAACAATTCCGCAAGAGCATTGGTACACCACGGCTGCTACGGCGTCGCAAACGTCCTTCCGTCCCGGAGTCCCGTCCTTGTTTTTTCGGGGATGGTCGACCCGGACGCGGACGGCTCCGGACGTCATCTTCCGTCGAACCACTTCGAGGGCGCGAAGCTCCTCGAAAAACGGCTCGTAAAAATAGTACGAGACGCGGCGTTCGAGCACGGCTCTCTGCAGCCTAGCGTAAATATCCTGGTTTGTGTCGACAGAGAGCAGGTCGACGTCGAAGTTCAGCCGCCGAAGTTCCTGCAGGGACCCTCGAGACTGGAAGCCATCATAGGTTACAGCGGCGAAGACATATCCTAAGCGGTCGCGAAAATAAACGGCCAAATCGCGCAAAAACGAGATGTCGATTTCTTCGCTGGGCACGACGCGAAGCATGAAGTCGATGTAAACTAAGGCCTCCTCGCGAAACCCCTTCTCCCCAGACTGCAAAAGTGTCGGCACCTGGACGATGCCGGCCGGGTGCCCGATCGCGACGCCGGCCGAATCACCTGTAAGCCCGATGTCTACATGCATATAGCGCGCAATCCCTGGATTTACGCGCGGCTCGCGACGGGATTGGCGGACGCGGACGATAAACTGAGGTAAAATTATGTCTCCTGGATCGACTACATCGCGAAAGTCGCTTTCCACGACGTCGACTTTGCAGGGGTGCGCGCGTGAGTTGTCAAGACAGTCCATTATTCGTTCTGGCCTCGTGATTAGCGGGTTTTCGCCTGTCAAGACCTCGCCAGCAATGTCTGCAAGCGACTTTTCAAGGTTCATCTCGAACTCTTCCCGGTATTCTACAGGGACGGAGATTTCGCGCGTCCCCTCCTCGGCTTTCTCCCCGTCGCCAAGAACTTTCGACTTTTTGAAGCAATCCCCCACCTGCACCGAGAAAAATTTACCGCTAGGGAACGTGCCGGCCGGCTTGAGCTTCCAGATTGGAAAGTTGCTGACGTGCGTCCTGGGGTTCCCCTTTGCCTGTTTGATTCGTCGCGCTGTAAAGTCTGATTCACGTTTTTTTGAGGAGACCACAACCATAAGCCAGGGCATTATTCCACGGGGCCCCAGGAATCGGCTTTTCATGCGGAGAAGTCCGGACGAGTACAGTTCATAAGCTTGCCCCTCCTCCTCAGCGGAATCCTTTGTCAGCATGAAATTCGCTTCGTCGATCACGAAGACATAGATATTTTCCGAGAGTTGATGGGCTTCTTTCGACCCGGCGACCACGCCCACATTTGATGGAAATTCGATCGCCGCCGTGAGCTTGGGGTTCTTCGGGAAATGCTCCCGGAAGTAGGGAGACCCTTCGATTAAGGCGTTAAGGTAGTGGAATGACGTCGTCCGAACTTTATATTTAAAAATCGTGAACAATCCGAATACAATCCGGTGCCCGGGCATTAAGCCATAGTAGTCCTGAGGATTTTGGAGGCAGGACAAAACGTAGGCCTTATAGTATACGGCCATTGACGCGGCGGCCGTTTTGCCGCCACCGATGGGCCCCGTTATAATCCACTCCGTTATGCCGTTTTTGGGGTCGCAAACGTAGGACAACTCCTCAAGCCAGGTCGGGTACAATCTCTTTCGGGCTTCCGTCCCCATGAAATAGTCCGACGTGAAAAACTCCCGCGGGCCTACCGGGATTCGTGCGTAATCGACATTTGCAATTTCTTGCAGCGTTCGTGATGTCCCGGAGCCTCTCATTTCTTGTAGTATAAGAGAGGCGGCCGCGCGCTCGTTCGCGTTCAGCCCGGCGAGAATGCTTGTGTCGATCAACCCTACCCCCTCAAGAAAGGCTGAAAAACCTTGTAAATCCGTTCCCTCTCGGCCGGGGAGAGGGACACTTTCCCGGTAGCCTCTTTTCTTCTCATCGCCTCGGACGGATCCGCCACGGCCGGGGGATCGTCGTAGACGAATTCTTTTGCTTCGGCCACCGACGAGTGAAGGAGCTGCAGCGCGCGGAGAAGGTCTTTAGGTTCCAACGAGTTTAGACTTTCTTCGGAAAAGAGGCGATTTTCTACGATGCTGGTAAATTTTAGGAGCCTGGCGAGCCTCTGCGTTTGGTGAATGGAAAATAAGGCCCTAACCACGTTCGTTCGCACCTCCCGCTCTTTCAAAACGTCCTCAACCAGGGGTGCGGACGTTTCGAGTGCGTTGCTCTCCCCAGCGAGCCAGCGCGAGGACGTTTCGAGCAGGGTGTGCCCGACTACCCTTTGTCTTCGTCCTTTTCCCATTGGATTCTCTCCAGGTTCTTGACTTTCTCGTAGACTTCATGCACTTCTGAAACACTGTACTCGAGCCAGCTCGCCAGCCTTTCCGCCTCGGAGTCCTTGTTATGCGCCTGCTCCATACAAGAAAAAACAACGGCATCGCGGGCCGCCCGGAATACCGTGTTTTCTTTCGGCACTTCGATCGTAACGCCGGCGAAACACTCACAGAAATCGAGGGCCCCCTGAGGCCCGAAGATACGCACTAGCTCGGGTATGAGCGTGTACTCGCCATAATGTACGAGCAACAGCGTGAACAACTCCACCTCGTAAGCCGTTGAAAATTTGTTGCTCGACAAGTCTTGCGCTGTGGTCGTCATCGCTTCACCTTCCTCCCATGGTAGACAAAGCCGGTTTTTCGATTCGACAAGATGTAACCCAGAGGGTCATCAGAGATGGCCGAATATCGCCACCCACTCCCCGCGAAGGTATTCAAAAAGCGCCGGGCCCCGTCGCGCACGAGTACTTTTGCCAGACCGTCCAGGAATCGACCCCGCCGCGTCGAAGATCGGGTAAACGGCTCGTTTTTGAGGAGAGCCTCACACACACGAAGGACATGCCTTCGCTCGGTCACTTTCAAGCCCCGACTGGCAAGGTAAGCCTCGATCTCTTTTTCGACATAACTTGGCATCTCTTCGAGGGATTCACGGAGCCGTTTGGCGGCCGCGTTCCTCTCTGCATCCTTCCAGGGGTACTTACGTGCAACGAACAAAAATCACCTCCATTTCAGCACTACCCAGAAATCGCACCCACTATGATTCGGATAGTCGTAGGAAGTCCAAAAAAACCCGCTGTCCCCCCACTCTTTCCCCCACGAGTTTTGCCACTCGAAAACTTCCTTCTCGTCGTCGTAGCCCATGGCGACGACGGCATGACCGCCGATCGCCCTCCCGGAAGGGTCCGGAATCTGTCCGGTCCTCCAAACGTGGGGGCGCTCCCAGTTCCGATAAATCGTCAAACCCCCCACGACAGGGAGGCGCCTGGCGATAGCTACGCGCATTTCGTCTATAGTCGAGACCCGGAGGTAAGCAGTGATGGCGCCCCGGTCGGCCTCGATGTCGACTTTTGGGACCCCAGCCGAAATTGAGTCCGGTGAAAAAGGAAACCGGCTTTCCTGTGAGCACCCCAGCTTGTGCAGAACTTTCATTCCTGTCCGAATATACGCCCCACAATCGGCCGGCCAGGTCCCCTCCTTCACGCGCTCATGGTAGTACACGAAAAGCGGGGATAGCGGGGGGGCCAGGACGTCTTTTTTCTCCGGGGAGTCCTGCAGCTCGAGGGCCCCCCGCAGGGCGGCGATCGCAAAGCCTGTGCAAGAATTGGTCTCCCCCTGGTCGCGCACATCGGGCATACACTCCCGCAATGAGACCTTGCGTGGGAGCTTCCCCACTTTTCTGAAAAAGGGGTGGGCGCCCAGACGAAAGTCCCTCCGGTCAGGGGGTTCCGGCTTCCAACCTAAACGCTTTCGGATGTCGAACACGTTTGCAGCTCCTCCTCCTCGCGCGGAGTTTTCTCTTCTCCTCGCTTTGCCAGCTCGACCGCGGCCTGAACGTAGGCCTCGGCTCCGGCTGCGAGCGCGCGGCAAATAGCGCTATCGGCCTTCACTTTTCTCAAGGCTGTCACCTCGAAGACCAAGTCAGTATTGGCTTTCACGGCCCGCTCAACCATATCGGGGGTGACTTTCTCCCCCTTGAGGGCAACAGCGAGTTGCCGGCGCGCGTCGCGCTCGATTTTTTCCCGGTAGCTGGCAAGGCTCTCCTCTTTCTCCTCCACACGCAGTTCGACCGTGTCGGCGAGATGCCGGGCCACAGCCACCAGGCGCGGAGAGGCGCGAAGAGCCATAGACGTCGGCTCGGCGTCGAAGCCGGTTATCTTGCCCCACAAGTACAAGGCCGTGTCCACCTCGTTTTTCAGCAGGGACGAGTTTTGAATGCTCTGAGCAAAAATCTGCTCATCCATTCAGCACCTTCCTTTCGGCTTTCTGCGTAAAACCGCAAGACGGGCACATGTAATCCCCCGTGAGGATGGAGGGGGACCCATCCTCTTTCAGTATTTTTGACTCCTGCAGGAGCTTTTTGCAATTCGGACACTCCATGAGTTTTCTCCTTAGTTCAAGCGATTATAGATTTCGCGCGCCTCTCCTGGTAACTGGCGCAAAACATTGACCAGGTGTTTGCACACACTCCCGAGCGCCTTCGGGTTACTTTTTTTCGGGAAGCGTGGCTCCTCAAAACCAGATAGGGCTGATCTCTCTCGTGTCATGAGATAAGCAAAACCGCCGAATTTAAAGTCCGGGCAATTGCAATAAACATGTACGTCCTGGCTCGAGATGGCCTTTCGGATTCCGTAAAGAGTCTGCTTTTCCCGCACATTTAGACGCACGACCTGAAGCCACGTTTGCGGCTTGCCTTTTGATTTGCTGGAATAGAACAGATGCGTCCCGGGGAGGCGAGACGCCTTCAGTTTTACCAGACGCGAAGTCACGTCGCGAGAGGACGCGGCGCGCTTTTGGTCGGCCTTCGCCAGGATTTCGCGCGCGGTCGCTTCGAAAATAAGCCTTCCCGGTCCTCCGGAGGACCGAGACAGGCCTTGTTGTACTGCTTGTGAACGTGAGTTCTTCACTCTATTTGCTCCCCGGCCGGTTCCGGCGCGGGGATCCCGAGAGCGGCCGGCTCCTCCGCGGCGAAACTCTCGAACACGTCGCGCGCCGCGGAAAACAACGAGCGGAACAGTCTTACTGTCTCCGTGCCCTCGACGGGCTGTAACTGTTCACGCGCGAAAGTCAGGACGACGTTGATTCCCTCCTGGATCACGGACCGCTCCGTCCGCGTCAATCCCGAATCGAACGTGGCTATAGCCCCGTCGATCTCGGATCTCGTCACCCCGCTTTCGTTTGCTAATATGGCGAGGACGTGATCGGCGAGAAGGACGCCGGCTTGTGCGTGCTTTACGACCTCGGCCCGTCCGCTCTCGTCCTCGATCTGGTCGAGCGCGAACGGAAGGCCTATCCTCACTGAAGAAACGAGGAGGGCCTCGGCCGTGGAGAAAGTCATAATCGGTTGCCCCCCCTGGTGAGCGCACGCTACCAGGAGAAGAGGCAACAAAAGAAAAACGATGAGTCTCATTTCTGCTCCTTTTCAGGCAGTTGATCTTAGGTGTTGTAGACCAGGTGCAGGTCCGAACGAACGGTGGCCGTGGTCGGCGCCCAGGAAGCATCGCTCGTGGCCTTGATCCCGAGCTTGTTCGATGCAGTGAACGTGAGACCGCTCGTGTCCGGGGCCGCCTCCAGGTGCGCGTCGTTCGGGGTCGTTCCGTCGATGGTGACGTCGAGGTCACTCGGAGTGACTTTCGTCCCGTCTATCGTCGGTTCCAGGGTGAGCGTGCCGGCTGTCCGATCGCTTTCGAGCTGTACGGTGTGGCCGACGATGGACCCCGCCGCCTTGGGCTGGACTCTTTGCACCACACCCTCGACGTCGTAGAACTCGACGTCGGTCTGGCTCACGGCGAAGCCGCCGAAGTACGCGAACGAAATACGCTGAGGGAGTTTGTCCCTGTCCGCCAGAGTCTGGGGCGGATTGCTCGCGGTGATCGCGGTGGCCGCGTCGAGTCCGGCTTCCTGGTTCGCGGTGATGTGGTAGTACTCCCCGGTCGTCCCGCCTTGCAGTCCGGAGGTATTGTTGTGGCTGACGGTGGAGGATTTCGCGGCCCAGACGGATCCGGTGTAGCGATAGTCCAGGCCGTCCGTGTCCAGGTTGAAAGTACCCCCCAAGGTCGGGGTCGTCTCGTCGAAGGTCGAGCCGTTGTAGTCGTAGATTTTCATGTCGGCCGTGTAAGTCCCCGAGCCACCGGACGTGTCGTCTCCGTCCTCCTTGAAGACGAGCCGTTCGCCACTGCTTACGGCTACCCCGGCGTCCCAACTTGTGGTGTAGGTGTAGAGTTTGGCCTCATTCGTATTGAGGCATTTCTCGCCGCTCGTCGCCGTCCCGGTCGGGGCCCCGGCCGTGGTCTTGACGTAATTCACCTCGTCGTCCACGGACGGATACCACTCGATACCGTCCACCAGGTTGTCGACATACGTCTTGTCGGCGACCGGATTGGCGGCCGACAATGCGTTCGGGGCCGCCCCGAGGCCCGCCTTTTCGTCGCTCGTCGGAAAGCGAGAGTCGTTTCCGGCGGCGACGGTGGAGGCCGTCGTGCCGACGTCTCCGTTCGTGTCCAGGTTTCCATAAGTGACGTACCCTCCCACCGCGGAGGCCTTTACGAGCTGGTCCGCTCCGGACGCGCCGGTAGGGAAACTCGCCGCTTGGTCGGTCGTCGGGATGTTGCTCGGGTCGATCTGCGTGTCGATCACCTTTCGGCCGTTCGCGATTCTGATAATCGTTATGTTTGCCATCTAACCTTACTCCTTATTGATTAGTAGCGTTTGCGGTAGGTAACGCCGGATCCCGCGCTTGTCAGGTCCGCGGCGGCCCCTCCCAGAGATGTGGATACTTTGTACGTGTCCGTCGTGGCGGCTACCACGTAGTACGTGGTGTCGACGGCGAGACCGCCGGGGAGCGTCCCCGCGCGAAATTCTACCAGGTCATCGTCGGACAAGCCATGCCCGGCGTCGATTATCGTGTCACCCCCCGCGTCGGCGGCGCATTCGTGCCAGGCGTCAGGCTCGAGGGGCCAGCTTGGGCTTGTGGGGTCACAGACAGACGGGAAGTCTCGGAGAGCTTGCCGGTATTTCAGCCAGTCGACATACTCGCCGGCGGAGAAATCGGTGTCCGTGAGAACCCCAGCGGAAACGAGTTCTGTCTGGTCCTCATGCCGTCTGATTTTCCAATCCGTCGACCACAGCCTTAAGTCTCTTTCCTCGCGGACTTCCAGCATTTTCCCGGCGCTGTAGTCGTGGGAGTCTATAAGCCCCTGCAAAGTCGTGCTGTTTGCGGACGTGCCCTCCACCCCGTCGAATCGAAAAGTTTTCGAATCTGTTGAATTCCAATCCAGCTCCCCCATCTCGGTGACGGCGGACCCCGGGAATTCAGACGCGACCTCAGACGCAAAACTCGCCGCTATTTGCTTGGTAACTCCGGAAATTTCGACGTAATCGTCTGGGGGGAGGTCCTCGAGGTTCCAGCTCGATCCGTTCCACCTTGCACGCTGTCCTTCGGGAATCGTCCCGGGATAGCTTGTAGTTGCATTCCTGGGGATGAGATAACGTGTTTGTCCAGTCCGCTCGAAATGTCTCTCATCGCGTGCCGCCCCCCCCTCACCGAGATAATAGCCATCGGCGGCGTAAAGATACACGGCTACTGATTCCATCAGATTTTCCTTTCCTGCAAAAGTCCCGCCTCCCCTAGCGATCGGAAAAGCTCCGGTCCCGGTCCGGTTATCTTCGGGGGGTCCGGGGCTTTCTCTATCTCGATAGTACCGTCTTCCGGTAACACGCCGCTTTTGAAAATCTCTCCGAGAAAAATGGCTTGCCCATCCGGCGTGAATACTGGAGGAGTAACATGCTTAGAGTCTTCAAGAACAGGCCTTCTGGAGGCATGATCGAAATTCATCAGGACCCCTTCCGAAATACCTGTTGCCCTGGAGAGCATTTGGTAACGCGCACGGGAGGACAGAAACCAGTGCCAGTATGCTGCTTGTTCTTCTTGGTACTGCTCGTTAGTGTAAGGCTTTCCGCCGTTCATCTCGATTAGAGCAAGACGCATCTTCTCAAAGTGCTTTACGGTTTGCTTCTTTCCCCAGAGGTCAATTTCCAGACTACGTTTCCGTAGTTCCAGTTCTCTGATTTTCAGGTCTGGATGAGACTCTTTCTCCAGGGCCGCACGAAGTTCACCAGAATACCTTGCCGAAGCCAGAGGGTTTTCAATAATGGCACTATACGCTTTCAGTCCCCTTTCTATACGCTCCAGCTCGATCTCCCATCGCTCGATTTCTTCCAGAGCAAATCTATACTGACGCATCAGGAAGTGAAACTGATTGGCAATAAAATTACCTTCGTGGGCGACAGTGTACTTCTCCGTGTCGAAGTCAGATTTTATCTGGCCCATCTCTTTTATCTGGGCCCAAATCTCTTTTCTACCACTCACTACATACCTCCCGGAAACCCTAAGTTGGAAAGCAGATCACCTTTATCCGCCGCCGTCTGGACCGTGGTGGTCAAGTCAATCCGATCAATCACGTTGTACAAAGTAATAACGTTGTACAAACCACCTAAAAAGTAACCATAGACACTACCGCTATTTCCCGCACACCATGCGCGATTGACGCTCAAGCCTCCTTTGTTGGTTCCGTTGGTGCTTGCTGTGGTCAAATCCAACCAGTTCGTAGAGGATGTAGACGGAATCCAACGAGACACAAACCCATATGTGTCACTCCATACAGCCCCGGTCCCCGTGCTTGCCCCTGTCAAATCTCCGCCATCCGTGGCACCGCCGCTTGTGGTTGTTGCGTCCACATAGGAAATTGTGTTGACATAGTTATTGGAGGGGTATTGTCCCCCACATAACCAGTTGTATGTCGCAGGCCTTGATACCGCAGCCAATCCTGCGCGCCCTAAAATATCCGTTCCCTTCGAAGACGAGTTGGCTGTAGCCGTCGTAAGATTGATCCAATCAAAGTAATTGCGGACAGTTCCCATGGTGGCGTCTGCCGACCCATCATAGATGAACCCATAAACAGTACCATGCCCCATAGCCAGGTAGGTACGGGAGCCGCTACTAATTGCCCCGCGGTTGGTAGCCCCACCGGAGGTGGTAGTGTGATCGACGTACTCTATGATACTGTATAACGTTCCGCCTGCGTTTCCACCGCAAGGAAACCCATAAATAGACGACCAGGCCTGTCCGGAAGCCCCGCGGCGTGCTACAGTAAGAGCCCCTTTGCTGGCTGCATTTCCAGTTGTAGCGGTTGTGTCGTGATAGGAAATGGAGTTAGTGTCTGCTGAACCTGTGTAACCGCCTAAACTAAGGCCGATAACTCTTGCTGGTAGAGACCCCAACAAGCGCGCAAAAGGAACGCGACAAAGAATTGGAACCATTATGCCTCTTCCACCACCTGCTTAACCACATTTCCATTACCGTCTATTTCTGCTGCCAAAGCCGTTACACGCTTCACAACAACCGTGTCAGTGGGTAATACAGAGTCAACATAGTCTAACGCTTGCTGATCGGTCAGAAAAGTGCCTTCCCAATTAGTGAGCGCCGACTCTAGAGTGCTTTGGTTCTCGGAGCTTGTATCTATCTCTCCATACATCCAATCTCCAGAAGGCCATTGGCCCATGAACAGGTCTGTAGCCTGGTCTATCGACGGGACGGCAGCCACGATAGCGTCCTGCGGCTGAGTCCCGTTATAAAGCTTATATTTTAGCCTTAACATTAGACGCTCCCGACTCTGTTTTCTAATTCCGTGTCCTTTTGCTCGGTGGTGCCGTTTCTCCAGGTGTAAGCGTTGCAGCGGCTCGGAGTCCAGTCTCCGCCGTCGATCTTGACGTCGGCCAGGTAGTCTATCTTTTCGAGAGCGGCCTGCGAAGTAACGTCCACCATTTCGCCTTCCTGCTCCTCGTAAATAAAGCCAGGAGTGCAATTCGCGTCATGCGTTTCATGTGGGGAGTTGTTTCTATTTCTTTTATCTGTTACTGCCATTATTAGTCTCCTGTTCTTATAAGCCAGACCTTGGTGGCGAAAAATATGTAACCACTGCTTGAGGGGTTGTTCCCGTTGATTTTCAGACGCAGTTTGTACCTGTTGGACTTTGACACAGTGAACGAAGTTGTTTTTACTACGTTGTTAGCATCGCCACCATACCAGTCCTGAGTACCCTTGACAGTAGAATCCAGCATTATATCCACATAGGGTCGCGAAGTAAAAGTCTTTCCCATAACATAGATTGTCCATGAGCCTGCTCGTAGGAGGATCTCGTGACTTCGCTCATCAAGGTCGTTGGCACTATCATTCCAGACGGAATACTCGTAATAAGAGTCATTGTTAGATGCAACGGCAAGCGTCCCTACTTCTGCCACGGCCTCATCTTGGAAGCAAGTAACAACGTGTGGGTAGGTGTCTGCCTCCATCGGCGTTCCAGGCATAGACCCAAGCTCTGGCAAGACGCTGATAAGTTCAACGGTTAGATCTTCGCCAGCAGTCGTGCTCCCCACCTGATCTACATTAAGAAAAACCTTGTCTAAGAAATCTACGTTGTAATAAGTGTTAGAGATGGTGACTCCGCTGTCTACCTCGGTTGTGGCCTGTCCTAGAGAAAGTTGCGAAGATAGCAGGTCTTGTCCAGCAGCCCCTATACCAAGTTGGATAAGCAGGTTGGCACCAGCAGCCGCTGTTTCTACCCAGGCCCGGACCCCTACCAGATACCCAGAGGCCAATAACCAACGGAAGGCTGTAGCCATGACAGTTTTAAGTTGGTCGTCACCAACGGCAAGCTCTCCAGCCACCTGTAACGAGACTTGCACGACCTTATGCGAGGGCCCTACTCGAAGCTCACCGACAGTAGACGGCAGGGCTACACCCATTATGGTCACGGTCCCGGAAGAATAAGACTTGATGATGCCGTAGGAAAAGGCCCCTGACCCTGCGGATGTCCTGTAGGCGAGAGGTAAGCCAGGTTTGAAGATACCCTGATTGTCGGAATTATCCGTTACTGTGAATGTCGAAGTCGAAGTTCGTGTGAACCCAGCCGCCCCATCTCTGCGGATATAGCTTCGTTCTTCGTAATTCCATTGGGTGCCGTCATGCCAGCCTCTGACCTTCGCCGCTGAATTCCAATATTCGTCTTTCTCCTGGGCCGAGCGCCCTATAGCGGTCTCAAATGCCGACTCACTCGCAGCAGAAACAAGCATCGTCGAGCGCGTAAGGTCCGTAAAATCCGAGGGGGACAGCTCCGCAAAGGCTCTTCGACCACTCGACACTTTTGCTATTTTGCTTGCCAAAATATTCCCTCCTCGATTACGTCAGGCTCGCAAAGAAATCGAAAGTTATCAATTTCTCCAGTCCCGTGTTTGGAAGCCAAACCCCGTCGCTCGTGAGCCTCACGCCAATTGTATCCCAGGCGACAAACGTATACGGTGCCGTATTGGGTAAGACGATCGCGGCCGCTCTCGTTGGGTTCGTCGCATTCAAAGCGACGTCGAGCCCACCAGCAGCTAATGGGCTACCGTTTTTCGTCAGCCGTGCCGACAGGGACCCCGCCGTCCGTGGGTTTGTGGTTTTAAGCACAACAGCGATTACCGACCCCAGGCTGGGCATCTCAACTCCAGAGTAGGCACCCTCCGCGTCGTACAAGTCGCGCACCGTCGACTGAGGGAAGGCGCCAAAATGCGCCAGGCGCATCGGCCCTAAGACGGATTCCCCACCCCCTCCGCCGATTGTCCATGCCACCCACGAGGCGGTGGGAGCCCGATAATAAAACCACTCGTCGGTGTCGTCCTTGTACCACAACCACCCACCTTCAGGATCGGTGTCAATCGTGCCTCCTGGCGGAGAGGGGCCCGCGTGGTGTGATACCAAAGACGCGAAGATGTTTCGAAACTCTTCGGACGTGATCCCCTGCTTAAAAGCTGGAAAGGCCTTGTTGAATAACTGTGTCACTCCTCGGCCCTCCTTTAAATCTTAATTACGGGGAGCAAAGCCACGTTTCGCGGTCTGGTTTCGACCCCACCAGTAGATCCGGTCGAACTGCCACCCCAAGGGATGTCATTTCCGCTTTCGACCCAAAAGCCTCCAGAAGCATAGGTCACAGAGTGGGCATGTGACTTAAGCAGGTCAGCCTGGAACGACCCTAAAACGCGCCCGGAATCCACCCCACGCCCATTGTCCCATCCACGAATAAATTCGGCCCGGAGATCTGGCAGGTAAAGCAGTGTGTGAAAGTTGACTGCAGTCCCATTGTCGGAAAAATCGACCGGGCTCCCCCCCTCTGTGAGGGAAACCTGAAAGGTGGTCAGGGAGGCGTTAACGATAAAGTAAGGGACTCCTGCGCTTAACCCTGTTGGCATGGCCGTTGCCGACAAAAAAATTACGTCGTCGTCTACCAGCCCGTGCGAGGCAAACGTGAAGGTGTCCGTCGTATAATCCACGGCAACCGCGTTCGTATCGAAAAATCCATGTCTTCCGGCGAGAGCCGCGGCGAGAGCATAATAGGTCGTCGGCGAAACCGAGGCCCCGTTCGCCTCCAGATAACCGGACGGGGGCGTGTCGGCGTCGATGAACAGGACCGTGCCGGCCGGCACGGAGGAGGCAACCACAGCCGCTTGAAGCGCGGCTATGTCGACGTCCTGAAGCTCCTGCTTCAAGTCTACTTTCCCGATCGCGGTTGTGTGATCGTCTCCGTTCGCCACCGTGTAAGGAGTTGCTCGGTACGTCGGCGGCCCGGAAGGGGGGGTCCCTTTGGGGGTGGTCGTGTCTTCACCGACTTTATCGGCCAGCGTGGACAGTCCAGAGGCTACGGTTGCGGCCGCGGAGGCGGCCCCTTCCGCTATCGTTTGCACTTCGACGTCGCGCTGACGAAGGTCGGAGAGGGGACGGTTGTCCACGTCAGCATAAACAGGATCATGAACGTCGTAAAATCTTACGGCTGTAAGGCCATTGACGTCCAGGTCGCCATTCGGAGGAGGTACTCCCATCGTCTCAGCTCCTTATATCTCTATCGTCCAGCGAAATTCCAACGGCACAGGCCCCTTGTATATCAGTGGGAAAGCCAGCCGCGCGAACATCTCCCCAGCATCGTGAAACAAGCCCATTTCTGAGATTCCTTGACCTACAATGTCGGAGGATTCCAGGAGTCCCGTAAATCTTACGGACGTCTGAGACGGAGCCGTAACGCTTGTTATGGCCTTCCGGAAAATCTCGTTGACCAAGGCCGTATCGGTCAAGGACGCCGGCGTGTACTGCGAGGGGTCCCCGACGTCGTGTCCGCCGTCCCCCCAGGCGATTTCCGTGATCTGGTTTGAAATTCCTGTGGCGAGCATCAGACCGATTTGCTCACGCCCGACATTGACGACGACGTTTTTCTTGCGCCATACCTTTTGCGGGATCACGCCACCCTGCCGATACTCGATTATTTCGACGTTGAGCTTGATCGGTAGCCGGTCAAGAAACAATGGCTTTTCCACTGGTGGCTCCCGTGACAAAAGTGATAGTGCAGTTGTCCTCGTCGTCATACTCCACGGTGTAAGCGCTCGGGTCCACGTTTTTCGGCGGGGACGCCGACGTGTCGATTATTTCGACGCTTACGAATTGTCGGCCCAGCGCGTGATTTACGGCCCACGGATTCGCCGCCACGGCTTGGTCATGTTCGTACTGGCTGGATCCGCCAGGAGCTGTGGGGGACCCGAGCAGGGTGTTCACGTTTTCGAAGAGGACCACCCAGCGATCCGGGTTGGCGCCGTCCCCCTCGATTCGCATTTTCAGCTTCCAGTTCAAAGTTTCGGCCATGTCCAGCCAGAGCATTCCGCGCTGCAGGTCGGGGGGCTCGCTTGCGCCCTCACTCTGGGACGCCAAGGCATTAAACTGGGCGCGCAACCTGGAGGAAACGACGTCGGCGTTATACTCCGGATAGGCCTTGTTGAATTCTTGTGGCATAACGTCAAATCCCTTTCCAGCCATCTTACGGCTTCAGAAGTATTCCCTCACTTCCGGGGATAATTGTTTCATCGGGGTAGTGTACTTCCTCCACCCCACTTCCGTCTTCCTCAGACACGAGCTTTTCGGATATACAGCAATTGTGCTTCAGCCCTCCGTCATCGAAAAATAGCCCGTCGTCGAAAAGTAATCCCGTGTCGAACAGGTTATATATAGTAAGCTCGATGCGATGGTAATATGTCGGCACCGTGAAGTTTAAAGGGTCTTTGTGCGTTGCTTCGCGTCTGTGGTAGGCGTCAGAAAAGATAATCTCGTAGTCGTAAATTCCATCGGGCCAGGAGAACGGAGCGACTATGCGAAGGCTCGTTTCTCCCAGGACCTCTTCCACCTTGCGGTACTCGTGATTGATCCGCACGAAATCCCCTACGATTACGTGCATATTGGAGACGAATTTTGCGGACGGGGCTGAAACCGTGTCGAGAAGCGTAGAGATTGACATGTCCGCGCCACCGCCTTTGTTGTAGCCATAACGCTGCAGCGCGAAGGCATTGCTTTCGTCGCGCCGGCAATATATCCCGGAAAGCCGATAGCGAAAAGGATCATAGATATGGTCGGGATATTGGCATTCGTGCGAGTAGACCGTATCGTAATAAAACGGGGGGTAATCCATCTCTGGCGCGCGCGAATGCTCCCCAGGCTCATCGTAGATTCTCGGAGGGCTTTCGTCATACTTGAACCCAGCGTCATACCTTACGACAGTGTGGTAGTTCTCGACGCGCGCGCCCTTGCCGTGGTAACAGCAGCAACCCATTTTGACGCGCGTCAAGTAGTCTATCGCAATCAAAACGGCATCATCAACGCCAATGACGTCTGAAAACGAGTAGACCGTGTTCATATCGAGTTCGATGTGAATGGGCGTGATTTCTCGAAGCTTCTTCAACAAGCGCGCGAGGAGGAATGGGGTGAGCAAACCCCCTTCAAAGCCGCAAATCGAGAGAAGCTCGGCTTCCGGAAGTCTCTCGAGTTCCAGCCTTATTCTCGAGGACATATGCCAGCCGGGGAGGCGCGTGTTGAATCCGGTTATCGCGGCGCTCTCGTCGATCGTTATTGCGCTGTCCGGGCTGTCTTCGAAGAGGGGGATCACGGTAGCTTGGAACCCTAGCGTTCGCATGAGAGCCTCAAAGCTCAGCGTGGTCCCTTTTATCCCGTAAATCGGCACAGCCGCGCGGATTTGCTCTCGGATGAGGGCGCACGGGTCGCAATCCTCGGTTTGCAGCCCGATCAAATTCGCGAGGTAGGCCAGATAGTCGCAGGGCACGTCGTCAAGAGATTGTAGCTCTGGCAAAGCTATCGCGGAGGCCTTCAGGGATAGAATTTCCCCCTGAAAAGCGTCAACGATGGCCTTCAGGGCCTCATCGACGTCCGCCGCGCGATGCCGAAACGGTATAAGCCGCGCGTAAAAATCAAACTGGTCTACCACGAAAAAATCCCTCCTCTATCCAGGATAGAGTAAAATCCGAAAAATCCTTACACGTAGGTTATCAGGAAGCTCTCGCGCGTGTCCTGGCTGCGCTCGTAGGCGGCCACTGTGTACGACCCGAGCCGATAGATTTCGTTGTCCGCCACCGCGATGTCGTTTAGCGGATCGTACAACGAAAACAAGTCGAAAGTGTCCCCGGGGGCGAGGAGCGAATTTATTCCGTCGACCGTGACCACGCTAGCGGTGTTTCGCAAAATAGGGAACTGCCTCCCGTTCAAGGCTCCGGACGTGTAGACGATTCTCCCGCCCGCGTAAGCGTTCGGGACCAATCCGCCGGCCGTCAACGTAACCTCCGTGGTGAGGCCTGCGATGAAAAACCCGTCCACGCTGTCGCTGGCCGTGTCTTCCGTTCCTGGAACCCCCAGATTCACCTGCTGAACTCCGGCAAGGCCCATCAACAGGTAGTAGACTTCCGAGACAAAAAAAGTTTGCGCCGGCTCCAGGCTGTCCCGGTCGAAGAAATCCTGCAAGGCCGTCTCGACATCGGCAACGATTTCATCGGCGAGCTTGACGCGCTGGTCGACGAAAAGCGTGACTACCATGTCGATGTCCTTCAAGAGACCGTCGTTGATAAAAATGTCGAGGTTAAGCACTTTCCTGATGTTCAGGTAGTCGAGCAAGGCCTCTTTGAGCCCCTGGCTGGCTCCACCAACGAGAGCGCCGGCCGTTCGGGTCCACACGAACACGTCAATCTCGTTAGCGCTCGAGTTCGTTTTCCCAACGCGCGGAAAGGCCACACCCTTTGCGATAGCTCCGTAAGTGGGGTCTACAAAAATCGGAATCAAGGTGTCATAGTCGAGTTTCGATATGGCATTGCCATGTGTCCGGACATACCGAGGAGCGTTGAATTTGATCGAATCGAGGGACTCCTCCTCAGCTCCTCCGCTTGCCGGGTTCGGGTTGGTCGCGGCGAGCTGAACGGTCCCCGAAATCGTGGTCGCCGAAAGCTGGGTGGAAATGAGACCGGCCCCGATGTTCCCGGCCTCCCCCCCGCCAACGCGCGAATAGACCTCGATAAGCGACCCGGCCAGCGGGATGTTACCGCTTACGCCGTCCCCGAAGCGAATGGTCGGCCTGTTGTCACCATCGAAATCGAGAGCGTATGAATTCGCTTGCCCAGCAAAGACCAAGGCCTCCACTTCATTCCACAAGGAGCCGTTGACCCTGACTTCCACGCTCCCCCGAATTACGGGATAGTTTCCCAAGGTGTAGATTTGATTCGGTGTCGACGCCGGAACCGTAAATGATTCGTCGTAGCTCACGCCTTCGGCGAACGTGGGCCCAGGCAGCCCGGTAGTGCTTCCCGGGCCAGCGTCGCGGTTGCCGGCGAGTAGAACAAAATCTTCGAGAAGCTCGAAGGTCAGACCTTGAACGGAAATCGACGCCCCCGCCGAAATAGTGGCGTCCTGAGCGAGGCCGCCGACAATATTCGTGTCCACAAGCAACTCGGCCGAGGCCGCAGCCGGTGGCGATGGCTCGTAGCCTATAAGCTTCACCAAATTTACAGCATTTTCCCGCTGACGCAGCGTGGGGAGGTAGCATTCGTTCGCGGCCATGTCGATTGTAAAGCTCAACATGTCGGCCACCCACGCACACACTTCGAGGAGCATCACCGACAAGTTAGATTCCGTAAAGTCCGTGAATGTTGCGGGGAAACGAGCCTTTATGAATTCGATGAGCGCTTGCTTGACGGTCGGGAAGTCCCGAGACGAATAGTCTATTGCCGGATAGCGGTCATTAGGATCCGCTGTTGGATTCGGTATGCTCGGAGCTGGCATATTTCCTACCTCCCTAACTCAATAAATCCAGTGTCTCGGTTGATTGCCAATGTCAAGCTCGATTCAGCCGGGATTGGCTGGCGAACACGAAATTGTATTGCCAGCTCGGCCGTATGCTCCCTGTGTTTCGAAAAAGACACCACGGCCGATATGAGATCAATTCGTGGCTCCCACGTCCTGAGCGCCTCGAAAACATACTCCTGGGCGAGGACCTGAAAAGCCTCGTCTTGCTGCTCGAAAACCAGCTCGTGGAGACGAGACCCGAACTCCGGGAGGTGGACGCGCTCCCCGATCCTCGTAACGAGAATTGTCACGATGGAATCGCGTATGGTCGCCAGGCCGTCCTGGGGGGAAAAATACCCCCGTGTCCGCCTTTTTATCGGCTGAGGGATAGAGGGGATCGTAGGCATTTCGCCTCCTTATCCGATAACCGACGTGTCGCCGCCGGCCGACAAGATAATCTGGCCCGAATCCGGGTGCGCCGTGATGAAAATTTTCTTCTCAGGTGCGGTCTCGTTCGTGATTCGAATGTTATCCAGGAGAGACTGCACGAGTATTTGCAGGTTCACGGTTTTCGTGTAGTTCGCCAAATACGTCTCGATCGCGTCGAGCGTGACCGCGCGCGTGTAGGTAGCCTGGTAGTTTTCGGTTCCCGGGAGCGTGACCGTGCGCGTGTAGGTGTTGAGGAAGTTCTGCAGAACCTGTAAGACGACAGTCTCTGTCAACGTGTTCAAATACTGGTGCGTTACGGGGCCCACAACCTCTTCGGTCTTCTCCCCCAAAACCTCGAGGGTCTTGTCGACGTCGATGGTCTCCTCACGACTCCCGTGGATTTCCTTTAACTGGTCCTCATCCACTTCCTGGTGGTGATTCTGTTTGTAGTACTCCTCCACATCGCCATCGACTACAACGTGATAGTCTCCAACGACGTGCAAAACCACATCACCGTTTGCCCGGAATTCCATGTGCGATCCGGAGGGGTGATACAGGTGAATCCTCTCGGCCCCGTCCGTGTCGTCGTACTCGATCACGATTCCATTTTTCGTGCGAATTCCTCGGTTTTTCGGGTATTCGGCCGCCCAGGATGATGGCTCGTCGATCAGCGGTTCCGAGTCCTGAGCGGCCGGGTCGGAGGGGTCTCCCCGGAAAACGGCCGGAGTTTCTTTTTGTCCCTCCGGGGAGCCGTAAAAAGTCCCCATCCAAACCGGGCGGTCGACGTTACCCTGCTCGAACATCACCCAGACTGTGGACCCGATTTCCGGGATGAAAACGTGCCCGTAGTCGTTTCCTCCGCCGTCGGGGTAGCAAGGCCATGCCCACGGAAGTCCTTCCGGTGGGATGTCCCGGTAGAGGTCGAAAACTTTCACTTTCAGCCGACAAAGTTGGTCCGGGTCGTTGTTGTCGACAACCGAAGCCCGGTAAAGCCCGGGGAATACTTGCTGATCCCGTTGGAACCGGGCCGGCTTCGTGTTTCCACCTATCATGGCAACTCCACCGCCTCTCTCACGGTTGCGCTCGTCACCTCTTCTTGGATCACTCCCGGACGCACGCCCGAAACCGTCTCCTCCCCGTCGGCTGCAGCCGATTTCGTGAGCGACAAGACCGAGACGAATTTGTCGGCGTCGATCAGATGGCGCACACCTTCGACGAGATAGCGGCCGGAGAGCAGGTGGAACCTCCCTCCAGCGTCCGTGGGGATCTGGATAGAGACTTGCTTCCCGGGCTCGATAAAGGGGTCCCCAGTCATGACCGCCACAGCCCCATACCGTTTCCGGTGCGCCGCGTAAAATTGGGCTTTCGCCTCGTTCTCGACGCCGCTTTGAGTGATCGGATAGCCGTTGTGCAAAAACCTCCCATCTGTCGCCGCGCGCGGGAGGCTGAAAAGGAACGACTTTGTTCCTTGGGGGTCCTTCTCCCGCGTCGTCGTGTCCCGCGCCGTGAACTGCAATGTCCGCTTCTCGAAGGGGTCGTAGCCGAAAGCCGTCGTTGACAGTCCCCCAGCCGCATTCGAGTATTCACCGCGGAAAAACACGCGAAATTTCGAGATCGGACCCCCGCCGTCGCTCAGGGTGTACTTTTTGTAGACCTGATTTCCAAGCTTTGGGGGGTGGAAGTGCAGAACCCCCTTGCCATCGAAATACAAATCATAGTCCCCCCGGCCGGTTTTTGCCGAAATTGCTTTAGGGAGAAGGACACGAGTTATGAACTGGATGTCCGAAATCCAAACCTGCCGTAGGGTGTAAGCCCCCCTCGTTTCTTCTATGTCGGCCGAGACCCCGTTTCGTCCAGCAATTTCTTGCACTATCGAGGATATAGGCTTTTCCACGTAGGCCTGGTTTCTTGTCCCCCTATTGATCTCAACGCTTTTGTCCGCCCCCGTGATTGTAAGTCGTGAGCTTCTGCCTTCGAAAACCACGTCGTAGTCGACCAATAGCGCGCGCCGAATAGGGGCCCGGTCGATTTCGCCGGCCCAGCCAAAACGAAAGGAGATCTCCTGGCGCTCTTGTATCCGCTGTGCGTTGAACCCCTGGAATTGCGGGTTTGCTATCGTCACCTGGTGGACGTCGGCCCCTGGTGGCGAGATCACAGAGGAGAATTCGAAACTCTCAACGACGCTGGCCGGGGAAATCACGTCCTGGTCTCCTATTCGATACTCGAGGACCGGCGGCGACGTCAAGCTCCTTGGCATCAGAACTCCCCTTCCGTGAGCGCGGAAAACACTTTCTTAAGCCGGGGGATGGTGAGGACTGTCCCGGCGTCCACCCCTTGCAGGGGATCAGCAATCCCGTTCACGAGCGCGATAACCCACCACAGCTCCGAAGTCCCATAATACCTGTACGCTACGAGATCGAGGCGGCCGTTGTCGCTTTCGCGCATGGTGTATAGTGCGTCGTCGTTTCCTGGAGATATTTCCGGTGCTACAAAGGTTCCAAAAAACTGGACGCTTCCTGTCGATGGGGTTTTCTCAGAGATTCGGCGCGAGAAATACGGAGTGAGTTGATACCTGCTGTTTGCGCTTAGAAGTAGGCGCCGGCTCATCGTATATCCTCCGGGTTGAAGCCCTGCAGGCCAGAGGCCACCGTTTGAAAAGTGTAACGCGACGGCTGCATAGTCCCCTGCTCGTTCGCGTCCGCTTGTGCGCGGTTCAGGATCTGCGTTGTCACCTCGAACATCAAAGACACATCGACCGAAACCGGATATGTCGCCAGGGGCGCCGGCGCCGCCTCCGGGTTTTGGACTCCGGAAACGACGTCCGAGAGGAGATCGAAAAAGTTCCGGCGATCAAATCGCGTGTTCCCAGGGAAATCCCCCACAGTAGCCATTAAATTCGGGTCGTAAGAAACCTGAGTAACCACGCAGCGGGCCCGAAACCACGAGCCTATCCGGACAAGCACGATCGGGGGGTGAAAAGCGTTCGACCCCCCCTCGACAGAAATAGGGTACTGCAGCGCCTCGCACCAGCGCACGCGATCTATCACGTCTCTTTGTGGGTTGTTCTGCACGAAAAACTTAGTCGCCAGCGCAAAAGTTTTCATCCCCGTATGTTGCCAGAGCTTTATCGGCTCGGACCCCCCGAATACGTCTTGGCTCATGTACTGTGCGTTCGAGGCCACCCCAGAAATTATCGGGGTCGAAGTGAAATTAAGCTGGTCTCGCTGTACTCCGAAATCGCGTGGATTGGGGGGAACAACGATCTTGATAAAGGCGTCCGCTATTTCTGGTTGGCTGGCGTCTGCGTTTTGTACGGCCATTATATCCCCCACTGATAGAGGAGCTTTTCCTCGTCGGACATCTCAATTTTGCCGGCGCGCATCTGGCCGCCCCCCCGCTTTACCTCAGCCAGAAGCTCACGAAGCACGTTTACGACTTTGCGCGCATCGAGGCGGACGGCCGGAGTTCCCGTCGACGGAACGGCCGACCTTCCACCCATCTGCACGACCGCGGGAGCCGTCACGGCGCGAACGTGTTCGGCCGCCGCGCGCGTGACCCGGCTTCGGCTCATGGTGTCAAGCGTATCCGCGAAAAGCGCTCCCAGGTCGTCAAAAGGGATTACAGCTTCTTCTCCTCCCTCCCCAAGAAGGAGGGGGCGCCGGATTATTCCGCCGCCGGCCATAGGCTCGAACTCGTGAGGGCCCACCCCCATCGGGAGTTCTCCCGTTGTCATCCCACGTATTTCTTCGCGAAAGCTTTCAGGCAGATCCGCGCGAAGCTGGGTGTCTTCCGCGCCGAGAAAGGCCTTTATCCTGTGCCAGGTCTCAACCAATGCATCTAAAATGTGCTGAATCCTCTCGATGTCGGATTCTATACCTTCTATGTAATGCCCAAAGTCCTCTCCAATCCCCGAAAGGTAGCTCCCTATTTGCTGTATTGTCTCCCATGCCCAAGACAACACTTCTTTTAGACCCTCAAGGTGCGTCCCGAACGCGGGATATTTTTCAGCCCAAGCGTCGATACCGGCGCCGATGGACTCGACAAAGCGATCGACAGAAGAGAAATTATCAGCTATCTCAGAAATTACAGGGATTAGATGGTCCCCCATGTAGACGACGACTTCCCGGATGTTTTCTCCCAGCTCGGCCATCATTGGCGCGAAGGCCGCGCGCATCTGGTCCGCCTGCTCGCGGAGAGTTTGCCGCGACCTCTCCGCCGCGGCGTCGAGATCGTCCGTCCTGGTTGCAGCCTCAGCAGACTCCTCCGAAATCCCCCGGAGGGATCCTTCGTATTGGCGCATCAGCAAGAGGTTTCGGCCCGAGACCCCTGTCAGGTCTTCCATGGACTTGTTGAGCAGCATGAACCTGTCTTGGCTGAGCGCGCGCGTGGCCTCCTGCATCTGCAGAAAGACTTCAACGAGATCCCCCTGACGGTCTATCAGGTCGTCAAGATTTACGGTCATCCCCGCTTGCTGGAAGAAGGCCCGCAGTTGCGCCCGGGCCTGGCGCATGGTCGCCATGTCCGGACTCGTGAGTCTTGTCATGAGCCCGGCGTATTCGGACACGTCCCCTCGTGTCTCCCGGACCATCGCCGTTATCGTGTTTATTTGCGCTGCAAGCCCTGTTCCCCCACGCCCACGCATTTCCATTGCAAGAGCCACGTCCTGAAACGAGCGGGCCGCGTCGACGGCCTCGCTTGCGGACATGCGCGTTGTCGCGGCGAGAAACCGAATTTGGTTGGACAGTTGGCGGAAGCCATCCTCGGCCCCGTACCAGACTTGATATGTTTGTAAGGCATTTGCCGCTTCCCCCTCCGAAAGCTCGGTCGCAAAGGACAAAGCTGAAACGGATGCGATGTACTCGCGCATGGGCCCGCGCGCCAGGCGCATCTGGTCGATCGAGAGCGTTCGCACGAGCGCGTCGGTGCGCTCAAACCCGATTCGAAGCTCCCTCTGCACGTCCAGGACTTCTTCTCGCATGTCCGCGAAGGTTGCCGTAAGACCACTCACATCGGACCTGGTTTCCCCAATCAGGTCGATTCGGCGGTGCATCGCGACAAGGCTTTCCTCGACTGTCGAGGCGGCCGCGACAAAACGGTTAGCCATCCCCACGGCACCCTCGATCGAAAAAATCGAACGCATCGAGGTTATAAGGTCGTCGGTCATATTGGCAAGGTCTGACATGCCGCCGCGAGTGTCCTTCAAGCCAGAAAGCACACTGTTACGCGCTCCCGATAAGCGCTCACGAAATGTCTTTGCCTCTTTATGTCCCTCCTCGAGTTTGCGTCCCATCTTCTCGATTGCCCCGCCGACACCATCGAAGTCCTTCTCCGTCTGCCTTTCAGCCTTTTCGATGGACTCCGTCAGGTCGTCAATAGCTCCCTCGATCCCCTTTATGGATTTTGACATGTTGTCTTTGAGGGAAAGCATAAATCCAAGATCATGCTCGCGAGGCATCTATTTACCCTTTGCTCCTTTTTGCGGCCGCCCGCTCAATTTCGTTTTTCTGTTTTTCGAGCAGGTCGACCAGCGTTTTGTGGAAAAACCGGCGCTCGGGCGTCGGCATGTTCTCCAGAGATCCATAATCAAAACCTGAATGGTGGATCAGGTTGAACTGCTCAAAAAGCACGCTCCGGTACATGTCGACGCTTTGGGCGAAAAAACTCATCGCTGAAAGGAAGTGTCTCTTCGGACTCGTACAAGCACGAAGGGCACACCACTTTCAGCTCCATGTTCACCCCGACATTCTTTTCGTCGTATGCGTGACGAAAAGCTGTCAAGTCTCGTGACACTAGGTTTTCCACGAAGTCGAAGGATGCTGCCCCCTCGGAAGCGTGTCCGTTTACTGACACAATCCGGCGGGAAAGTGAGAAGATGTAAGCGTCCCCTCCGCCTTCTTGCTTTCCCTCGAGCTGGCACCGCCGGCGAAACTTTCGGACAACCTCTTCATCCCGACCGCGGAGAAGCCGAAACCCCACCTCGCAGCCTTTCAGAGGTAACGTAACTTTGAACGGTTCGGCCTCCGCTTCGTCCCCGAAACTGTTCACGTCAAGCCTTGACAGGTCCACCTGATAGGCGAATTGCTCTCGGCAAGATTCGCAACGACAGCGCACCGGGTAGGCCTCCCCCAAGGAGAGTATTCGGAGTTTTACCAGGATGTAATTTCGATCCCCCATCGTCAATTCGGCTGGGGAGAGAGCGCCGGGAAGGGTCGTGCAGAGTCGAATCAAGGCGTCTATTTTCCCTTCGCCGGCGCTTCCGTACAGGATTTTCTCCGCCTTGCCGGTCATGGCATGTATCCGTATCTTGCCATCGGGAATTATCAGCTCCCCGGCGTCCGTCTTGTAGAGATAACCACGAGACGGTAGGACAACGTCCTCAAAGATAGTACTTTCAGGTATATTTTCCAAGGCAGACTTCCTTTCTGTTTACTTTTTAGACCAGGCCGCCGGCTACCGAAGGAATCGAAGCGGCCAAACTCGATTCCGCCGAGATTGCAAAAAGCGGAATGGCTTTGTCGAATCGGATCGTGACGTCGGCAACGACGACATCGTTCTGGTCGTCGGCCAGCTCCCCGGGGTTCGCCTGCGTCGGCCAGCACCCGATAAGTTGCCAAATGCGTTCGTTGCTGATTCCATCCGGAGCCGTGAGCAGAATTTCCCCGGATTTTTTGTAGAGGCTTGCGAAGCCCACGCCGCCCGTCAAAGGATTGTAGACTTGCTGGCGCCAACGGAGGATGGCCGCCAGCGTTTCGCGGTCGACGTAATCGCGAACGCGGATCGTTCCGCTTTCGAGCGTTCGCCGTCCGGCCACCCAAACGTCTTCGTTCTTGTGCGGGATCTGAATTTCCTCATTGCCCTCGGACGGCATGAAGCCTCCGACGATTCCGAGTGTGAGCATTTCCTCATCCAGGAAGTTGCCCAAGAAAAATCGGATTTGATAGTGGTTTCGCCGCTGAGGCTCGAAGGTTCCGAGCTGAGAGGCGAGATGATTGCTCGTCATTGGAGTTATAGGCATAATTTACCTCCTTAACCTTCGGAGAATTCGGCCCCCGAGGGCAAAATCACAAAATCGAGTACGATTTTTTCCGCGGCCTTTGTCGGGATGATAAAGAGTTTCCCGTGCATCTCGTTTCTGTTCCGGACATCGGGCGGATTGGTGCTGGAGTCGATCCTCACCTGAAACTCTTCTATTCCACGGCCGGCTTTGATTCTGTTCAAAATCGGATTGATAAGATTCGTCGCGCGACGCCACAAAGTGGAGTCATTCGGCTCGAAAACGAGTATCTGCGATACGGTAGCGATGAGCTTTCGCGCGAAGAGCAACATCCTTCGGACGTTTACTCGATCGAGCGCGCTCGCCGTCCGCTGCAGGGTGCGCTGGCCGTAAATCAAGATCCCATCACGCGGGAAGTCGACGATGGGGTTGACGGCGTTTCCATTGCCATACAAAAAGTCTCTCTGTCCCAGATCGGGAGAAGGCTTTTCGAGCCGAAGGGCAGTGTTAAGCCGCCCCCGCGTGAGGCCGGCCGGAGCATACCAGGGATCGTTCAGGTAGTCGGTGAAGGCCATCTGAGCGGCCACCCAGCCGGACGGTGGCGTGAAAACCCGCTCTTCGGCGTTCGGGTCGTACTGCTCGACCCACGGCCAATAGGTGGCCCCGTAGGACGAGTTGAACGTGGGATGCAAGCCGTCGTAGGCCCCGTTCCCGTTGTGCCAATCTATCACGTCGTCGTAGTCGAGCCCCATCGGGGGGTCGACGATCGCGAGACAATCGCCGCGGGAGCGGCAAAGCTCGAGCAGCTCCAGGACGACCGGGCCGCTGGAAACCCCAGGAGTGGCAACGATGTTGACGTCGATGATTTCCGGATTGTTCAGCGTTTTCAGCCCGGTCTTCACGCCGCCCGTGACGGTCCCGATGTAGTCGGCGTCTGAAATGGTAGAAATTCCGTCGGCCCCTCCGGCGAGAGAGTAGGAGACGGGAGTCGGGGGGGTCGCCAAGTAAGTCGCCGGGTCCGGAAGGCTGTCGTTCCCTTCGTCGTCCACCACGATGTAAGCACTGACACCGTTTATCGTCTTTTCCACGTTCGCTTTGGTCAGGTTGTCGTAGGTCTCGAGCAGATTGCTTTGGACGTCCCAGACCGAAAGCTTGAAGGTCCCCGTCGTAGTCCCGTTCTCTATCCGGATTTGCAAGCCGTTGGCGAAAGTCCCCGGACTCTCCGCGTACACGGTGAGAGCCGCCGCTTCGGCGTCAATCCCAGTGACGGTGTAGGGGATGGACGGCACGCCGAAAACATGCTGGCCGGCGTCGGTCAGGGGGTCGGCGTAGGCCTCTATTGTCACCTCTCCCGACGCCTCCCCCGCCACCGTACCTCGGATTATTGGGTAGGCATTGAGATTGTCTTTCGCCGCGGCGCCAGCAACCGTATTGTTTATCGCCGTGATTATCTGCTCGATCGGGACGTCGGTGAGGTCCCCGGTGTAGCTGTCGCGCAGGTTGATGTCGTGACTGCTCCCGTCGATGGTGACGCGAATCCGATAGCGCACGCTCAAGTCGATTCCGCCGGACAGGTTTTTGAACCCCTTGAAGAACGCGATTTGCGCCGCCCCAGCGACGGCTTTCGAGGCTGCCGACTCCGTCCCGTCGGTCACGCGCACAAAGAGCCCTTGACGGCCATTTCGCAAGTACTGCTCCATCGCGTACACGGCGTAATGCGTGAGCGCCCCCACGCCGAACTTGTTTTGCAATTCCAGAGCGCTTGTAACCGGAGTAGGGTCGTTCACTGGGCCTTTCTGGGCCGTTCCGACTACAGCGAAAATTGCGGTGGCGAGCGCCGGCGCGTACTGAGAGAGATCTATCTCGCGCGAGTAGACCCCCGGGGAAATGTATTCGGCCATGTTCTTAACCTCCGATCTCTGTCAATACGACCAGGCCGGCCGTATGCCTCTTCTCAACGTCCGCTGTCACGGCGGCGCTGTCCACCTCCACCGTCGCGCGCGGGAGGAGGTTTAAGACCTTCGATCTCCCGGTGGCGGTGTCTTTTACCAGCACCGGCTGCATTTGCCGGAGCTTGTTTTTGATCGTGTGTGGCATTAGGGAATCCCTCCAGTTTGGATTTCCAGGATAACCGCGTCGGGAGGCTCCGCCGCAACTACAGGGGGCGCCAACGTGAATTCAGGCATCCTCTCCGCGGCCTGCGAAATCCTCGCCTCCTCGTACTCGTAAAAATCGTAGTTGTAGGTATGCACGACCGGCACTTTGCGTACCGGGCGCATGAGCATGGCCTCAACCGTCACGGTCAAGGTCAGCCTAAAAAATCTCTCGCCATCCCCCACCTCGAGATCGCTCGTGTCGTCAAGAGAGTCAAAGCGAACCGGAAATACATAAGGATACTTGTAGGCCTCGGCGTGGACCTGACGAAAATCCACAGTGACGTAAAAGCGATCGTCGTCAAATTGTAACATCATCCATGTCTGCACGAGGTTAAGCGTGCGCCGGTTTATCGCAGTGACGTCGACCTGATAGGGTATATTCCAGGGGTCCGGGTAAGGAATCTGATATACCTCTTTTTGCTGGTCGCTAACCCACCCGGCACGCCGAAAAACCCCGCGGTGACGCCGGCGCCCCATGTCTTTTTGCGGCCCCATGCGAGTTATCGAACAAGCCGGAAAGTCCGGGCGGATAATCGGGTCGCGCCGGCGCTCCCTCTCCGGAAGCTGCTTGTTGTACAGGTTTCGCATCTCGGCGAAAGGCCGGTCAGGCGTCGCGATCTGAGTAAACATCGGCCCGGGCTGTCCGTTGGGCGCGCACTCGCTTGTCGATCGCGTCTTGATGTCTGGATGGCTGAAAGTAAGCACCCAGCGCTTAATCTGGTCGTCATAAAGCCGGAGCTGGTCTACCGGATTTGCCTCTGTGAACGAGGACAGAAACTCGATTCCTGGGGGTGGGTTGTTTATGCTCATATACGACCACTCCGAAAAGACTCCGCCACACCGTGCAGACGCGCTTCCTCCGCTGGATTCAACTCCTTCCACTGCTCGCTGGCTTTGCGATAAGCCGCCTCGACGCGCCCGCGTTTTATCGCCTCACGAACTTCGCGCGCGATCTTCTCCTCGGCGCGTCGAGAGATCATATCCTCTTGCAGCAAAAACATCTCCTTGATTGCGCGCCAGTGAGGCCTTGGAGGTATGTTGTTTTTGACGCTCCCGTACTCCAGCACGCGCGCGAGTAGCTGCAGATTCACTCCTGACGTCTCATGCTCTCGGTCAGGCACAGTGACCACAACCATGTAGTTTTCACCGCGCATCCGTTCCTGTATCTCGATTGACTCGACGTATTCCCCTGTAGCTATCAGTGTTCTAGGATCGAGGTCGGCCCGCTTTTTGAACTCCACGTAAGGCTTGCTGAGAGCTGCAAGATCGAGGTCCTGACGCAAAATCGCCTCTTGCAGCCGGAAGAGAAAGCTTCCTCCCAGCTCGAGGAGAAATTCCCGGGCGGCCTTCATTCCGGCTTCCCGAGCGACTTTCGCGACGTAGCGCTTCATCTTGTGCGTGTCCCCCCGAAAGGAGACTCCCATTTTCAGTTTTTTCGCCATTACGCTGAAATCCTGTCAACCACGTTGAGTTTGCAAAGCAGGATGAATGGGATAGAGCTTGACAACCACTGAGCCTCGACATCCCCAATTACAGTCGAAATCTCGTACTCGTGCTGCTCGTACAGAATCAAATCCCCTGGAGCTACAGCGTCCGAGGAGAAGCCCGCCTCTTCCAGCGCGAAAACCGAAAACTTGCAGATTGCCGGCCGGCTCTCGATAATCCCAAGCTTGAACAGGTCCGCCTGGTTCCCCTGCTCCTGAAAGAAAATCCTGATGCGAACAGGTGGGTGGTAGCGTTTTTCCATTGCCTCGTTGTAGAGGGGGTCTACCGAATCGTATTCGTCGTACTTGTATTGTGCGTCGTACCTGTAGCCAGCATCGTAGACAAGGCGGGGATCACGGATCAAGCGGCGCCACCACATAAAAGATACATCACGCTTCCAGTTTTCCAGATGGAGCGCGCGATATACTTCTATGTCGTAATTGCCTGTAAAGTCTACAGGTAGCTCCGCGTCGTACACGGCTTTTCCCCCACTTATCCACATTTAGCCATAGATCGGCCACATTGGGATGGCGAGGCCTTGCAGTATCTCCTGTAAGGCCTCCGCCTCCCGAAACCCCTCATCCTTCAGCTTCCCGCCGTTGAGCTGCACGTTCCCGCCTGGAGTGATTACAGAGTCCCCGAATTTTTCGCGGATCTCTCCAAGAACGATCTTGGCGCGCGCCAGGGCAAGACGTTTCAAAGTTTGCTGGTGCGCCGGCGTGATGTCTCCCAGGCGGTGGTCTACCCCGTAAGCATATGTGACCTCGTAGAAGGAGCGATCCCACTCACCCGTGTCAATAAAAATTTTTGTCGGGGTCCCCGGATCCCAACGCCAAATTGGCTCTTGTCCAGTGACACGAAGGACCGTCCCGTAATGCGATTGTGACAAAACGAAGTCATCGAAAGCCAACTGCGAAAACCTGGGGTAGTGACGACCAAATAGAGGGTCTGAGATGATCGGAGTTCCTTCTTTCCGACGAAATTGGACATCATAAACCCCGCGGCCGAATTCGGTTATAGTGTATGCTTTCCGCCCGGTGACGAGACGGATCTCGCCATATTTCCACCTCGGCACGTATTGATTGTATTCGGCAAGCGCGTCTGCGATAGAATCGCAAATCTGTGATTCGTCCAGCTCCACCCCCTGCTTCGGCCAGCCCAACTTACGCAAAATCCAGTCGCGAAGCTCTGACGATAGCAAGACGCCATCCATGGTCGACTGTGTGGCGACCATGGTGATCTGGGGGGAGGGGCACCAGGGCTTTCCGTCGTAGGTGGCATACCATCGGGCTTCCAGCGGTGATTCCCCCAAACCATCGGGATTGAGGCGGACGAAGTAGTACGTTCCACACCCGGACACTTTACGCTCGATTGCTGGTTCCGTGCTTGCCGTAATGTCTGGGAGTATTTGCACTCCATCCGAAAACACACGCAAAACCAGGTCGCTCACGGCGACAGCCCGGCCGCCCCGCTGAAAACTGGTTTCAATTACCAGCAGGTCTGGCGCCGAGTTTCCTTGCGGGCTGAAAGAGGAGGAGCGCTGCACTACTTCTGCCATCGTCTACCTACTTTCCGGGAGCGAGCTTGGTTCTGAGCGTGCCTATGATGTCTTTTTTCGCGGTCGCCTCCGCAAAGTCGATCCCCACAAAACGCCCGAGTCCTAAAAGTTGGGAACGCGAAAACGATTCGAGTTTTCCTTGCGCGGCGACGTCGCACCACTCTTCATAACTCTGATCCATATAGGCTTCACCTCCGGCTATGGCCTTGGCTTTCTGGGCGCGGTCGCGCGCCTCTTTCGCGTCGTCGTTCGCCCCGAGCATCTGAGCGAATTTGGGGCGCTTGGGCGCTCCCTTTCCGCTTTTTTGCATCTGGCCGAGAGGGCGCGGCCCGTCGTAAGGTACGAGGCCTTTTCGCTGGTTGACGAGGCTTGCGAACTCTGGGCCTACCACGGCCCCGGGGGCCACTTCTTTCCGCCCGCCGGCTCCGTTGAGGCCTACCACCCTGTACGGTCGGTTATTGATGAATTTCTGTTGGGTTTGCTGCGTCATTTCTCTTCTCCTTTTCTTCTGCTTTCCAGGCTAATTAGTGTATGGGCGTGCGGGGAGGAAAAGCCCTCCCCGCGATTGCCCGAATCACGCGGTGACTTCGCCGGTGCCGTAAAATCTGGGGTTGATCGTCTTTTTTCCGTAGGCGATGCCCAAACCTTTCCTCCCCAAGAAGTCATCCAAAAAGATCGTAGGAGTCGTGTACAGGGGGAGATACGGAGCGAAGACATAGCCGGCGTCCATCCAGCTCCCGCCTTTGTAGCCGCCGAAAAACACTCTCGGGTTCGGCTGTCCGTTACCGAGGAAGGGGTCTTTGTAGACGGTCCACCTGTTGTTGAGCACGCCGACCTTGACCACGCCCGCCGTCCTCTGGACCGAAAAAGCGTTCGGCTCGGCGACGAAAGTGGGGAGGCTTTCGATGATATTTGCCACCTCCACGGACGTCACGATGAAATTCATGTTCCCACGCCGAGTTGCACGGAAAATCAAGTTGCCCAGCTCGATCAAAGCGTCGATGTAAGACAGCTTGTGTTCGGTAAAGCTCACGCCGGCCGGCTGGGTGATCTGCCAGAAAACGTGTCCGGCGAGGGCGATGTTGTACAAGTCCCTTATGACACGGCGGTCGATTTCGAATTTGAGTTCCTCCGCCGTGAATGCCATGAGTTCACTTTGCGCGTCCAGGCCGTGGAGGGATCTGGCCGAAGCCTGAGCCTCGATCGACCAGCGGATTCTCAGCTTGTGGTGCTGGGCAACGACAGGGGTGGAGACCATCCCGATGTCCATTTGCGGCACCAGTTCCGAGCCTTCCATGTCGAAACGGTACGAGGCCGTGATGATCGTCCCGCCCACCGGGGCCACAGAGAAAGTGATGTCGTAGGCTCCGGTGTCGTAGTCGATGCTTCCCGCCGCAATCCCGGTTCCGGTTATGTTGCCGTCCCCATCGTCCCAACCAACGACATCGCCGGCGGCCACCTGCACAGTCCCCTGGTATATGGGGGTGTATCCTACGTTTCCCGTGAAGTTCGTCTCCGCGTCGTCGCCGGCGCCGAGCGGCTCCAGCTCGACGTCTTCGGAGCTGTAAGACGGGTTTTCGTTGGGGCCGGAGACCGCATCGAACGCGGCCTGTCCCGCCTGGACGCTCCCCTTGTTCGAGCCGTACAAAGCGTCGAGATAGAAAATCAGGGAGATGGGCCCGGTCATGGGCTGTACGGAAACGAGTTCCTGGGCCACCAGGTTCGGGTATATGGCCCGGATCAGCGGGAAGGCGAACTTGTCGAAGTTCCCGATTGCTTGCTGGCGCACGGTCTCGTTGAAGTTCTTGAAGTAAGACTTCGTGTTTTCCAGCAGGATGGCGGTTCGCCACCGCATGTTTTTCGGGAGGCGGCGGCAAAGGTGACTCCAATCCTCGGCGGCGAGCTTGGCTCCCTTCTCCTGGGTGCGTTCCAGGATTGTCTGGCCGCCCATCTGGAGATTTTCCGCCAGGTTGGCAATGGGGGGGACCCCCTCTATCTGTGGCATCAACATGCTTTTCTCCTTTCGTTTTGCGCTTTGTAGCGCGTCGTCTACATCCATCCGGGCGGAAGGTGCCCGCCGTCGATCAGGTTATCGGCCATTCGCGAATAGTCGCTATCCGCCCCGTGGCGGCTCTCCTCGAGAATCCTTCCCAAAGACAGTTTGTTTTCCTTCACTTGCTTTTTCGGAAGGTCCTCGGCGGGGAGATCCTGAGATTCGACCATCAGTTCTCGCGTTCTGGCCGGCGGCGGTGTGTACCTTCTGCGCGAAGGCGGGGTACGTCGAGCTGCTTCCTCCTGACGACGGCTTTCCTCTTCCCGCATTTTGGTTTCCCTGCTTTCCTGCACCAAACGGACAGCCTCTTCGAGTTCGCGTGCGCTGCACCGCTCCAGCACCGGGAGCAGATTTCCCATCTCCGGGTTTTCGGCCGTCGCCCGCGAGAGGATACGGCGCTTTTTCTCCGCCTCCACCCGCTCGACCACTTTTGCGATCAAGTCCACAGAGCTGTCGAGCTTCGACGCCAACACGGAGTTTGCCGCGCGAAGCTGACGCGCGCGCTCGACGAGCGCGTTTTTGAGCTTGCGCTCGCGGACGAGAGCCTTTCTCAGCACGCCGGCGGATTCGCATTTCCTCTCCTTGCGAGAGAGAAAGCTTTTCTTTTCGACGGGGGGAGGAGGAGCGGGCTTTTCTTCTTCGTCGTCCTGCTCTTCGTACTCCTCTTCGGGCTCGTCCTGCTCCTCGTACTCGTCCTCGTCGTCCAAGCCTTCTTCGTCATCTTGCTCCTCATACTCGTCTTCGTATTCGGCCTGCTCCGATTTGCGCTGGCGTTTCTTCTTCGCCTCCATTTTCCGACGCCGCTTGCGCTCTTCGTACTCCTCGTCGTCCAAGCCTTCTTCGTCATCTTGCTCTTCGTACTCGTCTTCGTATTCGGCCTGCTCCGATTTGCGCCGGCGCTTTTTCCGCTCTTCGTACTCGTCCCCCTCCTGCTCGGTCTTACGCCGCTTCTTTCGCTCCTCGGTGGGGGGTTTGTATTCCTCCTCGTCTGACCGGATCGCCTCTATCATCTGGCTCACCGCTTGGACGGGGACGGTCAACTTGCTTTTCGCCATTTTTCTGGCCTCCTTCAAGTCCCTGTTGATTAACTCACAAAACTTCTCGAGGAGCGCGTCGCCATGTCCGGACACCCCCGAGAGGTCCCTCTCACAACGCCGTATCTCCTCATCGCTAGCTTTTCCGCGTGAAGCGGCCACGCGAACCCGACCCGCATCATCGGCCAGGCTCACGAGTTTTCTGGATGTCTTCTCCTCATCTCGCTCCCAGGTCGGAAGTTCCCCGGACATGGCAACTTTCACGGGCTTGGGGTACGCTCCCGGAGTCGAAGGGTTGTAGACAATGTCGACCGTCTCCAGATCATAGTTGTCGTCCACGAATTCGACGTCATCCTGCTCGTGAGACGTCCCCTTCCCGCGCGTGGAGGCTCCCACAGGAACCCCCCGACGGATCAGGCGCGCCACGATTATTCCATGCGGAACGTCATCGAAAATCTCGAAGGAGCCCAAGACGACCTTTCCCTCTCCCCAACGGAGATCCGTCACCAGATGCGAAACTCGATAGAATTTCGTGATGCCGTCTTCAGGATGCTCCAGCTCCCCGACCATGAGACGCCGACGCAGCCGGTCTCTTACCTTTTGCGCTTTCAAAACCTTGTCCAGCACGGAGTAACGATACACCCGGTTGTTGTCGTTTTTTATGTCGGCGTGCTGCACCTTCCCGCGCAAAATCAAGAGCCCTTCAGCGCTCTCGGTAATGGAGTAATCCAGTAGAACCGAGTCGTAGAGAAACCATTTCGGCGTTGTCGTAGTCATCACGCCGCCGCCGTTAGCCGAGGCCTACGGCGGGGTGTACCTGCGTGTATCCCACGCCTTTCGTGATGCCTCGAACCTCACGCGCCCGGGCTATCCACTCCTGAGCCGCCTGCAATGTCAACCCGTGGTTGTCCACGAGATATTCGGCGGCGGCGGCCGGAGTGCCCGAGAAGACGGCGTCCATCTCGTCTCCGTGCGGCGTGGTGATGTCGACATTCCCGTTCTCTTTACGCGACGGGATGATTTTCAAGTCGCGAACCATTCCGGTAGGCATGATTTTTCTCCTTTACAGCGGTATAAAATCCTGAGTCTCAAGGAAAAACCGCAACTTTCGAAAGTTGAAAAGATATGTTTGCGCGCGATCGCGCGGCCAATAGGCCGGGCACACGCGACGAAACCACGAGACGAACTCTTCCCACAGCAACGAGTACTCATCGCCGCCCCCAGGCAGAGAGACCTTGACAAAAGGCGAGTACGCCTCGCGATGGAAGTCATAGGCCTCCGCATCTTTCGGTGGAAAAATCTTTGTCTCGAGCAAATTCCCCCCTTACGGAAACGTCTTTTCCGGAAGCTCCGGAGGGGTTGAAGGAAACCTGTCATTAGGATACGGGGCTTCGTAGCCCGAGTCGTTCGGATCGAAAACCTCGAGGGTCCCGTAATCCTCCGGGAAAGGATCGTTAATCCCCAGCGCCCCCGGCGGAGCCGTAACGACTTCGCGAATTCCGACAGCGCGCAAGCCCACGCCGCCGGGAATCGGGTCCCCACTCTCCGGGCGGACGTCGAACTGCAAACCGCGTCCGGGAGGGGGGGCTGAGTTCGAAGGCACTGACGGATACAGCTTGCTCGCCGGCTCGCCCAAAATCTTCAAGATGTATGCGATATTCTGGCGCGGGTCCGCGTTGAACTCCACGTCCGCCTTGAACGCGAAGCCCCCCACTTTTACGTTAGCGAGTCCCATGGGCTTATCCCCTTTCGCTTCTTTTTTTTCTTCTTGTTGTATTGCCCGGCGGTCGGGTACGGATAAGCACCGAGCCCCCAATACCACCACAGCATAGCCCCCTTGGTCGTCGCCAAATTCTCATTTATCATTCTGGCGCTGGGGGACATTGGACGATCCACTTTCTCCTCGAACGCCTCGTCTCGCGGTCTCCGAGGATACGATCCCGCGCGGGGGTACGGGAAGGCCTGTAGGTAGTAGTAATATGTCAAGCTGCTACTCATGGCATTACCCCAAAATAACGCGCAAGTTAGCGTCCGTGCCGGCCGCGTTCGACAGCTTAATGTCTGTGATGTAGCTTCCCGTCGATCCGCTGAAAACAAACATGTTTCCGGCCGGGAGAGCCGACAGGGCTCCGTTTATTTTCGGGGCCACGGGCAGATCAGAGAGGATCAGGGCGAAAGTGATGTCGCTCACCCCGCCCAAGTCCAGGTTGGCGTCTATGGAGCCGGCGGCTATTTTCAAATGCCGAATATAGTGTTCAGCAACAGAAAAATCCTTCGCCAGCAGCTCCGAGTATTCGACGCGCCCCTGCTCGTTTTTTACCTGCACGGCCCCCTTGACGGAAATCGTCATCATCCCGCGCTCCCTATTAACTGTAAGTTACGACGTGCGTGTCGGTGACGGTCAGTCCGGCGGTCGACGGGTTTGCGAGCGAAATCGTTTGCGCTTCGGCCGCGTCGTCGGTCACGGTGATCGTGATAAGCCCGGACGCGCACTTCGCGCGAATCGGCCCGACGTCGTTCAAGTCTCCGGACACGTAACCGGACACGTCCACGATCAGCCCGGTGTCCACGCTGATGTCCACTTCCTCTTCGGAGTCGAGCAGGATCGGTACTCCCGCCGCGTCGAGCAGGAAAAGCTCCACCTCGACTTCGGCGTCGACGTCGGCGGTGGCCGGTGCGTCCGAAGCGAAAGCCAGGCTGTCTTTGCTGGCGGCCAGCATCTCGAGGAGTTTCCTCCACTCCGAGTCCTGCCAGTTCAGCGACGCCGCGCGCGTCACGAGGTCGGGGGGAAGCTCCGGAGACACCGAGAGTTTCCCCCCATCGACCATGCCGAAATGCCCCGGGCGCAACTTGTTTTCATAAATCGTTACCGTCTCTCCCGGGGCCAGGCCGGGGATCCCGAGCTGATTGGCGGACACGATCCCGTCCGTTTCATTGGTGAAAGTAAATTCCAAACCGTAATTTCCTATCGTCACTTGCCGTCCCTCCTACGAGTTATAAATTGCAGACCTTACCGCTTTTACGAAAAGGTCTACGAGGTCATCCCCTTCCGTACTCTCGGGAGGGGGCGAAACTTTCCGAATCTTTCTGGTCGACCGTAGATCTTCTGAGAAAACCGAAATGGGGTCGGGCACCCTAACAATACTTACGTCCTCGATCCCCACGACACGAGCGACGGCAGCCCGAAGCTCCCTGATAGATTGGTAGCGAGCCTCTCGTGGAGCGGTCGCCGCCTGAAAAATTGGAAGCCACTCCCCAGGTAAAAGCCGCTCGTCATAATCGCGATCTTTCCGCGGACAGGCTTTTGTCGTGGCATAAGTAGCCATCACGTAGAGCAAACGCCCCGCCGTGTACACGTCGTCCAGGAAATCAGCACGCGCGGCATCATCGAGCTGGTCCGGACTCGCCCAGCCGTTCGTCCCCAGCTTTGCTCCAATTCCCGTAAGCGTTGATTCGCCTTGCACGCGCTTTGCGAGGCCGAAATCCAAAAGGTAAGGGCAAAGAGCTTCCGTTACAGGATCCACCCCCACGAGTATATTAGAGGGTGTAAGATCCCGATGAATCACCATTCGATCATGCAGGCTGGCTACCAAGTCCAAGATGCTAACAAAAAACCGGGCGGACTCTCGCTGGCCCGCTTGCTCGAGGAAGCGGAGTAGTGCCAGCCCGCGAATCCACTCCATGCTGACAAACGGGGCATTATATCGTGCTGCGTACACTTCTGGGACTCCGGCGCGAACGTAGCGGTGGACACGGCTTTGCAGTTGCATTCCCCGAAAATACCGTGCCAGAAGCCTCTTATTCTCGACCAGTGCGCGTCGGGGTATTTTTAATACTTCTGCGCGATCAAGCACAGTATTTGATACTTTTAGGACAATCGCTTCGCCACCCAATCGAACCTTGTCTTCGCGCGTGGGCTCATAGTCAGGCGAACACAGAACGCACATCTTTTGCAGCGTGTCCGGGGAGTGGTCTCCTCCAGCAATCGCGTCTACCGTCGACAGAAACTCGTCTAAAGCCGGTTGCTGCGTAGGCTGCATCATCTCTCCCTTGCGAGCAAAAAGAAGTCGCGACTGTGCTTTTTCAGCTCTCGGACTCGATCGGTGAGAAATCTATCGGGAATGCGGCGAAGAGAAATCACCAAGTAGTCCCCGACGGCGAATTCGAAATCCCTGTAGCCTTCCTCGTCGTCTCGAAACTCATACACCTTACCGTCTTTCCGCATGTAGGCATACACGTCCCCGAAAAGGCCGACGCGAACGGTCCGCGTCTCGGCGTCCGTGTCGTCGAGTATATCCCCCTCATCCGGGAAAGCCACTGTTATGTGCGACAGCCCAGCTTTAAGCAGATCGACGGAGTCGTCGATCGAAACCGAGTACCTGGTGGCGATGGTGAGCAAATCCTCGACGCCGGCGGCCATCGCCCCCGCGCAAAAGCTCTTGACCCGGCAGACCGTAGAGAGCTTATCGGAAACGTGTCCGAAAAGAAAGCGCATAATCCCGCGGTCCTTGTCAACCTTAACTCCCGTAAGGGGGTAAGGCGCCCTCTCCGCCGCGAAAACGTAACGCCAGTATTCACCACGCGGTGGAGAATCCCGAAAAAGCAAAAACTGCTTCGCCTCCGCGTCCTCGGCGAGATAGCCGGCGAGAACGGCTCCCACCCCCCCGCGGTGAACCATCCGGACCAGAACGTCATAGTCCTTTTGTGTCAAGATGGTCTCGTCGCGCGTGTCCAAGTACAGCATTCCGAAAACGCTATCCCCCTGAAAGAGAGGGATTAGTACGGCGCGCTTTGCCGGCGACGCCACAACGGAAAGCGAAGGTGTCGAGGCCTCTTCGTCGATTTTTACCACGCCGTCTTCGAAACGAACGAGGAGTGGCGTCTTTTCCTCGATGGCCCGACGGAAAATCGTCGTCGACGGTACGTACTCATCGCTCTTCAGCCTCCGGGACACGGCCGCGGACTTCCATTTCGGCCCGGTCCGGCGATAGATGGCGGCCATGGACACGTCGAAAGACTCTCGCAGAAAAAGAGCCGTCGCCCGCGCGACATCCCCAGGCTTCGCGGCCACCCCTCGCAAGCGCAGATAGTAATTTTCGAGATGCCTTCGCACCTCGAGATCGAGAAGCTCGTCTTTTCCACTGCTGGCTTTCAGCCGGACAATCCGGTAATCTTCGTCGGCGTATTCCGCTTCGGCATTCATCCACACGACCGTAACCTGGTCTCCCTCGCGTGCAGTCCCAACCGAAATGGAAACTTTTGCGGACAGGCCTGATCTCGCTCCAGGCTCCAGCACTTCGCTAGCTCTCCGGATTACATGGTGGACGAAAACAGGGCGGGACCCCACGTTTTTCACGAAGTACTTGCCGGCGTCCGCCTCGGAAAATTCGTCCTCCCAGCCACACTCCGCGCTGAAAATCAGAACATGCCTTTCGTCGAGCGCTGAGGAAGACAAGCACACATCGCAGTCGTCGAAAGTGCCGATTGTCGCACGCTCCTTGACTTCGAGAGTCTTCTTCTCCCCGTACTTGTCGAGATATAATAATTCGGGCATTTCCACCTCAATCCTAATCCTGCAAGTTCGTGAAGGTGTCCTTGATCTTCTTCGCGACCACGGCCGTCTTGGATTTTGGAAGGCGCGCGCCGTTGTTCATCCACATAATTGTACAAGTCAGCGCGAACAGGACGTCGGTCCAGCCGGTGACTGTCTCCATCCCGAGAGTGACGATCTTTGCCCCCAGCATTACGGCGCACAGAAGAACCCCCAGGTCCGACATGAACTCAAGCCGTGAGCTTATTTCGTCGAGCGTTCGGCTTATCCGCTTCGTGATCTTCACACCCTCTCGCGCGGTCTCGATAAGCGTTGTCCAGCGTCCCTCTCGCGTCTTCGTTTGATACTCACGAACGTAAGTGTCTGGATCCCCCTTAGGAAGGTCGTCATCCACTCCAGATTTCAAGTCTTCCAGGCTTTTTATTTGGCTGTCCGGCTCTTTGTTTCCGCCGTTCTCCATGGCAAACCTCCTTCACTGCTTTTACGCCGAGGGGACTTCGAGACTCACTTTCAGCCCTGTCAGCCGTCGCTCGAGATTCGCGACGGCCTGAACGCTGTTGTCTATCGAGGTTTGATACTGTGCCATCGAGTCGTCGACGTCTTTTCGCGCAGCCGCGTTCTTCTCGTCCACTTGCTTGAGCAGCTCCGTCCGCTTCGTCGCGTTCTCTGACTTCAAATCCTCGAATTGCTTCCGCATCTCGTTCATCTCCTCGCGTATCGAAGCGAGGTCTTCATCCACCTGCTTTTGCATGGCGGCCAAAATCGCGTCGATGAAGCGGTTCCCGTCTCGCTTGACGTCGCTGTCTTCCGCCGGCGCTTTGACCGGGGCGTCACCGGGCTTCTGCGGGCCTTTTATCATAACACTCCTCCTTGAGCCATATTTTCAAGCTTTCAGACATCCCGGCGTAACCGAGATCAAACATATTTTCTTTTTCCTGCGCGCTCACCGAAAAATCGGTTACGGATTTTCGATAAGTCGAGCGGACAACGAGCCCATTCGGGCTGGCGTTACGGATAGACTCCTCGGCGTTGGCGCCCACAAGCTGAGAAAACGTCTCGCGAAATAGTGAGCGCACAGAGATGTCCTGCCAATCCGGGCCTTCCGGTGAGTCTATCAGATGACCGACAAAGCGACGGCCAGCGCGATCGACCGGAAAATTCTTGGAGACCCCTCCATCAACCAGCCAATCCCGGTCGAATTCCCGCTTTGTCTTCCGAGAGACCTTGCCAATGCCAACGGGGCTGAACAGGATCGGAATTGCCGTGGAAATCTGCAAAGCCAAGGCAACCGGCATCCCCGGGTACGAGGTCGCCGAGATTTCCACCCATCGCCGCCGCGCCAGCGAATGCCCGAAAACCTTAAGATTTCGCAAGTCCGCCATAGTCTTGATGCCGAACAACTCCCGAAAAAAATCATGGCGATACGCTCCGGACACGAGACCGCGGCCGAAGAAAAAATTAGCGACCACTTCCGGCCAGGTCCTCTTCACAAACTTCGAAAAGTCGAGAGTACGAACAAGAGACCACATTTCCCGCGCTTTCATCCCGTCGGCCGCCAGGGCGGCCACGATCGCGCCGGCCGATGTCCCCAAGTAGGAGGAGACTTCAACTCCAACGTCTTCGACCGCCTGCAGCGCTCCGACATGGATTGGCACTTTCGAGCCACCACCACTGAAAACGAGAGGGGCTGGCTCCATCACCGCCGCGGAAAAGCTTCCCGTGTCATCTCCATCCTCCAGGGGGGGCCGGGCGGAGGTCCTCATACCTGTCGTATTTTTCTTTTGCCCACGACCTCACACCCTGCACAAAAGCCGCCATCATCCTGTCGCGGCCTTTACGTATGCGCTCGAGAATTTTCTTACGTTTGGGGAAAAAAACCGGGCGCTCGTCTTTTCCACCATAACCGAAAGCCTTCTTTATCGGGTTCGAAAAGCGAAACAAGTCGTCTTCTTCTTCCACAAGAATCCCGTGAACCTCCATCAGCCTCTCCAATGCCAAGATAAACTCGCTTTCCGCGGCCGCCACACGCTTCAGCTTTTCCGCGGCCTGCAGATAGTCTCCTTTGTCTTCGGCGGCCACCTCTGGTAAGTTTGCGATCCCCCGAAAATCGGCCGCCAAGCTCGCGCCGAGGTTCATCACACGCCCGAAATTCTTGGTATTCTCGGCTTTGTAGTCTTCCGTCAGACTTCGGCGCGCGCTTTCGAAAAAGATCGGTTTAAAGTCTTCCATCATAAGTCTATCCCCTACAAGTCAGTCTGTCAATAGCCTCTCTTATTTTTTTCGAGAAGCGAGCGTCCGCCGGCGGCTCCCCATATCGGGCCTCGTACTCCCGCTCGTAGGCCCTGGAAGAAACGATGTCGAAAGCCCGGTCCAGGCGCTTGTTGAGAACAGCAAGCGACGTCCGGACGTTCTCGGCTGCGTCACGAATTTCTTCTGAAGAAGGGGAGGAGAACTTCTGCGCGTAATAGTCCAAGGCCCGCTTCATCTCCGGCTCTCCGACGGCCGTCTTGAGTTGAAGCATGTAGGACCCGGCCTTTTGCGGAGCAAGTGGCGTGAAAAACGAAAACAGGGTGTCGAAGTCCTCCACCAGTTTTTTCAGCGTCTTTATGTCAGGTTCCATAAGTCCTCCTACCGCAAGTCCGGAATCTGGAGCGCGAAGTAAATCTTGCCTCCCTCGCGGATCACATCTTTTTCTTGTAGTCCGGTAATCTCAAACGCCTTTACCAGGCGAAACTTGCCTTGGTTGGTGTACTGCAGAAGCAACTTTTTAGCGTCGCCGCGATTAAGCTTTAAACGCCTCTCGGCGTAATCCAAAGCCTGGGATAGCAGCATTAGCCCTCGGTGATCCCGGTAAGTCCGTGAGTAAAAGTCCCGGATGTCCCCAACAAAATCCAAGGCAGGTTTATTCGGTCGAGGGGTTGGCGAGGAGGGAGAGCGCCCTGGCGGTTTTGGTTCCACGAAATCCGTCCTGAACTTTGGATAAAGAGGCTTTACCTTCTGAGCGTCACGCGGGATTTTATATGCTATAGCCTCCCGGCTCCCAGTTGGATGTGGTGTGTTGTAGACAAGCTCGAAAACGTCCCTCAGTATGCTCCCCGCTTCTTTTCTAATCAAAATCTCCGCTCTCCCGACGGGGTTGTATTTTTCGATTCGATGCTTCCGCCAAGCGTCTCCGCCGTCGATGTCCCACAGCCCTTGTATAGCCCGTATTCCAGCTATCTTCGCCGCTATTTTAGCCGCGGGATGTTTTTCCTTGTCCGCAAATTTTCTAGTTTCATCCTCGATCTTTTTGATGGTTTCCCTGCCCAAGGAGGGGAAGGACTCCCAAGCATTGCGTATCCGGGCCCAAAACTCTTTTCGGCGTCGAGCAAAGCCAGGCAAGTCTAAACTCAGTTCGGCCTCGAAAAACTTCTTCAAATCTTCCATGCTAACTTCCCTCTGCTTAGAAATCCATAAGATCCGGGATTTGCAGAGCAAAATAGATCTCGTTACGCTCCCGAATGATGTCCGCTTCTTGCAGCCCTGACATATTGATAGCAGCCCGTAGTCTAAGCTTCCCCGAGTTCTTCAGCTCCAGCACCTTCGGTTTAGCCCACTCTCGTGTGTATCCCAAACTTTCCAGATGAGGCCACAACTCACTCAATCGCAGCTGGCCGTTGTGTCCCCAATAAGTTTTGGTGTAATAGTCACGGATGTCCGCTTCTAATCTTCCAATCTGGGGTCCTCCTGTGGTGGTTGTATAAGAGGCCTCTTAAACGCAATATCTTCCACTTCTATCTTGCCGCCCAAATATTCTGTGATCTGACGATGTACTTTAACGTCTGTCGCCTTCCCCACGTAACGCTCTTCGCCGGCCAATACGATGTAAATATGCCGGTCCTTATCTCTCCACGATCCCTCCCCTTCTTGGATTTCCAGCACCTCCCCCTCTTCCACGGTGTACCTACCGTACACGCGGACATCATATTTTCCCAAATACTCTCGATTGAGGTCCTTGAAGTCCCGCTTCACCGCCCCGCGGTCGTCGAGGAACAGACGTGCAACATATGGAAAACTCTTCCGTTTATCGCCGGCCTTATCGAAATCCAAAGTGTACTTCTTCTTTGCTGCGGAAACTGAAGGCTTGCTTGCGTCGGGGTCCGTCGGTTGACTTGTGGGTGCCGATGGCGCCGGCGCCGGCGCGCCAGGGGTGCCTTCGCGCGGCATCCGAACAAAATACAAAAGGCCCCGATCACTGGGTATGCCATCCGTCTTCGATCTCGGCTCGAGGCGGGGAGAGTCGACCACCCAGAGTGTGAGTTTTCGCTCCTTCATCCATCCGAGCAAAGCCGATTTAAACTTTTCGACGTCATTCGAAAAGCCCTTGGCAACCATGCCATCGTAAAGTTCTGAGATAGTAAGATTTCCCGCCATCATGGGTTGCTTTTCGGCTTCCTCGATGTAAAGCCGGTGCAATGTGGGAAAGGCTTCCGGATCCGAATAGCTCCGCCGGGAGAACTCCAGGCCCTCATCCTTTCGGGACATCTGCTTGATGAGCTGTTCGGCGTATTGCAGCCCGGAATCGGCGATCATACGCTCTACGGCCTTGACGCCTTCTTCGGTCATGAGGGCCGATTTTTCCCCGGGAGCCGCCTGGGCAAAGCCTTTGTCGATGAGAGTCTTCTCAGCGGCAAAGAAGGCATCTCGTTTGAGTCCGGCCATGCGCTCCCCAGCGCCGGGCCGCGCGCTCCCCTTCGTCGAGTAGATAAGCAGGAGCGCAACTTTCTCCTCCCACGAGAGGCTGCCCACGGACGCCAGTTTTGGCGAAGGCGCGCCGATTGCAGAAACGGCCGCGGCCGTCGGAGAGAGGTCCGGTCGCGCCTCCGAGATCTTTTCGAGGGCGCCTATAGCGTCCTTCGCCTTGAGTTCCTTCGCGATCGCTGTGGCGCGGTCTTTTCCGGCCGTATTCGCGCTCGTCCCCTGGGCGACATACCCCTTTTCCCTGAGAGAGAGAAGGGTGTCTTCGAACTTGCCGTGAGGAAGCCCGTACAGGTAGGCCTTCTCCTTCTTTTGGATGGGATTTAAGGCCTTCAGCGTCAGCACGAGCAAGGCAACCTGTTCTTCCCTGGAAAGCTCCGGCTCTTTCGATGTCTGCGGGGGAACCGAAGACTTTTGCGCCCGCTTTTGCGCTGTCTCCCGCCACATGATAAAGTCTATGATGCCTCCGTCGGCCTGCGTGATCGCGTACTCGCCACTTTTCACCATCGTCCGATCGTTCACCGGAACGGCGTCGATTACGACCTGCTTTTCCAGGTCCTCGATTGTTTTTTTGAACTCTTCCACGGACAAGGTAGCGTTAAGCTTGCGGGCCTCCCGGAACAGTTCGGACAGGTAGACCGCGGCCGAGTACGGTTGGCCGGCAACTATCTTGAGGTACGAGGCCTTCAAGACATCGGCGAGAGGTACGGACTTCGGCTCCTCGTGCGGCAAAATGCTCTCCAGGCCTTCCTTTTGTTTCTTGCCGTACTTTGCGATAAGATCGTCCACCATGGCTTGGGCCTTTTCCGCACTCCACAGCACGGAACGCGCATTCATCAATATATCTTTTTCGGTCTCCGGCTTTCCCAGCGCATCCTTACGAGTCAGGACGCGGAGGAGCCCACTGTAAACCCCACCCCGGTAATCGGACATCTTCCCGCCGGCGTAATAGGCCGAATGCACACCGGCGTCGTTGAGCCGGTCTTCCAGTTCCTCACGCAAGATTACATGCAGCTTCTCATAGATCTCTTTCCGTTTCTTGAGTGGTCTCTTTATTCGGAACATCTGAGCCACAAGCTTTGGCACGCTTGCAAGCTTGCCGGACAACTTGAACCCTTCCAGTTCCTTCGGCAAGGGGAGTTCCCCTTCTTTTTTTCGCATTACGGAAACGGGGGAAGAGAAACCCTTACGAAGCTTCATTTTTCCCATGCCCATCTCGAAAGACCCCGGAGGGGCCGCCACTTCGACGGCGTAATCGTGCCCTGGCTTTGAGTCCAAACGCAGTTGCCGGTCGAGCCTCGCAAGAATTTCCGAAAGTTTGCTGGTCCCCGCGGAGGCGAAAATCTCGTAGGCCGTAAACATCCCCTCTTTAGTCAATTTGTTGGAGGAGTCCAGGAGGTTTTGCTCACGCAAGTACTTGTTCCCGTACTCCACCCACTCGATGCTCCACTTCATTTTTTGGAACTCGTCGCGCGGACTGCTGCGAGAAAGCAGGATCGCCAAAATCGCAGGGCCCAGCCGGGGAGGCAAGGTCTCGCCGTAGAAATAGTGAGACACCCGCCACGTTACCCCCTTGTTGTAATGTAGAAATTCAATCGGGCTCCTCCCGCCGGTGATGCCTTTGACCACCTCGGCCCCGAATTCCGTCACCACGCCATGCGAATCGGTCCCCCCCAGCTCCTCGAGCCTGCTTATCTGCCTCCAGTAGTCCTCATCGTCTCCCCCGGTAGCCTCGAGATAAACTGCCTCTTTGTAGTCCCGAGCGTTCGCTTTACTCCAAATTTCTGGGATTGCGGCGACCAAGAGAGCTACTTTCTGCTTTTCGTCGATTTTCTGAAGAAAGTCCTGGACTTCCCCTGACAGGCTTTTGCCCTCCGGAGTCAAGACAACCTTCGACGCCGGAGCCTTCTTTTCCTCCGGCGGGAAACCCCAGTTGAACGGGGTTCCGTCTTTCAGGGAAACGAAATTTTGTTTGGGTGTGTGCCGCGTGATCTGTGAGGTTGCCCCGGACGCGAAAATGGCCAGATAACCGCCGCGACTCTCTTTATCCCGAATGACCATCACTTCGGCCCCGGTGAGCGTCTCTTTGTGCGTGGGCTCGAACGTGACTTCAATTTCTCGTTCGTGTGGGTTCGGCCGGACCTTGTCCCAGATAGCCCAATATTCCTTGGCGTCAATCCCCGGCTTCAGACTGCGACGCTGAACGAAGAAGCTCCAAGATTCCTGACGCTTGGACGGGCCCACGTCGTGCTTGATGCGCGCGGTCAGCTCCTCGTTGGTCAGTTCCTGGTCAGGTCGTCGAATCGAAATTCTCAGTTTTTGGCCAATGTCCCGACCTTCTCCGGCGAATAGGTCCGCCTCATCGGCCTTCGCATCAGGCGTGGATGGCCGGGAGGCCTTGAGCTTTCTCAAAGCCTCCGGCACGGACTTTGCTTGCAGCTCGGCCAGCAAAGCATCGACAACCTTCACGCCTGTTGACGTGACTCTTCCGACGGGCTTCATGATGTATTCACCGCCCATCTGTACTTGCATCAAGGCGCCAAGAGCGTCCTCGTACTCGTCTTCTCCGATCCCAGTAGCGTCCACGGCATGGCTCATCCCGCCGGCCACCTCGTCAATCGACGTCCACCAGGCGTTTTGTGCGAGAAGGGCTACCTTCTCCGTCCAGGCCAGCCGGGACAGGTCGAGTTTCATCTCGGGGATTTTCCCGCGAGATTTCACGCCGGACAGGACCTCATCCACGACGTCGTGGAGGAGCAGGCCTTCAGCCGCCATGTTTCGTAGTTCGTCTTCGAGATACTTTTTAAGGATCTTCGCGTGATCGGCGTAAAAATTGAGTCTTCGAGTTTCAGGAATCGTCACCCACAGCGCGTGCCGGGCCCCGCCGTCCGGGTCGCCTTCGTGCGTTACTGGAGGCAGATTCGAAGCGTCCGGCATGTGGTACGCAAATACGCGAGTGGACACCCACCTGTCACCCGTAGACCTGGGGTCTCTCCCCTTGTCGGAGTAGTAGCCGATTTCACGGGCCTTCGGTGGAAGCGAGAGCCCGGTCTCCTGCTCCACCTCCTCACGCGAGGCGTCGGCGGCCGCGGCCGCCCCCGGCTTGTTCCCTTCGACGAATCCGCCGGGAAGAGCATAGGTCCCATCTCTTCGCTGAATGAGGAGTATGTAGGGAATCCCCTTGAGTGGGAGAAGCACCAGCGCGTCCGCGGCCCGGTTTTCCCCCTCGTGCCACAGGCCCGAGGCTTCCCGCTTCTCCTCTCGCCCGGCAAATATGGCGGGCTTCGGCTTCGACGTGGCCGACTCCCGGTCCGGGATAAATTCTTGCATTTTTTGTCGGAATTTCAAAGCCTCTGCAGGGTTGCCGACCAGGCGCCGGACGTCTTCCCCCACACTACGGCCGAGGTCGGTCAGGGCCCACAGCACGATCCCTTCGTCCGAGGGGAGGGGGACGACGGTTTCGAAACCTTCCAGGTCCTCTTCGCCTGGCACCTCCGTCGTAATCATTCCGGGTCTTTTCTCGAGATTTGCCAGGATGGTCGCCGGCGCCTCGACCTTGTACTTGGCAAGCCGATCGCCTATCATTCCCCGGTCGACGTTGGGGTGATAGGACCACACGCCGAGAGCCACCAGCTCACCCCACGATAGGTCTTTCAGGTCCGGCCGGCGAGGAGGCTCCTTTTCCTCGGGCCCGGGCTCCGTCGCCGTTCTCTTGTCCACGGCGGTCAGGACGCCCGAGGACTTCCCGAGCTTCTCCAAGGTCTTTTTGGCAATTCCGCGAACACGCTCGTCCTGGTCCTCGAGGGCCTTCTCGAGTTGCGCCATGGCCTCGTCGGACGTGTCCCGACCGACGTTGAGGATCCGGATTGCCGCATACCGATTTTCCCACTTGCCGTCATCGGTGACGATCTTGCGAATCCTCGGGAGGAGCTTCGCGAACGGAACGACTTTCCCGGGGTGCGTCGCCGTCCCGATTATCTGCAGCACTTCGTCGGCGAGCCCATAATCCATGGCCTCCTCGAACCCTGCGAAGGCATCATATCCCTGGTCTTTCAGCATCATTCTCAGGCCGTCGTGCGTCCGCGGCGAGATGTTCGGATTCTGAGGAAGGATCGAGGACAGGTGAACCAGTGCGAGGTATTGTTTCCCCGCTATAAAGTCGTCAACCAGGCGGCTCAGCTCGGCGTCGTTCATGGTGTACGCGCCGCGAAGCTTGTTGCGCGCGGAGAGGGGGACCCGGAGAGAGCCCGGGATCATGTCCTCGCCTTGCGCTTGGGGGGACTGCATGAGCGAGCCGATGGCGGACGCCACCGGGGATTCCGCGGAATCCGTGGCCTGGTTTTGGATGTTGAGCGGTCCGCCGGGGCGCTTTTTCGCGAGGGCGTCGCGCGCCCCCTGGACGGTTCCTTCCGGCATTCCGAGACGTTTCTTGATGAGTTCTCCGAGCGCCCGGGTTTTGGCCGTGACTTGATCTCTCTTCCCCACCAGGCCTTTCTTCTGCAGGCCTTCCCGGCCCCGATCGAACTCGTCGGAGGACATGAGCCTCAGAACGACGGTGGTCATAAACCTCCGATAGTCAGGGTGGCCCCCCCACTTTTTGACGTTGGCGAGATAGCTCAAAGCCACCATCTCTTCTTCCCAAGACAGGCCGGTGTCGTCGGCGGTCATGGCCTTAGTTTGTGATGTTGCTAGGGTGAGGGGGCCGGCGCCGAGATCGACTTTGATTTTGTCTACCTCTACTTTAGGCTGCAAGGCCTTCAGCATTTCCGGTACGGTCTTTCCGCGATAGACAATCGAGTATAGGTAATCGAAAAACGCCTCCCCATAAGGCGTTAGTTTTCCTACGTCGTAGCGTCCAGTCTCAATCAACCCCTCTTTTTTCGCCCAGCGGCGCGCGTCTTCCGCGTACATAACTCCCATGCGCCCATAGCCATTCTCTTTCGCTACTTTATAAAACTCCTCATTGGTGACGTCACCATAACTTTTTTGAGCTTTCCAAAGCAAGACTATGTACGCAGCCTGGTGCGGTTTGTAGAGCGCAGGGAAATGAGTCTTTTTTGCGAACCGCATCAAGGCACCCTTCGCGACCCCATGCTGATAGTCCTCCCTCACAAGCTCGTCTATTTGAGCCCGAAACTCCTCGGGCCGCGTGAAGTCGTTCCCCTTCATGCGGGGAAGGACCACGATGTTCTTATCCTTCAGGCTTTTCAGAGCATCTTCCTGCTCTCTGCCATTGAACCCAGTGTAAATCTCTATTTCCTTGGGGTCGTAAATGTGGACGGCAAGGGCAACAACCATTGCCTTTTCATCGAGGACAAGTGAATTGAAATCGAGGCGAGCGGCCTTGTCGTTTTTCCATTCTTCTCTGTCGATCTCCCCCAAACGATTGATGGCTGCCAAGTGCTGCAGGGGAAGGAGAAACTGAGCGCGTGTCTGTGTCGCCGTAATCACCATGCGCTCCATCGACTTGTCTTGCAAAGCCTCTATGTGCTTGTCATATTCCTTTGCCAACTCACCCTTCGGCATCGAATTCCAATAGGCGACAAGCCGCGGAATGACATCATCGCGCAAAGTCTCATAAGCTTTCTTCGTTCTCGGTGTCTCCCAAACCTCATAACGATTTACGGCAAGGATTTCCTTGTCGAAGACTTCCCGGAAGTCATCCATCAGCTTTTGCAGGTCGGCGATCGTAACGCGAGGCGGGGCCGCTGCAGGCCTCCCCATCGGCGGTTTTATCGTCTGCGCTTTCACCCCCTTCGCGAAAAGCTCCGGGCCGCCGGCGGCCTGCACGGCGTCACGCTCCTTCTTCAGGGCCTGAAGCGTCTTGATGTGCGTCCGCTGGTTGAGCGCGTTTCTGATCGAGTCCGCCACGCTCTTTCCGGGGTCTGAAAGGATGTAGTCTTTCGTGGCGAAGTCCTGCTGGAAAATCCTCTGGCCCCCCAACGTGACGGGGGGGATTACCGGCTGCCCCTCCCGCTTCTTCCCGCGGAAGAGTTCCCGCTGGATCCGCACGAACTCGATGGGGGTGAGCTTTGTGTACCGTTGCGCGAGAGCGGCCTGGTCTTTAGTCCGGACGGATTCCCCGGGGAAGCCTTTCGGCTTCGTGCCGATGGGGTAGGCCGACATCGAAACGAGGACGATTTTTTCCTCGGGCGTCAGACGCTCGAGCGCTATTTTGTATTTGGCTTTGACCGGGACGACCGGGAGGGCTTTCTTGGGGTCGGGCTGGGGTTCGGTCGGCGTTGAGGCCTTCGCGTCGGCTTCCTTGTAGACATCATCCATTATGGCCTTCATCCGGGCCTTTTCATTTTTGTACGTCCTGTTGGGATACGCGAGGTTCAGGACCTGGGCCCCGAAGTCGGAGACGACACCCGTCCGGCCGGGCTCGTACAGTTTCAACTTCTCCATTTTCGCGCGCACGGCATACTGTTCGGGATTGGAGACGACACCTCGAAGAGTCGTCAGCGGCATTCCATGAAAGTCCACGGCGAGAACAGCAAAGTCCTTGGGCCCGAGCTTACGCATCGCAAAAACCGCTTCCGCCTTCGTGCCCCCCTTCTCGATGCTCTTCACTATTGCCTGGTATTTCGCGCCTTTGAGCTTCTTTTCGTCCCCACCCTCGCGAATCTTGGCGGCATGGTCGGCGGCAGCCTCCACGCTTTTGAACTGCAAGGCAAATTCCAAGGCCTTTTTCAGATCAGCCATCCGGTCGTCCTCCTCACGCTCTCAGGAAGTTCCATGTAATTTTTCACAACGTCGGCCAGGAATCGCAAGTGGTCCTGGTCTTCGATCTGTCCGGCCCGGAAGGCCTCCTGCACCATGGACAGCGCTCCCTTGTCTTTCGCGATTCCGGGGATAATCCGGTCGAGGTCTGAAACGGAGTAGGTTTGCCCGGCGCGGTCGGTCATGGTCTCGACAGGCGGGGGTGACGGCTCCGCTGGAGGTGAGGAGACCGGCGCTTTCGGCGGCTTCTCCCTCGCCAGGTCGGCTCTTTGGTTACGGAGCGTAACCAAAGCGTCGTTGTACGCCCCGTAACTTCCGGGCTTTGCGTTCAGGTACAGCATAGCATCCAGTATTTGCGCGGTCGACATGTCTCCAGTCGGTTCCTCCTTCGACGTCAAATACTCGGCATTTTGCAGCTCTTCGACGGCCGCCTTTATCTCTTTGTTACTAAGTCCCATAGAGCGAGAGCGCTCTTTGTACTTCTTGGCTTGCTCCCACACAGCAAAGGCCACTATTTTCGCCTCTGGCGAAAGCCCTTCGAACCTGACTTTCACTGCGTGAGTCGGACGGAGCTTCTGCAAATGCATGTTAGCCCCTTCCTTTGCCGAAAGGAGCCTCCTCAAGTAGTCGGCGGCGGCGCGCCCGGTTTGCGTCAGTTTGAAATTCGGCAAGATCGCGGCGGGCCCCGTCGGCTCGAAAATCCCCTTCTGAACGAGGGAGTTCGCCGCCCTCTTCAGCTCGCCCGGAGAATGTCGGAGACCCGTGAGGCGGTCCGGAATGGCATAGTAGTATTTCGGGTCCGTCGTGCCGTATGCGATCACCAAAGATTTTTCGGCCGTACTCGCCTTGTTCATGATTTTCTCGGCATTTCCCGCGGCCGGCGTTGGAGCCGGGGCCGGGGGGGAGACGAGAGAGGCTAAGAGTCCTGCGCTGTCTCCCTCCGAAACTCCTGCATTCTTGTAGGCTTTAAGAAGTGACGCATAGCCCTTTTCGGTTACTGGGCCTTGCGGAATAACACCGCGTCCACGATGAGACAAGTCCAAAAGGCGGTCATCTTCTAATTCCTGCAGCGTCTCCCGGTATTCTCGTTGGTCGTAGTCGTCTCCATGCTGCTTCGTATACGCCAATACTCGTCTTTCCCTCTCGCTGTCCGGATATAACATACAAGAGGCAAGTGTAATCAAGTGCTGACGAGTAACGATCAAGTCTGGCTGAAACTGGTCCCCAACCGGAATCCCTCGTGGAACTTCTCTGGATAGAATAGACTCCGCCCCCCTCAAATCAGCGCTTAAAGACTGAAGAAGAGCATCTAAGGCCTTGACTCCCTTGTGGCTAAGTTTCTGCGTCGCAGGCTCGTAAAGGCCCAAGCGGACGATCTCATTTTCCGCGATTTCTCTATCCTTAAGTCCGTAGGTCATAGCGGCAGATCTCGCTTGCCGTAAAGCTGATTCGCGAGGGCTTCTCTTCTCCGCGAGCCCCATCCACACCAGAAACAGCTTAGTTGGTGCCGAAAACTCTTCGACATTCAAACGCCCAACGGACGGCTCTTTCCCCTCCGCCGGTTCCTCTCCGAGCTTCGGGAGAGGCATCGTGATTGGGCGCGTCGGCTTCTCCTCGCCCCACCTGTCCGGCAGGTCTTTTCCGCGTCCCGGGAAAAACTCGCGGAGGACTTCGAGCAGATCCCGACCGTCGTCCCGTACCCCATGGATTTGAACGAAGACCCGGCCGACGGCGTTCATCATTTTCGTCCCCTTGTCGGTGAGCTTCCAGGAGGTTTCGCCTTCCGGACCTTTACCTTCCTCTACCAGGCCGAGCTGAAAAACGGAACTGCTGTCACTGTAATAGTAGGTAGTACGCAAGCCGGTATTCGTGTTCAAGACGTTGGATTGCTTAGATTTGCCCTCGCTTCGAGCCTGTGGCGAGAAGTACATGGTGGCCAGGAAAGCCACGGCATCCCACGGGAGATCGTTCACCCCGCCCGCCCACGAGGGAGGAGTGTGCGCGGGAAGGGGTCTCTCAGGGTAGCCCAAGGCCTCGAGAGCCCAGGCGGGGGAGCCCACCTGCAGAGAATTCTGGATTGCCCACGCGGCGCTCCTTCCGTCGTTGGAGATATAGCTACGGTTCGCCTCGAGGAGCCCTTTTTCTTCAAGGAACAAGGCTTGTGCCTGGAAAACCTTCTCGGGAATTCCGAACCTCTCGCGTGCGATCTCCGGACGCTTGGCGCTGGAATTCGGATGCTCGTTATGCCACAACAAGTAAAACATCAGCACGGCCCGGGCTTCCCTGGGAAAAGAGGAAACCAGCGACAAGAAAGCCGCCTCCCGTGCGCCGATCTCTCCGGGAGGATTCGGCTTGTACTTCTTCAGGTACTCGAAAGCTTTATTGTAGGCCTCCCGGTTGTCCCCGGAAATCCCCGCTTTCCGCAGCAGACTCTGCACGGCTGCATATCCGGCCTCGGTCACGGGGCCTTTAGGCACCCGGCCGAAGTTGAGCCACTGAGGATCATCGGAGTCCTTGACGTCGATCAAAAACCCCCGGTCCAGGAGGAACAACTCGCCTTCCGTCAGATCGTTTCGGTCCATCCCACCGCCTTTTTGGGGATTCACCCTTCGGTTGACCTCGTTGAACCTTTCGCGCTTCGGATAAGCCATGCACGCAACGAGAGCCACCCACTCTATCCACTCCATGGGTTCCTCCCCCGACACAGGCGGAAAGGATGCCGGGGCCGCCGGCTCTTCCGGGAGGGCCGCCGGTTTCGGACGCTCCTTCGCCAGGATGTCCGCGGCCTTTTCCGTATTCGTTTCTCCGACGGCGTTCCTGATAGCAGTCGCAACCTCCTTCGTGCGTGCTGTCGGGGACCCCTTCACGGAGAGGAGCTTTTTTGCCTTCAGGGAAGATACAGCATCCTCGATCTCGAATTCTTGCAGCTCCCCACGAGCGCTTATGACCCACCGGCGATTTCCTCGCGAGATGTCCGAGGCCCCATAGACGAGGGCCACGATTTTTTCGGCCCAGGTGAGATCGGCGACGGCCCCGGCCGGCGGGGACGCCTGCTGCCTGCGAGCCTTCTTGAACTGGGGCGCGAGGGCCTTCAAGGCCGCCTCGACGTTCCCGGCTCCGTGATGGGAAACGATCTGAGCGGCCGCGGCCCGGGCCTCGCTCTTGGGAAAATAGCCGGCGTCCGATTTGCCGATAAGGCCCCCGGAAGTCTGAAGGAGAGTCTTCACGTCGTTTTCGTAGTCCCCGAGACGGTAGCCATAAGGCGCGGCCACCTTCATGTAGGCGTCCACGTAGTCTCGAGAACTCGTGAGCGACGGGGCCACCTCGTTCATCACGACGAGCAAGAATTGTGCTGAAGGGGAAAGGGTTTCCCAGGGGGCGGGGCCCTCCATCCGGGCCGGGTCCTTCGGCAAATCCGCGTCCTGGGGCTTCGCAGTGAGCGTGTCCATAGCGGCCGAAAGCTCGGAAGGCTCCTCGGGCTTCTTCGCATAGTGCGCCGCAATCGCCGCACTCATCTCCGCCGCCGACGGAGGCTCGACGATGCTCCCAGTCTTCGTGTAGTGACGGAAGCAATCCTTGGCGTTCTCATCACCGTGCCACGATAGGAGAGAGACCAAAGTCGCACGACCCGGAATCGTAAGCTTAGGGGCCCCCGGCTCTTTCTCGTATGTCTTCCCCATCGGACCCTGCACCCACTTTACTTCGTCGGTGAGTTCCACTTGTCCGTCCGAGGCGAGACGGGGGATAACCGACATCAGGTCATCGCCGGTGACGTTGTAAGCCAAAAGCTTGTAGGCTGCATTGGGATCTTCCTTGTCCATCTTCGTCTTTTGCGCGATCGCGACGGCGAGGAGGGCGGCTTTCATCTCGAAAGTCATCCAGGAAATCTCTTTGGGCTCGTTCGAAGGAGGCTCTTCCATCCCCTCCGTTTCAAAATCGAATTCGCCCTGACCGGAATTGAGTTGCGCCACCAGCACGTCCCAAGCATCATCAGGGCTCCTCACCCCCATCACGTCGAGGAGAAGGTCCACAGTCGCCTTCCCCGCCGGGGTGAGTGTGTAGAAAATCCCCTCCGGCCGGATGATGGGCTCCCCCCCGAGCGTTATCCCGAGAAGACCGGCGGCCGCCTTTTGAAACTCCTCCTCTGTGGGGGTTGTATAGTCGTTTTCATCACGCGCAAACGTGTCCTGCATCTCCTTGATGTTCTCTTTGTGGTAAATGCCAATCAGGGTGATTTTTTCCAGGATGCCCATTCTGTTGATGTCAATTTTTTGCGTGTAGTCGATTTTAGGGGTGGGCCGTTCTTTTGCCCCCGAACGAATGTATTCCCGAAAAGCGTCCCAAAGAGACCGATTGTGTGTTATCTCGTCAGCGATCTTCCCGCCCTTCCCTGTCAGGCCGAGCTTTCCATTCTCGTCTTCCTCCACAAGGAAGGCCGCCTCCAGATTAGGCAGAGCGTCACGGAAATTCCACGAGGTCATATCGTTGTAAATACGAGAAGCGTGATGCTGGTAGCTCGAATTACGCCCGATCTCGATTGCGATTATGGCAGCCTTCTCCGGATCCCGAAGGTCTTCCGCCGAGTTGATCTTGAGAACTCCCTTGCGAACGTCGGCGGCCCGGGCTTTCGTCTTGAGGTTTCGCGTGAGAATCTCAACGACGTCCGTGTCATCCACGGCGCGCAAGAGGTCCTCGATATTGTCGCGTGCGGCGAACCCCCGTGTCGTCGGTTCCCATTCCCCGCTTTCCTTCAATTCGGCGTCACGGTAGGGCTGGATGTAGCCTTCCTTCCGCAGCTTCAAAACGGCGGCGTCGAACTCGCCCGCCGGCCGCCCAAGATCCTTCGCGAGCATCGACTTGATGTAGTCATGCTCTCCCGGGTTCGTGAACGCGACGAGCATCATCACGAGCTTTTCGACTTCCAAGAGATCCCCGCCGGCCCCCTTCGTGTCTTCAGCCCTCGACGGCGTCTTGTCCACGGCCGCCTGGTTTTGAATCTCCCGCTCTCTCGCGGGGCTGACGTATCCCCCGGCTTCGGCCACGGCCGAAAACACCTTCTGCGTGTTGACCGTCGTGGCGTGGGCCTTCTCTTCGAACCCCCTCTCCTTGAGGATTGACTGGGCGACGGCCGCCCCCGCCTTGGTGATGGCGAATCGCTTGGAAAGGAACTTCAAACGCTGCAGCTTCGCCAAGGCCAGCTCGTACTCGTCCGTCCCCACGTTCGCGTACTTCTGGGCCTTGTCGCGTTTTTCCTTCGTCGAAGCCTCCCCCCGGTAGAGGTAGAAAACGAGCAGAGTGTTTTTTTCCTGCCAGGTGAGACCGGCGTCTTTCACGGATGCCGGGCCGGCTTTGGGAGCGGCCGCGAGAGGCTTATTGACTTTCGGCTTCATCTTGTTTGTGGTGGAAAGCTTCGCGCGCACGTCCTTCGGCTTCTCGACAACGAGAGTGTTCATCTGATCCATGAAGCTGTTGAGCGCGGAGGTCCCGTATTTTTCGCTGAGAAAAGCGAAGACTTGCGAGGCTATCTCGGCCCCCTCGACCGTCTTTGACCCCCCGAGAAGCGAAACCAGTCCCTTTTGGCGGAGGGCCTCGTGGGCCCATATGTAGTCCCCCGGATCCAGACCGGAGTACAGGAGGAGCTTGTTCTTCATCTGGCCGTCGGAGTCGAAAGTCTTATGGTTTCCCACGTTCCAGTAGCCGATGAGGAGCGCTACTTCGGACCACGAAAGCTCATCGAATCGCTTCGGGGCGCTTGACGCCGACGCGGGTCCGGCCACTGGTTTGTAGCTCTCCGGCTTCGCGCGGCGGAGAGCGGCCCACACGCGAGACCCCTTCGCCCCCAGGTCTTCCTGGACGGCTGAGGAAACGAGGCGGCCGAAGTCTGTCAGCCCGGTCGGGGACTTGATAATGCCGCCGGCCGTGGCCGCTTTCGAGTATCCCTCATCCCATTCGGCCTGTGTGATTCCACACTGGTCGTAAGCCAGGGAGGCTATCTGGTGCGGCTGGAACCTCCCCCCTCCCAGCATGTCGATCGCCACGACAACGGCCTGGCCCGTCCAGCCCAGATGGTTTATAGCCCCCTGCACCATCAAATCGCGGGAGGCCTTCATCTCGGCGGCCGGGGCGCGGTTCAGGAGTTTTATCATGGCGAGTTTCGTGGCGCCGGCCCCGAGATGCAAAAATATTCCGCTGTGGCGTTTTCCGCCCTCGGGTGTGAGTCTATTTGCTTTTTCGTCGATGAGTCCTTTCGCTACAAGAGAGTCCCAGGCTGAGTGGAAGGAATCGGCCGTGATGTGGACTTCGGACGCGGCGAAGTCCTCGGCGTCCTGTTTACGTTCTCGGTCCGGCTTGTTGCGTCCCTGTATTTCCCACAGGGAGACGATTGCCACCTGCTCTCCCCACGGCATCGAGGCCGCTTTCGGCTTCTCGTCGGCGTATGCGTGGGCAGCCGTGGGCGAAATCGATGGGGCGTCGCCGGCGAGCTGCTCGACGGCGTTCGAGTACGTCCTGGCTTTGAGCTGAGCCACCAGAGCGTCGGCGGCCGCGCGGCCGCTCTTGGTGATCGTCGGCGTGGCTGCCTTAGAGAGAAGGCCCGCTTTCTGGAGCGCCGGAGCCGCGTTGTTGTAAGTTTCGAGGTCTATCCCGCCAAAGCGCAGGGCGTTCATCTCGCGGGACCGAACCGTCCAGGCCGCGGTGGCGAGGAGCCTGATTTTCTCGGCCCATCCCAGGTCCTTCAGGAGGTCGGTTGTCATGTCGGCATCGGCCGTCTCCGGCCAGGCGTTTTTCGGAAGGAGTTTGAACGGTTTGGCCCACATCTGGACAGCGGTCGGCTTCAAAGCGCTGACGATGGGGAGAAGCTCTTCGAAGCCCTTCTTGCCCCGGTAAATCTTTTTCATCGGGACCTTGAGGCGCTTGACGATCGCCTCCATCCGGTCCTGGTTGATCTCTCCACCTTTCGTGACGTCCGATGGTGGGGGGGTCATCTCCCTGACAACAGGGTCTTTGAGTTTGGCCGCAGCCTTCCAGGCCCGCGCGAGGCTTGCCCCGTAAAGGCCCATTTCGCGCGCGTCCTTGCGCGCCATGTCGCGCGTGGGTGCGAACGTCGTAAAAACGGTAAACGCCAGGTCAAACCACGAAATCTCTTTGAGCTGTACGTCTCTCACAATCGGGTGCTGCTTGCTCTCGAGGAGCAGTTCGCTTTCGTAGAATTCCCGCAACAGTCCGTGTATATCTTCCATCAGCTACACCCTTTTAATGCCCACAATTGGTTCGGAAAATATAATCGAGCGCGAGTTTCCTCGTGCCTTCGGCCGAAGACGTCTTGATTCTACCGGCCACCACCATTCCCTGTGGGATCTCCTCCGAGACCCCGAATTCGTTCTTGATTACGAGCTGGCCGGCGCCAAGCAGGCGCACCCCACCGGCCAGGCCGTCATCTCCCGACACTGGGGTATATCCGCCAATGCGGACGCGCGTCACAATCCCGGACGCGAGGGCCTGAGAGAGGGGGGCGCCGAGTGTGACCGTCGACCCGCTGACAGAGGCGAGGGGTTGTTGTTCCACGAGCGCGTCGTCGTCCCAGAATTCCACCTGGGCCGCTCCATTCGCCGGCGCATAGTAGGGAGCCTTTGCGGCTTCCACCGAAATTTCCGTTGCCCCCTCATCGGCCGCGGCCTGCAGCGATGAGTCGCCAGCCGGGTTGATGAGGGCCAGGTGCCCGCGGTCGTCGAGGTCGAAGCCGTCGAAAAGCAGGAAGGCCCCCTGCAGGTGAGCCGCACACAGCATCGTCAATTCCGCCTTATGCGTCGCGGACGGGCCTCCGGAAATCCCGAGACCAGTGACAACCGTGCCATAACCGCCTATACGCTCCTCCACCACAACCTCAGCGGGCGCCGAAAGCGGCCCCCCCGTGTGTGCCGCCACGAGCGCATCGAGTATCGTCTCGTCGCCAGCAGACAGGTCGGCCTTGAAGATCACCGTGAAAGTCGATCCCACCTGGTCGATGCGATCTAAGGCAGCCCCGATGGCCGATGCTCGAATCTCCGAGGAAAGGCGAGGCAGGCTAACTTTATCGTTTGCCGTGTCCCCCACACTGAAAACAAAAGAGGTCGCCATTACTAAGCTCCAATACGAGTAACCGCCAAAGCCCCATGATGCAATCCCATCGAGCCCCCAGAATCGCCACGGTAATCAAGGTCGACTGTGTGAATCCCAGCAGCCAACGTGACATTCCGAAATCCCGACGCCGGAGCACGCAACCACACCTCATGGTCAACGCCACCCGTCGGCGCCACAAATCCCGGGTATAGATGTGCTTCCCCGGAAAAGCCGTCTGTCGCCGAGGGGTTGACGATCTCTTGCGTATCATCGACCTGCACGCGAAGCGCTCCGCGAGAAAAATTTCCGCCAACACTCCACAGAGCGGACCAAGAAACACAGTAGACTCCCGCCGGGATAGAGGGGGTAGTAAGACGAAGGTACTGAAGGAAGGTGGTGCTTGTTGTGGCTGCGAAGACCCCGCTCTCGGCCCAATAATGCGGGCGCCTAGAATTTGCAACGTCTCCCGGCTGCAGCTCCTCGACATAGCCGCTCGCTCCTAACACCAACGGAACTCTGTCCGCCATATCCCTCTACCCCCGTTTTATTGGCTGCTGGCGTTCGATCTCAACCTCCGTCGCGCTAAATGCGTGACCGATAATCTGCACGACTTTTCCCACTCCGGTCGGAGGAGTTTGGGTGACGGCCCCGGGAGTAGTGGCGTCCACGAATACCGGGGCCCCTGGCGTGAGCCCGGTGAAGCCGGACACAATGCCGTCGATCTGGACTTTCCCGGAGGAGTCGAGCGCGAGAACCTCGAGAGCAAACCCGATGGCAGGCATCGTCCCGATTGCGGCCGCGTTAGCTTTTTGGACCTTTCCGGACCCATCGACGTAGACCGCGTCGCGAACCGCCACGGCTCCGCCGCCGGTCATAGTTACGATGTCCGGAGTCGGATCGCTTATGTAATCCCCAGCTTGCAGCTCCTCGACATAACCGCTCGCTCCTAACACCAAAGGCTTTCGAAAGGGCATGAATTTTCTCCTATCTCAAAATCGGCAAGCGTGGCCGAAAATAAATCCTGGTGGCTGTAAGGACGTCTCCGAGGGGTTGCAAAATACCAGACGCGGGCGGCGTTTGCGTTATAGCACCAGAGGCCTCCAAAAAGAGCGGGAGCCCCAAAGTCCACGACCACGCGGGATTTTCCACGACTCCAAGGGTCGTCACCTTCCCAGACGCGGACGGCCCGACCACTGCCTCGACAATCCCAAACGCCGCTTTCTGCGTGAGAGAGTCCGCGAGTACCATCCCGCCGGGGACGGCTGGATTTAGGGCGACAACCGAAAAGGCGGCCATCCCGGCCGGAGGGGCTATAAGGTCCCCGCCAGGATCGAAAGAGGAGCTAACAGAGATGTCTATTTCTCCGGCGCCTGGAACGATGTCGACCGACCCGTCCGCGGAAACCAGGTCCGCGGGGAGGCCCACCCCGTTTAATGTGCCTACACCACCGCCGCCGCCAAGGCGTTTTGCCTGGAACCTCTCTGTCCTCAACGTCATGACTGACACCCTCGCCAATACTGGTTGTTGGTCCGATGTCGAAGTGTTACCGTCCCAGAGTAGGTGAGCGCCGGGCCGGCCGGAAGCCCCCTGACTTCGACAAGAAGCTTATCTTCCTGAATGAGTACGGGGTCGGGTATGCGAATTTTAGCGGTCTCGCTCAAGAGATACGTGATTGATGTCACCACCCCATCACCCATGTTTAGCCGCGAATCCTGGTAGTAGTCATCGGCCGGGGCCCCCTCCGGCCGAAACGATAACCTCAGCTCTATTCCGTCCTCGTCCCCCTTCGTGTAGTCGACGTAGAGAGCCATAGCGTCGGCCTGCTTTATGTCCGCCACGGCCTGGCTATCGGCAAAGTCTCCCGTCAAGCTTGGCTCGAACAGGTCTGGTTCGCCGCTTTCCCAGCTCATGCTTTCCTCCTGAAAAGAGAGAGGGCACGGCCGGGATCCGGCCGGCCCCCAAGGAAGTCTGCCTGGAAAACAGACAGATTCGAGATTTCGCCACGCGCCTCGATGTTTTCGGAACCGCCAGAATCCCTAGAAAAGAACGCAGACGGGTTAAAAAAGTTGAATGTGTTGTCCTCATCAGCGCGAAGCGAATGGAGCCGGCGGCGGGAGTTGAACCCGCTACTGTCAGCGTCCCCTAAGTTACGCCGGCACAAAAAAAGCCCACGGCCACAGGAAGTAATGGACCTGTAGCGTGGGCCGGGATTGGTCGAAGAAAGCCAACCACAACTATGTTTCAACCCACGCCCCCCGCGGAAGGGGGGCGGCATAGGAAAAGCCCCTCGATCGAGAGGGAATAAACCGGGAGCGGACAGGTGCGAAATCCGCTCACCGGCTGGTCTTCCAACTCGATCGAAAGGCATTTGGAAGGTCATCCACGGGCCTCCTTGAGTTCGTCCCCATGCGCGGAGACCCATTCTTTGGCTGAAGAGAGATCCCAGTGCTTTCTCGGAAAACGAAGGGCCTGAACCTCGGACTCGTCCGGGCCTTTTCGCCCGATGAGCAGAGCGATCGGCTTCGAGGGCTTGATCCACTTGTAGGAAAAAGATTCGTAACCCTTGGGGTCCCGAATTCGGTGGCGTATCTCGTTTTCGGTCTCTTCCCACTTCTCGGAAAGCAAGACCGAATCGCCGCCGAGCATCATTCGCAAGTCGTCCTCCCCGTCCTCGATCAAATCGAAGTCATCGGGGCCTACTTGCTCCTCCATCTCGGCCGAAGAGTCGTCTTGCTCTTCGTACTCGTCTTGCTCTTCGTACTCGTCTTGCTCTTCGTACTCGTCTTGCTCTTCGTACTCGTCTTGCTCTTCGTAGTCCTCTTCCTCGCTCTCACGGAATTTGCCGCGGTGCTTCTTGACCCACGCTTTCGCGTCTTCGAGCGTCCAATCGTCTTTCATGAACACGAGCTTCACGGGGACTTCGGATCCGGCCACCTTCGCGCGCACGAGTTTTACCGGGGGCGCCCCCGGCTTGGTGAGCGTCTTGAACTTAAGCGGGGGCCGATAACTCTTGGGGTCCCGAAGGTGATAGCTTATGCCCGTTCCTTCGCTCTCCCAATCTCCTCCGAGCTGAGGGATATATTCGGCCTCGTCCTGCTCCTCGAAATCGTCACCGACGCTCGAAGGCATACCGGAGGGGCCCTGCTCGAGCAGATGCAGCGGGATCCCGGTCTTGCTCGCGACTTCGGCCGGGGTCGTGCCCTTACTGAAAAGGTGGAGGGCCTTGTCTCGTTGCGCGCGCGTCAGGCCCATTTGCGGGAGCATTTCGTCACGGAAAATCTCCTGGGCTTCGGTGAGGAAAGACTCGTGCGCGGAAATGCGCGCGCGCTCTTGCAGGTCGGGGTCCTCGCTCGCCTCTTTGCTCTCGCCATAGAAGGAGTAATTCCAGGGAGCGTTCGACGGGCCGGCTCCGGCAGATCCGCGCGCGTAATCGAACGTGGAGCCCTGGTCGTAGTGGCCCCCGCCCATCCCCTCGCCGCGGCGGTCCGGATGATAACTCATCTTCTCTTCTTTCTGGAACTCCTCCACCTCGGACTCGATCCCCTGAGCCGTCAGGGCATCGCGGATCCGGCCGGCGTCCTCCTCGGATTCGGCCGCGACCATCAGGGGGGTCTCTCCGGAGGGCTCGCCCTCCATCAGCCCCCAGCCCTCGCCGTCGCTCTCGAAGAGAGATTGCCCGGGAGCGTACATGCCCGAATCCCGAAGGTACTCGAGAGCGCTCGCCGAGTCGTCCGGGGCGATCACCACGCCGTAGGGAGGCAAATTGTCGTCGGTGAACGGCGCGGGGTAGGTGCCAATTGCGTCCGCGGTCGTCGTCTCGTCGTAATCCTCTTCGTCTCTGGCTTCCGTGTCCATGTCCGGATCCACGGATTCTGCATATCCGTACTCGTCGGCGTCCTCCGGAGGAAGGCCGGCTTCGTCGTCCTGCTCTTCCATCGAACCGCTGGTGAATTCGTCTTCGTACTCCTCTTCGTCGTCCTGCTCGGCTATCTCCATGTCGTAATCACCACCGCCCATGGGGTACGCGGCCGGGTCCTCGGATTCGACGGAATAACCCTCGGGGAGGCCGTACCTGTCGGCCGACGGCTCCACGGTGTATTCCTGCTCTTCTTTTCGGCTGAAAAGGGACATGACTTGGTTTTCGGTCAGGTTCGCGCGGCATTCGAGGCAGGTCCACGAATCGGCGATTTTGGCCGCCGTGCCCTTGCAGGAGGGGCATCCGGATTCCACGATAGTCGGCTTTTCGGCCGGCTCGCTCGTCGGCCGCGCGGCCGATTCGGTGAGCGACTTCGCGGCGCGGTTGTCGAATCCGCACTGGCACCGGGCCCCCCGGCTCTCGGTGAAGCTTCCACAAACGCTGCAGCGCGGGGCCTTCGAGGCTGCCTCCTGGATGAACCCGCTCACTTTGCCTTTGAAATCGCAAGCCGGGCATCGCCAGGAGCTTTTCGATTCGGTCTTGAGGTCCGAAGCGCACAGCGGGCAAGGCACGGCCGGGCGCGCGGGGCCGCCTGCCTTCTGACAGACTTGCTTCGCCAGAGCATAAGGGATTGCAAACCTCTCGGCGATTTGCTTGGGTGTCATCGTCGCGGCCGCCTCTACCAGCCTGTCGACGTCGTCGGAAGTCGCGAAGCTCTCGACGGGGCTCGCATCCACGATCGACTCCACCATGTCGCGCGTGCCATCGTCGTTCTTACGGCTCTTTTCCAGCCCGATGCCCCCCGGGTAGGCCAGACGCATTCGAGTCCGCTTGCCGACCGTAACGCGACAAGCCACCCCCAAGGCATCCGAAAGCCGCTGGACCGCCTCCCGCGCGGGGGCCTCTTTGGACTCCAGCAAAATATCTCCCGAGAGGGGGTCGATAAAGCACTTTTCGCCGGCCGCGCCGGCGCGCCTCGCCTCAATCTGGACGACGTCCGCAAAGTCGCGTATCGTCTCGATGTCGAGGCTTTTTCCCTCCATCAAGTTCACGGCGTTTTTCGCCGATCCCCCGCGCTCGTGGTATTCCACAAGCATCTTTGCCATTTCCTTCGCGGAAGCCTTCGCCTCCGGCGGGCGTCCACTCTCGATCAAGAGCCTTCCGCCCTCGGTTTTCGTTTTCATGCTTTCACTCCTCATGAGGACGCCAGGTGGCTTTCTCCTTGCCTCCTCGGCGTTTTCGTAATTCTCTTTTATGACAGAACAGCTAGCATACTCAAATTATACGCACGAAAGCAAAAAAGTAAAGCTCTTTCTCTATCAATGCTTTAGGAGGTTCGGCAAAGAGGACGTCTTGCAAACGAACGCTCTAAAGCCTTCCAAGACAACAAGCTTTTTCAAAAAAATTTGCCTGGAAGCTCCACGCCAGGACGCTCCAATTGCGATAAAGCCTTTCAGCTTGGGAGTTCAAGCAGGAAATTTTTGGGAAGGGGGAAAGACGCCGCCAGTGAGTTCCCACGAACCAGAAAGTCGTGGACTCGATGGGCGTCAGCCCGTCGAGTTCTTCCCTCCAAAATCGAGACATATTTGTCTCGATGAAGCCAAAAATTTTCCTATCTTGATAAAGTTATTGAAGTTAGCGCAGAAAGCCTTCCTGGCATCAAAAGCTAAATATCACCATATGATTTGGCTTTTAAAAGTGGCATACCTTTTGCTGTAAGTATTATTTCCTCGTAGAGGAAATAATACTAGCTATAAAGCTTAAGCTATAAGGCCTATAACGCGGACTAAAGAGCATATTCGCAAGAGTACTTTTGTACTCTTACTCATTAAGCACGAAGACTTTCTCGTAGAGAAAGTCTTCTTACTCTTCTCTACGAAAGGATTCTACGTTTAGAGTAGCTTATCTCTTTAGTCGCTTTGGCTTGTATGTCTTTATAGCATACAAGCCTTGGCTTAGCATTTTCGGTTTTGGTGCGGAGAAAAGTTTAATGTGAGTCTGTTTCAGCCTATTTTCGGGGGTTTCAGAGGGGTGAGTGGGTCCGGGGGAAGGGATTGTTTGACCCCGAGAATGGCATTTTGCAGTTGACAAACGCCTTGCGATATGCTATAATGACCTCTCGTCAGTATAGGTATTATCTAGGCTCCCGACGAAAGGCTCTTTGAATGAGGAAATTGAAAAATCGTGAAAAATGCTCGATTTCGCGATTACGCAACACTCTCTATGTCAGAATTCACAGGGCTCGAAAATCGGGAGTTGATTGCTCTGTAGAGTTGATGAGGCTTGCAAGCCTCCGTCGCGGAAGGAAAGAAGGGTCGAGCAGCATAAATTTTCGCAAAACGGGGGCGAAAGTGGAATACGAGCCTCTCTCGAAAAGCCTGGAAATGTTTGGGGAAATGGTGATAGACCGTATGAAGGGAAATGTTCCCTGGACTGAGAGAGAGGACTTTCGCCAAGACCTTTGGGTTCTCCTCCTCGACCCCTGCGTCAGGAGGGCCCGCAGCCCGGAGAGGTATTTTCTGACGGCGGCCCGAAATTTGCGCTATGCTCGCTTGCGCTCCCGCGCGGAAAGGGAGCAGCCGGCGGGGGACCTTGCCGACGTGGAGGACCCTGGTTGCTGCGAGTTTTTGGAGTCTTCCCGGGAGCCGTTGCGCGAGATCTATGAGAGCGGGGAGCTTTTGGCGCGCGTGCGTGAGGTGCTTGCGCGGACGGGTGAAAGGCCCTCACGGTGGACGGTCCGAACGGCAGTAAGCGAGATTTTTTCTGTGAGCCTGCTCGAGGCAGGAAGTATGCTATCTCGAGCGGAGAGGGGGGAGGCGTGAGCGAAGACCTGGAATTGCCCCACCAAGACCTGAGAGAGCTTTCCCGGGTGATCTCGTCCCTCGAAGGGCTAGCGAGGACACTTAAAAAGTACCGGGCGAATGAAATCTCGAAAATCACGCCGCGCGATCGCGCGGAGCTGCAGAGAATAAATTTGCGGCTGCTCGTGGAGCGGACGACAGTGCAGAGGCGCAAGGAGGCCGACGAGGCGACAGCCCGGGAAATTTACAAGGCCTGGATCGTGGGGGACACGGCCCGGCTGAAGGCCTTCTGGAAAAACACGCGACGGATTTCGACCGAGGACCTGGTGCGCTTAGGTCTCATGCTCGATCCCGATTTCGGCCACTTCACGAATCGTCAGGCTTGCCGGGAGAAGTTGCGAAATATGCTCGGGATCAGCCCTGAGCGCCGGGTGGGTTACGGCTGGGTGTACCGGCCCCAGTTCGGCCAGTGGAGGGGGCCTTTTCGCACGAAAAAGCAGGCCATGGTCGAGGCCGTACTCGAGACACGGGAGACTTTCGTTTTGGCTCGCGTTCGGCTGTGCGGAATTTCGGAGTTTTGCCCCCCGGGGGAGGCGATAATAGACCACCTCTCGAAGCGGGCCGTCGCCGAAATTGGAAAGGTGGCTTATGGCTGGCCGGACGTGCCGCCGGCCGCCGTGTTCGACATGCAGGCACGGATGATGAAGGCCCTCGAGGACTGGGCCCGCCGCTGGAACGCTCAGCCGGAGTTTTTTGTGGTCGAGTCTGAGGAGGAAATAAGCCGGGACTACGAATTCCCGGTCGGCTTTTTCGAGGAGGTGCAAGGGCTCGAGCAAAAACGCCTCACAGATGGAGGGGAAAGGAAAGCCGATGAAGAATAAAAACGTTTTGGCGGTGCTTTTGGCGGCTTTGCGGGGACGGGGGCACCGTGTTTTGTTCTTACCGGACCAACGCGCTTTGCTGTTCGTACCCCCGAAGGTCAACGTGACCGAACCGGCCGCGCGCGACATGATTGCGCGTTTGGGATTCGACGTGGCTGTCGTCACTATCGAAAACATGGTGATAGACGCGGCGTCCGGCAAGGGAAAAGAGGGGACGTCTACGGCCGTCGACCTGGGGGATTTCTATGAAAACTAGTCCCGAGAGCGATGTGGAACTCGTCCCGGGCGACGAGAAGAAGTTTCTGACAGCCGGCGAGCTAGAGATTGTGACCAGGTTCTCACGCCGCGTCAGCGTGTTCGAGACCGTGATGGGAGAAGCCAATTACGCCGGGCGCGACGAAATCTTGAGCGCCCTCAACTTCGCCCGCCGGCTGATGAAAGCCAGAAAACTCTTGTCCCAAAAGGAGTAATCGTGGAACTACTCAAAATCGCCATGGCCGAATCCACGGTGGAAATCCCGCACACCGGCCCGGGGTTTGGCCTTGACGATTCCCATTCAGAAGGCCAAAAACCCGACAACGCCGCACCTCTGAGGGAGATGGCCGGGCCGTCGAGTTTTCGGCGGCCTGGCGCGCGGGAGTCTCTCCCGGGGGTCCCCAACCCGGGCGAGACGAAAAAGTTTCGAATCCGAAATCTACACAGATTACTTAAGGAGATCACCGATGTCGGTGCTGGTTATACAGCGTAAATGCAAAAATTGCGGCGAGATGAGGCCATTCGAGAAGCGAGGGGTCAACCACGTCCTCCATTTGCTTCTCACTCTCGTCACGGTCGGGCTGTGGGCCGTAATGTGGCTCTTGCTCGTGTTATTCAATTGCTTCCACTCCTACCGTTGCCGAACTTGCGGCGGGAAGTGAGGGGATCTATGCGTGAGCATTTCATTTTCTCTCTTTCCGGAGATCCCCAGGATTTGCGGACACTCCTCAATGCCTTCCTGGAAAACCCGAATCCGGGGCGAATATATTCGTTTCAGCCCCGGAGATCCTTGAACGGGTACGTAGTCCTCATTTCGGAGACCGAGCAGGAGCGAAAAAAGCGGCTGGAGGACGAGAAGTATTGCGTTCAAGTGAACTTCCGGGTCGCTCCGGATCCCGAAAAGTGTATAAAGGAACTGAAGGACGAGACCGAGGCGGGGGAGAGGGCCAAAGAGGAGTCTCCCGACCAGGAGGATCCTCCGTTTTGAAAGAAAGGATTCAAATGCATTCCCAGCAAAAGCAGATACTTTCCGAAGGCCTGCACGTAATCACGAATCTGGCTTTCTGTCGCGAGGTGGCAATGTCGATCCTCGTCAGCCAGATGATCGACCAGGCCGCCGATATGGGCGCCGATCCTAAAAACATGCTTATCGGTTACTTCGCGGCGCTCCACCATGCGAACCGGGAGGCCTTCTCCGCGAAAGCGGCGGAAATGGCGGCTTCAGCCAGCCGCGACGAGCTGGAGGCTGCGATTAACAGCAGGGAAATCATGGAGGAGTTCGACAGGCAATTTAAAATACTCCAAGACGCAGCCATCATAAAACTCAACGCATTACTCGCGGTCGAGAAGGAGAACGCATGAAAACACAATTTCGAAAGGGGTCTGGCCCGAGGAAAGCCAGGTCCGAAGGACAAAAGCGCCGGCGCAACCTCCGCCGGCATTTCCCGGGCGAGATGCAGGCCCACAAGGTGAAGAGGGCCCGGCGTCGCGGGAAATGCGAGAAGCGTCAGGCCGTTCGCGCCGCGTGGTGGGAGAATCTGAAAAAGCTCCTGGCAAGCGAGAAGGAGGCTGAAGCCAAGGAAAAAGCCCGGAGGGAAGAAGCCAAGGCGAAGGCCTCCGGAACAAACGATTTGCGTGTGGCGGCCGACGTAAAAAAATCCTAATCTTTTCTCAGGGGTGAGAATATGGGAGACGAGAATCTCGAGCTGGTAGATGCAGCAAAGATGGCGGCGGCAGAGACATCGCCACCAGCTACCAGGGGGGACAAGGCAAAAAAACAGAAAGCGGCCCCTCCGCCGGATCCGGCCTGCAAACCGTGCGGGCTGTACCTCAAGGGGTGCAAGACTCCCCTCATGTTTGGCACGCTCCCGGCGAAGGAGCCAAAGCCTGGCCGGAGATACATGGGCGTCGGGGAAGCTCCCGGATACCACGAGGACGAAAAGAGCCATCAGGTATTCACGGGGCCGTCCGGGACTAAGAAAGATCAACTCTTCCGGGAAGCCGGAATAGACCCCGAAACGGTATACTTTTCGAACGCCGTGAAATGCCGCCCCCCCGACAACAACCTCGCAGACAAGAAGCCTATCAAGCATTGCAGAAGCTTTCTGCTTTCGGAGATTGACGCCTACAAGCCCGACATCATAATCGCGCTTGGAGGCGTCGCCGCCCACGGGCTCACCGGGCGCCCGCGCTCAGTCTCCGACGTTCGTGGGGGCATCGAGAGGATCAACGTCAACGGTCGGACCTACCCCGTTGTGGTCACATACCACCCCGCTTTCGTTCTTCGCTCTCCGGCAAACGAAGAAAAAGTGATCGTCGACTTGACGATTGCGCGGAGGTTCCTCGAGATCCGCCCGCCAGGCGTCGAATACGTCACCGTCGATGAGCCCGGGATTTTGGATCTCGTCTTCGAAGTTGCATCCTCGAGCCCTCGCGTCGCCGTCGATGTCGAGACGACGACAGTGGCCCCGTACTCGCCAGGGGCCCGGGTTCTCTCCTGCTCTTGCACCTTCGAGTATGAGGGGGCAAACACGACCTTCATTTTCCCTCTTCGCCATCGAGAAAACAAGCTTTCTCGGAGAGTGCAAAGTATGATAGAAGACGGTCTGCGGGGGGTCCTGGAGACATCGGAGGAGGTGATTTTTCACAACTCCATTTTTGATGTTGCCTTTCTCGAGGGAATGTTTCCCGGGTTACGGCTCCCGGCTGACAAGATACGGGACACGATGGTCGAGCATTACCTGGCCGTGACGGAAGAGAAAGGGACTCACGGGCTGAAGATGCTCGGAAACCAGTACACTCAGCACATCGACTACGACCACGAAGTGGAGGAGTTTTTCGCGTCGCGCCGTGTGGCGAAAAACAATCGACAGTACGAGGACCTGCCTTTTGAGGATGTCCTACTCCCCTACAACGCTTTCGACACGGAGGTTACAGCCGACGTGGGGCGTGTCCTTTGGCCTATGGTCGAGGCCGAAGGACAGGACGGGGTGTATGAGGACCTGATGCGGCCGGCCTTGCGAATGCTCCTCGACGTGCAACGCAATGGAGTGTGCCTTGACTTTGGGGCCCTAAAAGAGATCGAGGCGGTTTTGCGTGCTGAACGCTGGAAGGCCTCGTCCGATCTCGCGCGGGACGAACACGCCGTGGAAGCGTGCAAGCGATGGACAAAAGTCAAAGAGGACAAGGCGAACGCGCGGCGCAAGAGCAAGATCACGCTCGACACGTTGGAATTCAACGTCAACTCCACGGATTGCATGAAGATACTGCTCTATCAGGTCCTGGGCCTTACCCCGATCGAGTACACCGAAACCGGGGCTCCCTCTACGAACAAGGAAGTTCTGAAGGCCTACGAGGAGGCCACGGGCCTCTCGGTATTCGAGAAAATTCTCGAGGTGCGCCGGGTCGACAAGCTCTTGGGGATGTACTCTGAGGAAAAGATTTCCGGCTGGCTGGGTGATGATGGACTCGCTCATCCAGAGCTAAAGCCTTGTGGAACCGTGACTGGTCGGCTTTCTTCGGCAAGGCCGAATTTTCAGAACTTTCCTAAAAAAGGCGACATGAAGGTAGTACGGAGCATCGTGAAGTCACGATTCCCGGGGGGTAAAATCGTCCGGGCCGACTATTCGCAAATAGAACTCCGAATACTCGCAATGAAATCCGGCGATGAGAACATGCTGCAGGCATTTCGCGACAAGGAAGACATCCACACGGCCATACTCCTGCAGATGTTCGAAATGGGCAGGGAAGAGTACCTGGCGCGACCTGAAGACGAGAGGGATCGCCTCCGCCGCGTGGCTAAGACCATAGACTTTGGGATCATCTATGGACAGCAAGCCGTCGCCCTCGCAAAAAAACTCACGTCAGAGCTGGGAAGGCAGGTGACGCCGGAAGAGGCCCAGGAAAAAATGGACGTTTTTTTGCGAAAGCACGGGGGCGTCTCTTCCTGGATCGAGGAAACGAAGCGAAAAGCGGCCGAGACGCTTTCGATTACCACGAGCTTCGGACGCCGGAGACGCCTCGTGGCCCTGGCTTACCCCGAGAACAGGGAGACCTACAGCGAGGCGGAGAGGCAGGCCGTCAATGCTGGCATACAGGCCGACGCAAGTGATTTGACTCTCTTCTCTGCGATCAAGGTCAACGATGAATTCCGAAGTCGGGGAATGAAAGCAAAACTAATCGGGCTCATCCACGACGAAATGCTGGCTGACGCTCCCGAATCCGAAGCCATGGATGTCGCCAAAATAATCAGAGAAAAGATGCTCGACGTCCCGAAGTTTATCACTGTCCCGGTGGAGGTTGAGGTTGAGATCGGGCCTAACTGGAGAGACACGGAGGTGGTGGATGTCTGAAGAGCTTATAAAGTCGGCAATCAAGACATACGCTGAGGACAGCGCAGGCATGGAGACTCCGAGCATTTCCGTTTGGTCTCCTAATCGGAGAATCCGCTGGGAACTTAAAAGGTTTTGGAGGGGAGTAAAGATACGGTGTTCTCTTCATTCTGTTGTCGAGGCAGGTGTTTCCGTACCGCTTGCCGTTGACGTTTCTGAAAAGGAGTTGTAGGATGAAAACAATTGTTTCCAAGCATGTTAAAGGAGAAGGAGAGATGACCGAAGAGATAGCGTCCTGTGGGATTTGCGGTTGGTCCGGGTTGCTGTACGATGTTCGGATTACGCCGGACGGCCCCATATGCCCTGCCTGCTCTAGCTCTATTGACATTCCGTCCTCCCCCGATGAGGACGAAGAGCAAGTAAGAATAGGTCTTCTGGTTTCGGAGGGGCATACGGAACACTGCGCCCGCCGGCAGGTCTGGGGGGATGGGGATTGTGAGTGCGGTAAACTTCTTCGGGACCCCTATTGGTGGAAAGGAGCATAGCGATGAGCGAAGACGGGGGAAGCGATTGCACGGCGGCATTTGTCGTAGTAGCTTTAGGTCTTATTTTTTACGGTGTTATGGTGCTTTGTAGCCTTTTTGGGCTATAAACCGCCGCGCCTCCGTGCCGCCCCTACTGCGGCAGCCCTCTTATTGAGGGACGAGCGAATTTTAGCCATGCCCGCCCAGTGTGCCTGGGAGTTATTTTCCTGGTGGGAGAGGGGGGAAAACTGGAGGAAGTCGTGTGGAGGTAGACTTAATTTTAGAGAAAGGAGACGACGGATGGACGAGATTATCCCCGTGGTGCAGGTTCGCGTCGTCGGGAAAGAAGAGATTTTGCAGACTCGTGAGGATATTCGGGTTTCGGAGACATGGCACGTTTACCTTGCAGCAATGTGTAGGACGTTGGGCATAGAGGAGGGGCAGATCACCCTTTCGGTAGAGAATGGAGCCGTCCAGAAAATACACCTCTCTATCGAGAAGGAGCAGGGAATTAACATGTAGGGAATTAACAGGTGTCTCGTGTTCCGCCTGGACGGGCGGGTGGAGGAGGTACCATGACAGAGGAGAAAGAGGTCATCCGTAGCGCAAAGCAGGAATTGGAGGCCTGGCATGCTGGCAGACAGTACGACCTGCCCGTTGTGCGCCGCCTCATCCCCGAGCTGGAACAGGCAATAGAGGAGGTGAGGGTGAAGGCGACAAAGGAAATGACGGACGGGTTTTCGGTGGGGCATCCCTTGGTGCTGCCGAAAACCCCGCTCCACCTCTGCCGCGGCATGCTGGAGTCGGTGGGAGGTGAGGGGAGCGGGCTGCCGGAAAAAGGCACGGGCACCGTCACCATCTCGGTGGCGGGCATGGACGGCGACGAGGTGCAACTTAGCGTATCCATCACGGATATTGTGGGGGAGAGGGCATAATGACTTGCTTCCCGATCAGCCTTTTCACTACGAGGGGTATTTCAAGGAGAACATATGGAAATAGGCCGCTATTACCCAAAATATGCGTTCGTCACCCTCCTTTTGCAGGTGGTTAAGCCGTCGGACACGCACGAAATCATCGAGGCTTACCAGGAAAAAAAGCTTATCTCCGGCTGCACGATCCTGGACGTTCGGCCATCGAGGAACGAGGATTTGTTGGAATACGTAAGCATGACTCCTCTGGACGCCCGAGCGCTCGTGGCAAATGTCGCTGTGTCATGGGGAGAGGGGCAATGTGGAGACGCCGTGGCAACGCTTATGGCGAAGATAGCCACGCTTTTTCCTCGCGTGAAGGCGGAGTTCGAGTACTTGCCCTGGGCAGAGTGGAAGAGAGTTGCGGAGGGTTAGCAGTTTTTGAGGTAAACAGGGCGTTTGTGTTGTAGGAGTTATCATGGACTGGAGTAGTTATTACCCGAAAGGAGACGACGGATGGAAATGAAGAAGATCACGGTGTCCGCACACACATGCGAAAATTCGCCCCCTCCTGTAAAGGAGGAGACGTTTCCTGTCACAGTCACCGATGAAGAGCTTTTGGGGTTCTATGCCAACGAGGTCAGGAAAGAAGCTGCGATGTCCACGCCCCCATGTACGTCGTTGCATTACGCGCACCATATTCTTTTGCGCATGAAAGGAAATAGGTAGGATGGGAGGAAACGAAATTCGATGTAGTAGTTGTGGGGTTTTACTGAGGAATCTGACAACAGACACCGCGTGGGGAAGCCTGGGGGAGGAAGTCCACGCGCTGTTCCTCTGCGGCGAATGTGCAAAACCCGGTAAAAGTCACACTCTGCCTTTGGATAATCTGTCCGGGGGCGAAAGCGAGGAAACGACAGGAGAACTCTCCGACGTCCTCAAGGGTCCCAGTGTGGGGGAGCCATGTGGCAAAGTCGAATACGTGGATGGAAAGAAACTTGCCCGCTGCATCACTTGCAGGTTATCCGGACGCGTGGAGCATAGGGACGCGGACAGCGACGCCTGGGTGAAATTTCCATGCCAGCTTTTCGGCTATCCGCCCTCTGGCTATCGCGTCGATTACTGTAGCCGATACGAAAGCTGGACGGGTGAAGAGCCGGTCCGATACGCCAGTGACCACATGATTCCCCCGACAGGCGGAAGCCGGGCGTTTCCTCCGGCGACGGCGAAGAGAGTCCCGTCGAGTTGGTTTGCGGGGACATGCAAACAGTGCGGGTACAATGTCGTGGTGACGCAGCCCGACGCGCAGGAGTTCCCGTATATGGATTACTGGTGGTACTGCAGCAACAAGAAATGCAAGCATCATACGAGAGGAGAACACACAGTGGACATGGAGCATCCTGACTGGGTAGGTCTGGAAGACTAAGGAGGCTACACACTGTGGACGCTGTAACAAACCTGCTGTCAGGTGCAGACGAAAGATCCCCGTCTTCGGAAGTGGCTCGGCGGAATCTGCCGAACTACCTTCACCAGTGCGAAGGCTGTAGCAGGATTTTCTTTCAGACCTACCTGCCCGGGCCGATTCTGTGCTTGTGCCCACGCTGTCTGTATTTAGTGTGTAAGCAGGCAATCATCAACAGGGAGCAATAAAACTTTCTCTCACCCGTGCTACGGTAAATGAGATTTTTTTTGGGGCGAATCGCTATTGGCGGAAGAATCGAAGCTGGAGGGGGAGATTCCGACGTTTCGTTCGCCGGTTTCGACGTCTCTTTACGAGGTGATTTTGTTTTAGGAGAAAGAAATTATGGGAGTGAGAGAAGACTTGGAAAGGGCAATGTCGCCCGACGAGCTGGATGAAATCATAACCGACGTGGCCCGATTTCTCGCAGAGCACCCCGACCCCGAAGATCGGGACTTTCACGCCTGGGCCGAGGGAGGGGGACTGGACGTCCACGAGGCCGAAGCGGCCGCTTACGTGCTGGCGACGAGGTACGCCAATCTGCTTTTGGTGGACGGGAAGTCAGTAAAGGGGGGGTTTTCCGAAGAGGACGCGGACCTCGAAGAACTCAAGGCCGGCGTCGAAGTCGAAAAGGAACACACGGACGACCCCATGCTTGCCAAAAAAATCGCTCTCGATCACCTGGCAGAACTCCCCGACTATTACACGAGGCTTCGTCGGATGGAGAGGTCTGGCCTTCGCGGGTAAGATTTCCCCTGGCCGCTTGCTCTACGGTTAGACAGTAGGAATCCCATTTCCGGTGACGGGAGGACGAGAGCGGGGCGCCCCGCGGCCATGCATCCGGCTTTGCGTTTGGGGGTTTGGCTATGGCTTGTCGAGATTGACGTGTGGAAAATTTGTATACGTCAACTACCCGCCACTGAAGTGGCAGGCTTGTAGGAAACTGCAAGCCTCACGTTGACCAGGCTTGAGCCGTGGTCGCAAGACTGACAGGCTACGTTGGTGTGGAGAGCCAAAGTTCGTACCCTGGGGTGCTTCTCCAGCCCCATATCACATGGTATGCTATTTGATACACACAATTCCGATTTCTTTTGATTTCTATCATACCCACATGGTAAATATTTTTGACCGAATTGTCAAGAGGCTGCTTTTTTGTCTGAGGGGGCAAATAGTGACTGCCGGTTCAGTCTACTGCGACCCAGCTTCGCCGGGTCGAACAAACTGTATAGAGGAGGCTGCGCTTCCTCCCCCGACTGAAGTCGGGGGTTTCCGGCGCAGAGAAATTCTATGAAGTTTACTGCTTGGATACGGAAAAGGATACTGAAGATCGGCGCGCCGGGGGAGATACTCGAAAACATGAACAAGAAAAAGCTCCCCTGCATGGAAAACCCGACGTTCGCCACTTTCCACGAAGACGCTGCTGACGGGGGCCCGGCTATTTTGCATGAGGTGGTGCTCACGAACACTATGTCGGGCGAGCCTTTGGTCTTGCATACCAAAAGCAACCGAGCCTACAAGCTCACTTGGCGCGATATAATCTCATTCGCCGTTGACAAAGGACTTGTTGACTTCTAGCCCGAATTATTCATGAATTCGCGGAAATCGGGCTCAATAGCAATTGATATCGACAAACCAAAAATTTGGAGGGGCAAAAAAAAATCCTCTTTTTCCCTATTAATTCAGTTTATTTTTTTGTAAACTATAAGGGAAAGGAGGATCATAAAATGTCTATAAATGTTAAAGACAGTGATACTCAAAACGATACCTTCCTGTCAATGATAAAAATTTTTTGGCAACTCGTCGCAGAAATTTCCGACAGAAGCGAAGGATTGCGGATGGTAGAAAATCGGATTGCAGAATTGATAGGAGTCTATGGCCGCGAGTCGCAGGACAAAATCATAACAAGGCTGAGAAACCTTATCGAGGTGCTCGATAGCGCCTACGAAGTCGAAATAGCTTCTCGAAAAGAGTTGGATGCAATCATAGAGGCCGTTCTAAAAAGTCTTGAAATCCTTGGCGTAGAGGAGATAAAGACGAGAGTGGGAGACCAGTTCGATCCTCATATACATCGTGCAATCGGAGTAAAATATCACCCTGAAATGGCGGATGGAAAAATTTTAGATATCGGACGCAGAAGCTTCAAAGCAGGTACTCGCATTTACCCGGCGGACGTCATAGTGGCAGTCTCGCGCGAACGAGCTGAAGAGTTGAAGTCCGAGACGGACCAGCTCCCGCTTAATCGCAATGGTTTCCTCCGACGTCTGGCCGACCACAAGCAGGGCCGTGTCCAGTGCCCAGCCAGCTACTCTTTTTCGTTTTGCCATTTTTACAACCTCCCTTCCAGCCTGTCTAGCACGTCGTCAGGGACGTACACGCAGGCCTCGGCGTACTCGGTAAAAAGCCCCGCCGGCGGGGACTTGATGCGCCCGGGCCTCGGGGATCCGTTTCGACAATCCAGGAAACGGCGGGAGCCGTCCTCCTCGTCGCGATTTTTCACCAGCCAATCAGTTATTTCCTCGCCGGCCGGATTTCGAACAGGCCAAAAGTCGGAGCAGTCCCGGCATTGGCCGAGGATGGTTTCTCCATCGGCTCCGCAATCTCGGCAAACGTCGATCGAGGCCGGCGCCGGCGCGTGAAGGTAAGCGCACGTAGTGCAGACTCCCTCCCGAATCTCGTCGGCGTTCACAAGCTCGGCGCCGCAAGCGCAACGGGGCTCTTCGTCGTCCCCATCAGCCGAGAGGAATTCGTGTGTGCCAATGGCCGACGCTTCGAGTTCAACGATGCGCGCGCGGGCCTCTTCGAGGTCCCGACGGAGACGCTCGCATTCGGCTTCGGCCAGATCCGCACGCCGGCCAGCGGAGGGGGAGAGGGTCCGATATTTAGCGTTGACAACAATCATGATCCTCCGCCCGACCCTGATGTAGTCCAGGCGGCCGTCGGCCGCCATACGCCGGATGGTCCTATCCGAATATCCTTTGTCCTGGCCGGCCTCGGCCGTGGTTTTGATTTCTCCACCCCAAGAGGGGAGAGGTGCGGACTTCTTCTTGGGGGCAAAGGCCTCAAGGTCGGATTCGGTCGGCCGCGCGATCGCGCCACACGAATAGAGGGCCTCCACCGTGTCGTCCGAAGGCCTTATCTTCCCATTCGTAATTTTCGAGAGGGAGCCGTGATCGACGCCGGCGGCACGGGCCAGGCCACGGACCGTCTCCCCTTCCGCAAGCTTCTTTTTCAGCGCATCGCGGACGTAGCGCTGTTCTTCCCGCGATTTCGCGCATACATTTCTTTTTGCCATGATTTTCCCCTTACAAAACCGGAATACTCCTCCGGTGCCGCCATCCTGTCGACAGCCTCTTGCACGATTTCTTTCGGCGTCACGCTTGCCCCCTTTCCAGCCGGTCGGCCATCAACAAGAACCCCAGGACGGAAAACCCAACGACGACGGAAACCACAATAACCGACAACAAAGCGAAAATCAAGTTCAACATAGCTTTTTACACCTCCATAAAACGTGTTTGCCTGACAAAAAAAGAGCGGTGGCGGGAATCGAACCCGCTCATAGGCGGCCGAAGCCGCCCCAGCCCTTTCGCTCACCGCTAAAACTTGACCTTTCGAAGGAGTGTCGATTTCCAACCGTTCCACTCCTCGCATTCCTTTACAATTCCGGCGACGACGACCGGCTGGCCGACACGCACGGGGCGCGTCGTGAAGAATTTCGCCCGGTTTCCTTCTGCATTCTCAATTACAACGAGGTTGGAAATTCCAAACCTCGAGGTGACTTCCTTTACCGTTCGGACTTCAAAGGCCCCGGAAATCTCGTCTCCGACGGCCCCGAGGTATCTCTGGTTTTTCTTCCGGTCGGCCGTGTCGCGCTTGGCGTGAAGCCTCGCGCGCTCCTCGTCCGTGCCGAGGAACTCCCAGTCCTCGACCGTCCACCTGGACACGACGGCGAGAGTGACGCTGAGGGAGGAGCCAAAGCGGGCCTGGCTTTTCACCCAGCCTTTGAGACGATAGACTTTTCCCACGTCTA